ATGGTTGAATTAGAAGATAAGTTTATTGATCTAGCCTTTGCTATGGGACCTATGACAGGACTAACAGCTGAAGATGTAAAGAAATACATTCGTTATATTACCGATCGCAGACTAATTAGTCTTGGTTTAAAAGGCATCATGAAAGTAAAAAAGAATCCTCTACCCTGGGTTGAGGAAATGATAAATAGCCCTATACATACAAACTTTTTTGAGAATAGAGCAACAGATTATGCAAAGGGCGCACTATCCGGATCATGGGGAGATATCTGGGCTGATTGATACAAAGCCTTACACATACTCTATTACACACATACCTACTGGCAGAATTTACTACGGAGCTAGATATGCAAAAGGATGCACACCAACTGATTTATGGGTATCTTACTTCACATCAAGTAAAGTAGTACATCAATTAATCTTATCAGACGGGATAGAGTCATTTAAAATAAAAATTCGTAGGACTTTTAGTACGTCTCAGCGAGCTATTGAGTGGGAAGGTCGTTTTCTTCGAAAAATAAATGCTAGAAAAAATACCAGGTTTTTAAACAAACACAACAACGACGGGCTTATAGGACTAGCCGGTGATATGAATCCTATGAGAGATCCTGAAGTTGTTAAAAAGTGGAAAAATTCTGCAAAAATTAATAATAAAAAAACAGGTCGATCTCATTCTGATACTCATAAATTAGCTATTTCAAAATCTCTTAAGGGTAGAGTTAGAACCGATGATGAGAGAGCTGCTATATCTAAAGGACTTAAAGGGTATAAACATACTCAGGAATATAAGGATATGTGCAGGATAAGGCAGACAGGTAAAATACCTACCATAGAGGCTAATTCAAAAAGACGGGATTCTATTCTTGGTAGAAAAAAATATGAGTTAAATGGTCAACGCAAACTATTTAAGCCTGGTACTGAGCCGATTGGTTGGAAACCGGTTAAAAATAAGGAAATAAAATGATAGATAAAAAACCCCACGTATGCTACGAATGCGATAGCGAATTCTTTGTATTTCCAACGTATGAAGAGAGTGAAGTAGGAGAAATCTCTTGGTGTCCGTATTGCGGATCTGAACTAGAGGCAGCCGCAGAGGATATAGATGAAGAAGTGGATGAGTACTTTAAGGAAGTAGATGACGAGGAGTGATACATAGTTCTTTGAGGTGACTATGTGATTATTGCTGGTATTGACTTTTCATTAACATCCCCCGCTATATGCGTTCATTCTGGTACAGAGTTTAGCTACGACAATTGTAAGTTTTATTACCTTTCAGGGCTTAAGAAGACTATTGCTTCTTCTAATAACATGACCGGGACTCTGTATCCAGAATATGATACTGTAATGCAACGGTATCAAAACATATCGACATGGGTGATGAACATTATTACCACCAGCAAAGTATCGCATGTATATCTTGAAGACTATGCATTCGGGGCAACTGGCAGAGTGTTTCATATAGCTGAGAATACAGGCATACTTAAGTACAACCTATGGCAGAACAACATACCTATCGTAACCATCCCTCCCACAGTAATAAAGAAATTTGCAACCGGTAAGGGTAATGCTAACAAAGAAATCTTACAAGAACACTTTATTACAGAGACTGGCATTGATATCAAAACTCAACTACAATTAACACTTAAGCAATGGAATCCTTCATCGGATATCATTGATAGTTATTACATTTGTAAGTATGGAGTTTCTGAGTATGGCAAAGAAAAGTAGCAGCGGTATACCTTATGTCTTTCCTTCTGGTAAAGCTTCGTACGTATACGAAAAAGATGCAATAAATATTAAAGTATACTATAATGCATTTAAGAATGTAGAAGTGTTTCAGACATGTAATGGGCATACCCAGCGTATGCCGATGTCGCATAATGATTACGAGAACTTTGAGAATAGGTTAAAGTCAAATGGATTTAAACAGCTGGCGTTAGTATAATGGATAATACAGGGGATTTCTACTCCCTAGATGGGGGTTCGATTCCCTCACGCCGGACCAAATATTATGAATCAAGTCAATCGTCAACCTATCTTTAACGTTAAACAAAACGTTACTCTATTTAATAAAATTACTAACGATACATTTGTAGGTGATATCGTTAATGAAAACGAAATTGATGGTCGTCAATACTGGGTATTTCACTCGTATATTCGTCCTAATAGTCGATTGCTTATGGCAAAAGACTCCTACACAATAACTAAAGCTAAGAAATAGTTGATATCAACTACGAACTTAGCTATTATAACCGATGCCAATTGGCATTTTTCTTTTAATTATGAGGTATTTTATGAATCAAAAAACAAAACTACGTATAGCATTTTTCAACGGCCGTGAGATGACTGCCAAGCAAATGACATCCCAATTCGGTATTGCATCTCCTCGCAAGGTCGTGAGTGATTTGCGTCTTGAAGATGGATTGCCAATCTACGCAAACAAGCACGTAGACACCAAAGGGCGTGAAACAACCAAGTATCGTTTAGGTACTCCAAGCCGCTCAGTTATTGCTGCTGGCTACCGTGCAATGGCCCTTGGTCTTGTTTAAGCTACCGTAATGTAGTATAATTAGGGGACTTGTTGTCCCCTTTTTCATTTATAAATTATGAACACAGAACTTAAATCCTTTGATTATAAACTTAAAGAAGCCGCACCACTTGCCTCACCAGAAGGTCGTAAATGGCTTATGGATCACCTTAAGATAAGCACTATTAGAGTAAGGTTCATTAAGGCTGATGGTACTGAGAGGACCATGAACTGTACCCTTGATGATCGAGTGGTTCCTGTACTAGAAAAGAAGACTGATAAAGTCAAAACACTTAACGAAGACGTGTTGCCAGTATATGATGTTGATGCTAAAGGTTGGAGATCGTTCCGCCTAGATAGTATTTTGACAATATCCTTTGATCTATGAAAACAGGCATTACATTTGGTGCATTTGATTTATGTCATACCGGGCATGTTCTTATGTTTGCAGAGTGTAAGGCTTACTGCGATCATCTCATCGTCGGACTCCAGGTAGACCCAAGCCTTGAACGTAAAGAAAAGAATACCCCAGTACAATCACTTTATGAGCGCTTTGTGCAACTTAACGCAATCAAATATATCGATGAAATTGTACCGTATGCTTATGAGCATGAGATACTACAAATTATACAATCAAGAAACATTGGCGTTCGGTTTGTGGGCGCTGATTACATCAGTCGCGATTTTACTGGTAAAGACTATTGTGTTAGCAAATCCATCGATTTACACTTTAACAATAGAGATCATGGATTCAGTACTACAGAATTAAGGAAAAGAATTGAAAGTCCTAATAACAGGAAGTAGAGGCTACATCGGATCTGTGCTTGCTAAAACCTTACAAAAGCAAAGTATAACATCAATTGGTATTGATCATAATGGAAGACCAGATGGTTCATCGATATATGGGGTGTATAGCGAGGCATGTATTACTGATGATGAAGTTATAGAAGTAGTAATGCAGAGTGGTATTGATACAATTTTTCATTTGGCAGCTAGTGCAGATGTAGGTGAGAGTGTCACTAACCCAGCAGCATTTTACTATAACAACATCGGTAGAACATCCCTTATGATGACAAAGTTACTTGCCAGCGGGTGGCAGGGTAAAGTAGTTTTTTCATCAACTGCGGCTGTATATGAGCCGTCGATGTACATTATTAACGAGAACGACCCGAAGGTCTCTCCAAATCCTTATGGTAGGAGCAAGCTTGCGTGTGAGGAATTGTTGCTTGATATTTACAAGGCCCATGAAATACCCACAGTTGTGTTTAGGTATTTTAACGTAGCGGGGGCTTGGGATGATGTAGGTGACCATATTGATGCCAATCATATAGTTTCGCGTATGTGTAAGACTGCACACTCAAACACGCCATTTACTATTTTTGGCACAGATAAACAAACTAGGGACGGGACATGTATAAGGGACTATCTGCATGTAAGAGATGTTTGTGACGCGCACCTACGGGCAGCTGAATACTTAGATTTAAATCCTGGATTTCATACTTTTAATTTAGGTACAGGAACCGGTATTACAAATAAAGAAATGATAACGGCGTTTGAGAGATTTACTGCACGTAAGTTGGATGTAAGATACGGGCTTGGGCGCCTTGGTGATCCAGATATTCTTTTTGCAAACCCATCTAAATTTACTAATTTAACGGGATATAGATATAAGCATAGTAGCTTAGAAAATATTATTTCTACAGCATGGCAATATTATTGTAACAAAATGGAGTGATAGATGTTTGATGAGAATGAAGTTTCTCTAAAATCGCAAGGCGGTACTGAGAGAATGAAGCGTGGACTAGCAGCAAGACTTCCAAGTGAATTTAATGATGACTTTCAAATTATTTGTTCAAGGGTACGCGAACTGCAAGCAGATAAAATTCGGGTTTACTGGTTGCATGATCTACCTGATGATCCTGAGACTGAGCATCTCAAGGACCAAAGCAGCCGTGATAGATTTCATAAAACAGTATTCTGCGGCCAGTGGCAATACTATCGCTACCAACACATGCTTGGAATGCCCTATGATAGCAATAGCGCTGTAATCGAAACAGCTATTGATCCGTTACCGACCGTAGTTAAATCTAAGGATGAAATTCGTTTAGTATACTCATCAACACCTCAACGTGGATTGTCGTTATTGGTACCAGTGTTTGAGGAGCTTGCAAAGAAACATGAGAATATTATTCTTGACGTCTTCTCAAGCTTTAAGATTTATGGGTGGGATGGAGCTGATAACAATTTGAACCTTTATATGAGCGTTGCAGGCAGCATCCAAGGATTAACTATCACTCATTTGCTCCAAACGAGGTAGTAAAGGAAACACTACTTAAAGCACATATCCATGCATACCCGTCTATCTGGCTTGAGTGTAATAGTCAGAGTATTATTGAGGCGATGTCTGCTGGCGCCCTATGTGTGCATCCAAACTTTGGTGGGCTTATTGATACAAGTGGTGGTATGAATTTTATGTATCAAGGACACTCAGATCCTAACACTCACGCTGGTATTTTTTATCAAGCATTAGACAATGCAATTAGCGTGGTAAACAACGAACAAGTTCAAACATACCTGCAGCTTGTAAAAATGTACGCTGATAACAGATACAACTGGGGCAAGGTTACCCAGCAATGGGTTGATTTACTTTCTAACCTAAAGAATCAGTACTCGTCTATTGGTAGTAGATCACTACCAGGAAACAATCAAACTTTCGTTTATAATACAACTCGATGATTTTAACCCGCACACCCCTACGAGTAAGCTTGTTCGGTGGTGGTAGTGATCTCCCTTCCTACTACAATGAAAATGTAGGAAAAGTTCTATCATTCACAATAGACAAATACATGTACATCGCACTCTGCCGTACAGCACTCCAGGGTATTAAAGTTGTATATAACGAAGTCGAACAAGCAGCAAATCTAGAAGATGTTAAGCATTCGAGGGTAAGAGAGTGCTTGAGGGACTTTGACATACATTCTCATATTGAGATAAGTTCGTTCTGTGAGATACCAACCAAAGGTACAGGGCTTGGATCGTCATCAACATTTACTGTTGGATTAATTAACGCATTGTCTGAACTTAAAGGTATATCACTTAATAAATCCGATATTGCCCGTAATGCATGCTTTATAGAAATGCAGATGTGTAATGAGCCAATAGGTAAGCAAGATCAATATGCTGCAGCTTACGGAGGATGTAACATATTTGAATTTAATCCTAACGATCATGTCACAGCTATCAACCCAGGGTTTGAACGCACTGTTTTAACTAACCTCAATAAGAACTTAATGATGTTCTATACAGGTATATCTAGAAATGCGTCTGACATTTTAGGAATACAATCTAGCAGTACTAACAGCAACTTATTACTGTTAAGTAATATGGTGGGAATGGTAGATAAAGCAAAAAACTTCTTACTTAAAGGAGACGTTGATTCGATTGGTGCTATGTTAGATGAAGGCTGGCAATTGAAGAAGCAGCTAGCGTATAATGTATCGAATGACTTGATAGATATTCAATACAAGAAAGCTATTCAGGCAGGGGCTCTAGGCGGTAAGATTTTAGGTGCCGGTGGAGGTGGGTATTGGTTATTTTACGTGCCTAATGAACGTCAAGATGCAGTAAGAAGAGCAATGGGTAATTTACAGGAATTTAATTTTAATTTTGAGGACACTGGTACAACAGTATTATACAATGAAAGCAAGTGAACACTTTAAAAACTATGTAACTGAACTTATCGATGGATTGGTCTCAGTGGATGCTAAGCAAATAGATAGCGTTACTGAAGAACTTATATCGGCTTATTCAAACGGTAATAATATCTTTGTATGCGGTAATGGTGGGTCAGCTGCCATAGCCGATCATTTCTGCTGTGATCATTCTAAAGGTGTGCATACAGATACAGACATGCTACCACAAATTCAACCACTTACTGGAAATGTATCTACACTAACAGCTATTGCAAACGACATGGGGTATGAACATGTATTCTCATATCAGCTTAAGTTAAAAGCAAAAGCCCACGACTTGCTTATTGTTATTTCAAGTAGTGGCAATTCAAGTAATATTGTCAATGCAATTATTGAGGCACGACGCCTTGGAGTAGTTGTTATTGCGCTTGTAGGATTTGACGGCGGATATGCAAGTAAAAATTCTCACATGACACTACATGTTAAAAGTGATAACTACGGAGTAGTAGAAGATTCACATCAAGCATTGATGCATATAATGGCTCAATCGATCAGGCTAACGCACCTAAATAAAGAATCAATTAAACTATAAAATGACATGATCTTACTTGACTTTAATCAAGTGTGCATTGCAAACCTAATGGCTCAGTTAGGCAATCATACTAATGCCGAGATCGAAGAAAACCTTTTAAGGCACATGGTTTTAAATACTATCAGGTCTCTTAAAAGCAAGTTCTCTCACGAGTTCGGTGAACTTATTATCTGCTGTGATGATAAGAAGGTGTGGCGCAAAGAGGTGTTTAAATACTACAAGGCTAATAGGCGCAAGGCTCGTGAAGATTCAGAACTAGATTGGAATGCAGTTTTTAATGCACTCAACAGCATTAAATATGATCTTAAGGAGTTCTTTCCCTATAGAGTACTACAGGTAGAAGGTGCTGAAGCTGATGACATTATTGGCGCAATTACCATTGCTAACGGCAATATGCTAAATACTGGTAATAAGATTCTTATTCTTTCTGGAGATAAAGATTTTGGACAGCTTCAAGTGTTTGGAAATGTTAAGCAGTATGACCCTGTCAGAAAAAAAGACATTAAGCATGCCGATCCTGTTAGGTTTACTAGGGAACTTATCCTTAAGGGTGATATAGGAGATGGTATTCCAAACATACTTTCTCCTGATGACTGCCTTGTTAATAAGGTTAGGCAAAAGCCCATGCGGCTTGAGAAGTTCTCACACCTTAAAAATCCGCGTAAAGAACTCGAGGGTGAGCAACTTCGCAACTGGATTAGAAACGAAGAACTCATCGATCTTACTTTTATACCTGCCCCACTACACGCAAAAATTCTCGAAGTGTATGAGAGCCAAGCAGGCAAAGATAGGTCTAAACTGTTCAACTACTTTATCACGCGTAAGCTTACCTTATTAATTGAAAGCATAAATGAGTTCTAAATGAAAAAATCTTTATATGAAGTTCTAGAAATTTGCTCTAAAGGCAAAACCGTAGATGAGAGAGTTGAGCTATTGCAAAAGAATGCATCTACTTCACTATACACTCTGCTCAAGTATGCATTCGATCCCTCTCTTAAATTTCTTTTACCAGAAACAAACCCACCGTATAAACCTACTGACTTCCTTGATCAGGAAAACAGGCTCTATTCCGAGCTAAGAAGGTTGTATCTTTTTGTTGAAGGAGGCAATCCTAACCTTACACCGTTTAAGAGGGAAATGCTATTCATTCAACTACTAGAATCTATTGACAAGAACGATGCAGTACTGCTTTGCGCTGTCAAGGATAAAAAGTTGCCTTTTAAAGAACTCACCTCAAAAGTTATTAAAAAGGCTTTTCCAGGACTATTGCCAGAGGATCAGAAGTAGAAATAAAATGAGTAAGACACAGAAGAAGAATGTTAAAAAGTCGTCTAATAATTACTTTGAAGACGGATACAATTCAAAACAAAAGACTAATGCAGACGTTAATAGAAAACAGCTTAAACGATTTGAAAACGCTCTTCGATCACGAGACTTAAATAAAATTCTAACCTACGAGGATGTGTTGTAATGCCTTTTTATGTTTTTAGAAATAAAAATACAGGAGATGAATTTGAGAAATTCTTAAAAATTTCCGAACTTGATCAGTATAGAATGGATAATTTAGACTTGGAGTCTGTAATCCAAGCGCCTGGATTTAGTGATCCTGTAAGACTTGGACGTATGAAACCATCTAATGGGTTTAGAGATGTACTACAGAAGATAAAAGAAGGTAGCCCAGGGAGTAACATTAACACTTACAAATAAAAAGAGGTTCAATGAGCAGACTAGCTAGAAAAAACATAAGAGAACTAAAAGAGACCGGTATAGTACTCGAGTTCGAAACAAAGCAAGTTAAGACTAACCTATTAATAAAACAATTTGAACCACTAACGTTAAATCAGGAATTAACGTTTAAAGCATATAATAAGAACAGAAATATTCTTTTACACGGACTTGCAGGTACTGGTAAAACATTCATGTCCTTGTATTTAAGTCTAAAAGAAGTTCTTGGCAAAAGTAAGTATAAAAAAATAATTATTGTAAGATCCGTAGTACCAACTAGAGACATGGGATTCTTACCTGGTACTCAAAAAGAGAAGACAAAGGTGTATGAGGCACCTTATCAGGCAGTATGCGCCGAGCTGTTTGGTAGAGGTGATGCGTATGAGGTACTAAAAGGTCGTGGAATAATTGAGTTTATTTCAACATCTTTTATTCGAGGCACAACGATAGGCAACTCAATCGTTATCGTTGATGAGGTTAATAATATGACCTTTCATGAACTAGACAGCGTAATAACTCGTCTAGGAAACAACAGTAAAATTTTACTGTGTGGAGATTTTAGGCAGAGTGATCTTATTAAGCAGAGTGATAAAAATGGCTTACGCCATTTTATGAATATCCTTGAAAAAATGGGCAGCTTTGAGCACATTGAATTTGAACAAGAAGACATTGTTAGATCAGGTCTTGTTAAGGAGTATATAATTGCTAAAGACAGGCTTGGCTATTCGTCAGGAACCCTTCAGGTATGAAGCACTCAAAGATTACGAGTTAAATACTGAAAATAAGAACGGGAAAAGGCACTACAATGTAGATGGTGAGCTTTTCCCGTCTGTTACAACCGTTCTTTCATCCCTACCAAAACCAGGACTTGATGCCTGGAAAGCAAGAACGGGAGAGGCAGAGGCTGCAAAAATCATGAATGCAGCCGCCTCGCGAGGCACTAAAGCGCACAAGATGTGGGAAGAATACCTACGCAATGATGTTGACTTTAGCAAAGGTATGATGCCTTCGTCAATCATGCTTTTTAAACAACTTCAGCCATGGCTTGACCGGAACATTGACTTCCTGTACGGCAATGAGATAGCACTGTTCTCCAAGGTTCTCCGCACTGCTGGAAGGTGTGATGCCATCGCATCTGTCAACGGACGACCAGCTATTGTAGACTTCAAGACATCAACCAATCCTAAAAAAGAAGAATGGATTAGCAGTTATTACTACCAAGTAACGGCTTACGCTATGATGGTTGAAGAGATGTATGGAATTGTAGTTGAGGATGCTTACATCCTTATTGCAGTAGAAGACGGAGATCCGCAAAGTTTCCCTATTCGTACCAGGCACTACAAAGAAAAAGTAATCGAGATCTTCACTGAGTATAGCAGAAAGCAGTTGATTTAATTACGAGTTGATCCTATAATAGGGTATATGAAAACATCAACACGTAAAGCAAAAGAGCCGCAACTGCCCGGTACCGATAGAATCATGCTTAAGTTCGATCTTAAGAAAGGCATGTCTATCAATCGTGCAATTGTATTCTGTAGTGCATATCTTGATAGTCAACCTGATCCGACTAAGGCGTCTAATGCCGTAGTTCAGACCCTTGAGATTCCGTTTCCTTTCTTTAAGGAACCTTCTCAGGCAAAGATCATGGCATTAGCCGCTATCGAACAGCTACTACTAATGGATGTATTTGATCCAGTAGCAGCCGGTGAAATCGCTAATGCTAAATTTGAACGTATTCAGAAGAAGATGCCTTATGCCGTTCAAGGTGAGGCTATCAATAAGTCACGCAGGGGTGCTAAGAGGGATGTTGCACGTCAGATTTACATGGAGAACAGGGACATGGATGAGAAGCTTGTCATTGCCCAGGTAGCCAAGGAACTTGACATTTCACCACAGAATGCATACACTTACATTTATCTGGTAAAAAAGTCCCTTAAGATCTAAAGCAGTGGCTTTTTTTAGCTATATACCTTACAATCAATTTTTAGGTCAACAAGACAAAGATATGCTACATTGCACGAAACCATCCACACAGATTAATTGGAGTCTCCGCTCAGATGAGGCCGGATATCCTTTTGGTTCGGGGTCTTGTAAGTAGTAAATCTACCACTTTAACAAGAACCCCAGGACTAAACAACCTGGGGTTTTTTTTCATCAGCTGTTTAAAAAACGGTTGATTTAATTAACAAGGTACCATATAATTGGTACATGAGATAGGAAAAACAGCTTAGAAAAGTTGTTACAACTGGATTAAAAAACAGTTGATTTAATTAAAGGTGTATCATATAATTGGTACATCTGCTGAGAAATCAGCAACGTTCTTTAAAAAATTAGGTAGTTATTTACTGCGTTCGTCTATCGGTTAGGACATCAGGTTTTCAACCTGAGAAGACGAGTTCGACTCTCGTACGCAGTACCATATTAGAATACATTGCTTGCCCGTCCGCAAAAGACGAGGTAAACTATTAAAGAAACAGGTTCGAATCCTGGGGACTGGTAGTGTGTTCTAATATGGTTTATGTGCGTGTGCACCGAATGGCTAGGTAGCGGATTGCAAATCCGTATTATGCAGGTTCGAGTCCTGTCACGCACTCCACAAGAATTTGGGCTGTTGGTATAACTGGGAACACAGTGGCCTTGCAAGTCACAGTTGGGAGTTCGATTCTCCCACGGTCCACCAAATCTCGTTACTACTTTCGTTAAAGTAGCGTTTGATTAGCGATAGAGATCCGGTGGCAGAAAACCGTTAGCGAGGTCAAACTCAGGCTCTGATAGGCAGAATCTCAACTGCACACAGACTAAAGAATAAATGGAGATGGACAGAGTAACTTCTCAATCAAGGGCTGGCGTGGAACCCAGTAGCTTGTACTTATTTTGGCTCGTTCATATAATGGTCATTATCGCGGATTGTCTATCCGTAGATGGGAGTTCGATTCTCCCACGAGTCGCCAGTTTTTGCCGAGATAGCTCAGTTGGTAGAGCACCTGTCTGAAGAACAGGGTGTGGGCGGTTCGATCCCGTCTCTCGGTACCAGAATATTTTTTTCCTCCGTTAGCTCAATGGTAGAGCAATCGGCTGATAACCGATAGACAGAAGTTCAATTCTTCTACAGAGGACCAAGTTTTATGGAGGGGATGCTCTAATGGTAGGGCAGCAGGCTGTAACCCTGTGGCCTTCGGGCAAGTAGGTTCGATCCCTACCCACTCCACCAAGTTTTAGGATGCGTTCAGCAAATAATACATTAGACTTCTAATCTAAACCGTAAAAAAGCATCCTGTTATTTTATGCCCTGGTGACGGAATTGGTATACGTACTGGTCTTAGAAACCAGGTTCTGGGAGTTCAAGTCTCCCCTAGGGCACCAATAAAGCTCGCCTTGATTGATGGCGTATAATGAGATAAATTGTCAATCACAAATTTCGCGTCTTTAGTAAAATGGAGATTACACAACGCTACGAACGTTGGAGTGGGAGTTCGATTCTCTCAGGACGCACCAGATTTTTATGCGGGGTTCGTATAGTGGTAATACCTTAGCCTTCCAAGCTAAAGCGAGGAGTTCGATTCTCCTACCCCGCTCCATAGTTTTAGGATAGCAACAGCAAACATTAAAAATCTTTTCTTGAAAAAAAAGCCAAAAAATGCTATCCTGTTTTATTTGCCCTTTTAGTATAATGGTATTACACCTGTTTTGTAATCAGGTTACGGCAGTTCGATTCTGTCATGGGGCACCATAGTTTTCTCGGTGTGGCGTAATGGTAGCGTTCGTGGTTTGGGGCCATGAGGCGAAGGTTCGATTCCTTCTACCGAGACCAAGTTTTGTAAGTGTTAGCAAGAGAAGCCATGCTGCCTAGGTTTGTTCGAACAACTGAAGCAGTAAAAGGATGCGGGTTCGATGCCCGGCTGGTCGCTTGAATGGGTCTGGCATACAATAGGTGTATCATCTGGAGGACTCCCAAGTAACGTACCGAATCCCGTCCGGACTAGTGCAATCGGGTGAATGGTTCCTATAATGTGGAGGAACAACTTACAAATTCAATTTATTCCGTAGAACCCGAGCATGGTGCATGGGCTTGACTGTTAATCAATGTTTAGCTGGGATCGTTACCCAGATACGGAGCCAATTTTATTCGGGCGTTGTGTAATGGTAGCACAACAGACTTTGACTCTGTTAGCGTAGGTTCGATCCCTACCGCCCGTACCAAAGTAGTTGATTTTTATTGCAGAAGAGTTTATAATTTAATTTTAAAGGAAACGACATGAAACGTTCAGGTAAACGATAGTGTCAACTTTAGATCCCATGTATGGTCTTAAGTTGGCACGTAAAAGAAAATTTAATACGTAACAACCACTCGTGGCGTTAATGGTAGCGTACATGACTCTTAATCATCGAGGTCTGAGTTCGAATCTCAGCGAGTGGACCATACATGGGATTGTAGTGAAATGGTTATCACAGCAGACTTTTAATCTGCCAATTCTGGGTTCGAGTCCCAGCAGTCCCACCATATAAAAACACATTCTAAAACATAAAGATTTAGGATCATCATGGGGTACTTTCAGCTCATCCCCGAGTGTGTTTCTATATGGTAAAGGTATTATAATGTTTAGAGTGTATTATACAGACCCATTGAGTGGTCAAGCTCATGGGCACGATTTAGAATTGTTGACGGAAGCGTTGAGATATACAGAAGGATTCCGAAAGCTAGGAATGTCATTCGTGACAATGGTTTCTGAGAATCCTGATTCTGTCGGTAAAGCTGGAGTTGATTCAATCGTCAATGGAGTATGTCCTGATGGTGTTGCATACGATTGGAATAAAGCCAGCCGTATTGGACGAGCAAAGAAAAAGTAAAACTTCTTAGGGTTGGTCTTAGTGTTAGCGGTTAGCACCCCGGGTTGTGATTCCGGTAGGATGGATTCGAATTCCATAGGCCACCCCTAAGAAGTTTTCTCGCTGTCGTATAATGGATAATACGACTCACTCCTAACGAGTAAATAGGGGTTCGATTCCCTTCGGCGGGACCAAGGATACGGATGATTAGCTCAGTTGGTAGAGCACCGCCTCGACATGGCGAAGGTCAGTGGCTCGAGTCCACTATCATCCACCATTAATAAATACTCGTTTATATCTAGGAGATAAAATGGCTGATTACGTAGATTACATGTTAAGGTTCGATAGTAAAGAACAAGCTGAAAGCGCGCTTGTTGAGTGGGGGTTTGCCCGTAGGTTTAAACCATCAGATTTTCACGGTGAAGTTATTGTTGGAATACCCCCGCACGCTCTTGATGTTATTGGTATAATTCAAGTTCCTGGGGAAGCACCTCCTCCTACTGATGACATTACAGTTGTAATAGCTGAATATCATATAGACATCTCGTTTGTTGAATTACCAGGGTATCATATTAATCTTCGAACAGTGGATAATTATCCAGAGCTCGAACCGTACAGAGTATTTCCGGCCAACCCACTAAGGCAGTGGGCGTAGTAAGTTTTTTTGGAGAGTAATGCAGCGGGGATGGTCCTGCGACTGGCCTTGAAAACCAGGTTCTCAGAAATGGGATGGGGTTCGACTCCTCTGCTCTCCGCCCTTGAGTCAAAGTCAAGACTCGAACGATTATAAATAAGTGTATGTATTACACTGTTTATAAAACGACAAATAAGATTAATGGCAAGATCTATATTGGATCGCATAAGACCAGAAATCCTAATGACTCTTACCTAGGATCAGGTAAGTATTTAAAACATGCCATAGAGAAGCATGGAGTACAGGCATTTACTAAAGAAGTATTGTTTGTGTTCGAGACTGCTGTAGAGATGTATGCTAAGGAAGCAGAGTTGGTAACAAAAGAATTTCTTTCAGAAGAAAATACATACAACCTTAAGGTTGGAGGTTTTGGTGGATTTGATTATCTTAATAATTGGAAAGAAAATCCATCTCACTCTATGGAACATATGGTACGAATGTATAGGTTAGGAACAGCAGCACGCAATGCAGATCGTATTGAGCGATTTTCAAACACGTCATACAATCAAACCTGGGGGGAGATGTCCACGCGTAATCAGATACAACAGTACAGTGAAGGCAGAGTACCAGGAATGTTAGGTAAAATCCATAGTGCAGATACAAAACATAAAATTTCAACTGCTAACTCGTTGAAACAACAAGGAACTAAAAATTCACAGTTTGGCACTGTATGGATTACTGACGGTATTAGCAATAAAAAGATAAAAAAAGGTTTACATATACCAACCGGTTGGTATAGAGGTAGAACAAAGTAAACATATGCAGAATAAATCAGTTGCATTAATTACCGTAAAAGGTTATAATTAATGCATAGTGAGTAAGTTTTAGGATCGGTACAGCAACAACACTAGCGGAGTCATATCCGCATCCGAACTGTTTCTAGATACCCTGTTATTAACTGGAGCCTTGATTGGCTTTGAAGGTAAATAACAACGCGAAAGCAAGGATTCTTTAGACGAACAGGAGTTTCGATTTCTCATGTAAATCAAAAAGTAGAAACCGATCCTGTTATATTTGAAAGATTTAGAGTAGGTTCAGCAAAACAAAACTAGCTGGTTCGATTCCAGCATTACGCTTCTGCGTGATGTGCCACGGTGGCAATCAAACTACTCTGTTGTTTTTAGGTTAAGTTCCGCAAAACAAAATATGCTAATAGGAACTGAAAGACTGGTTCGATTCCAGCCAGGGCACGTAGTGTCTTGGTAGTGTAATGGTAGCACGTCAGTATGCAAAAAGTTTAACCTGTTGATTTGAAAGGAAATATTATGTCAACATTCGTAGAAGCCGTAGTAAATCAAGAAGCCCGTACTGCCAATGGCATGAAGGCACGCAAGTCTACTGCTAACGCAGTCGTAGACCTATTCTACAACATCGGTGCATCACGTGGCAAGAACGTGATTCCAGCCTTCACCGCTGCATTCGCAGAAGATAAGGCCCTTGCCCTGCGCGTTGCCGCATGGGCTCGTGATGTTCGTGGTGGTGCAGGTGAGCGTCAACTGTTTCGTGATATTCTAGTACACCTAGAACACAATGATCGCGCAGCAGCAAAGGCACTTGTTGCCAAGGTCCCAGAATTAGGACGTTGGGATGACTTGTTCGTTTTCAATTCTAAGGAAATGAAGACTGCAGCATATACATTGCTTGGTAACGCTTTGCGTGAAAAGAATGGACTTGCTGCTAAGTGGACACCTCGTCAAGGTAAGATTGCAGCTGAAGTTCGTGAGTTCTTCGGTATGTCGCCAAAGTTCTATCGTAAGTCCTTAGTTGAAATGACCAAGGTAGTGGAATCGCAAATGTGCGCAAAAGACTGGAATGAGATTAACTTCTCGCATGTTCCATCTGTAGCTGCATCGCGTTACAAGAAGGCATTTAACCGTAACACTCCAGCTTATGCAGCATATGTTGCAGAGTTGATGAAGGATCCAAAGGATCGTACAATAGAGGTTAAGGTTAATGCTGGCGCAGTATACCCATATGATGTACTGAAAGGTCGCATCTCTGGTTATGGTATGTCGTTTGACAAGACAGAATTGGACTTGATCCAAAAGCAATGGGAAGCACTACCTAACTTTGTTGGGGATGCAAACATTCTGCCTTTGGTTGACGTTTCTGGTTCTATGACTTGCGCAGCAGGCGGGGTTGGATCGAAGTCTAAGCTGACTTGTTTGGAAGTTGCAGTCTCTCTGGGATTGTATCTTGCAGATAAGAATAAGGGTAAGTTCAAGGATACGTTCCTGACTTTCTCTAGCAAGCCAGAGTTGGTGACTTTGAAGGGTAACATTAATGAGAAGATTAGCCAAATGATTTCTTCTGATTGGGGAATGTCTACTGACTTGATTCGTGCGTTCGATAAGATCCTTAGCGTAGCAGTTAATGGTAAAGTACCTAATAGCGAGATGCCAGAAATGTTGCTTATCCTTTCGGACATGCAATTTAACCAATGCATTAAGCACGATGACTCGGCAATCGAAATGATTACACGTAAGTACGAAGCAGCAGGATACGCCTTACCAAAGGTTGTGTTCTGGAACTTGAATGCATCATACGGCAATGTGCCGGTGAAGTTTGACAAGTCTGGCACTGCATTGGTTTCGGGGTTCTCTCCAGCCATTGTTAAGCCTCTGCTATCTGGTGATATGGAAGACTTTTCGCCAGCTGCTGTGATGATGAAAACCATCATGGATGACCGTTATGCTGTAATCTAAGCATGACAGAGGACTCGAAAGAGTCCTCATTTTGAAGTGTACTGGTAGTTCATTTCAAAATGAAAAAGGAAGACTCCCATAATGGTATTGGAGCGGCTTGCTAAGCCGTCGACCGGAAACGGTTTCGGGGTTCGAGTCCCCGGTCTTCCGCCAATCATAAGTAGATTTTTTAAACAAAAGGTTATATAATGAGATCAAAGACGAACAGTAACTTTAAGCTTACAAAACGTACTAAGACAATCTTGGCAATAGTTAAGTTTAGTGATCCGCATGTGCGTGGTGCGTTTAAAAGCATGATGATTGATGCACAGGTAGCAGCAGCAATGCCGGCACCTAAGAAAGAAACGAAGTAAAGAATATTGGCATATAGCTCAGTCGGTAGAGCGTTTGACTGTTAATCAAAATGTCCCTGGTTCGAGCCCAGGTTTGCCAGCCAAAATTATCGCGGAGTAGGGGAGTCTAGCCGTCCCCGGAAGTCTCATAAGCTTCAGATCGCAGGTGCGAATCCTGCCTCCGCAACCAACATTGGTCGTGTGGCGTAGATGGATGCGCACCGCCCTCATAAGGCGAGGAGGTTGGATCGATACCAACCATGACCACCATACGATATGAGCAACTTTAAATTTATTGAGCAAGATGTAAATATAGCAAAGATCTTAAAGCAGGTATTAGATAATCCTGCTGACTGGCAAGCTGTATCTTCTTACAAAAACATTGAAGGTGATTTAAATCCTTATGGGTTTCTTCCACTCGTTATGGCCATGGTTAAGCATAAAGGTGATGATCCAAAGAATACAGAGATGCAATCAAGGACTCCTTTGTATGACAAGTATACAGAGATTCGTAAGTGGTTAAGGCAGCGTAATATAACGACTACATCCCGGGCTGCTTTCTTTAGGTTAAAACCGGGCGGGACTGTTGGTAGGCATATTGATGAAGGAACTTACTACCTTACAAGGGATAGATTTCACCTATCCCTACAAGGCAGTTATAAGTATACTGTTGATGAAGAAGTACATATAATTAAACCAGGAACGTTTTTTTGGTTTAATAACAAGAAGTATCACGAAGCAGAGAACGTTAGTGATATAGATCGTGTTACGTTTGTATTCGATGTACCGCATTCGCTGCGACCGATACATAAGTTATTAAAAGTTTAATGCCTGGTTAGCTCAGGGGGAGAGCGGCTGCCTTACACGCAGCGGGTCGGCGGTTCGAAACCGTCACCAGGTACCAAATAGGAGTTTGCAATGGCTAATGTGAAGCAAGGCAATTTAACCAAGAGTCCACAATGGTGGAAACATCTAAAGGACTTTAAGCGTTTCTTTTGGAAGGCAGAGCGCAAAGCACAACAAAAAGACATTAAGGGAAGATTGTATGAGTGATGGTGGTAAGGGGGCTGCACCAAGACCATACAGTGTAAGCAATCAAGAATATGCTGAACGTTGGGATGCTATTTTCCAGCGTGATCAACGCGAAAAAGCTCTTGACGAGATGGTAAGAATAAGTGAAGAATTAGGCCTATATGATATGGATCCTTCTGAGAATCCATTGATTAAAAAATAATGTATCTTTAGTGTTAATGGCAGCACGACAGTCTCCAAAACTGATAGTGAGGGTTCGAGTCCTTCAAGATACGCCAAGTATGATGGTTGAGTCGCACTCAACTAATCTTAGGGATATACGTTAGCCTAAGTTAAAATAAAAAAAATCGTGTACAGATTTATTAACGCGTGTGTAGTTTAGTGGTAAAATCAAACGTTGCCAACGTTTAGTTGAGGGTTCGATTCCCTCCACCCGCACCATTGAAAGCCACTATGAAACTTGTTCCGATTAAAAATAGAATTGCTGTCATCAAGCTTAAGAATAAACTTGAAACAGAATCCGGTATTGTACTTACCAAGAGTACAGGTGAGGTTGATAGAGCCAAGGTTATCTCTATAGGACCTGATGTTATGACAGTTTCAGAGAACGATGTGCTATTGATCGATTGGAACAAAGCATCCATGACCAAGATTGATGATAATCCTATCTACCTTATCAGCGAAGATGATGTCGTCGCTGTATACGAATAACTACCTAATTTCAACGCTCTCATAGTATAACGGCAATACACGTCCTTGGTAAGGACGAGCACCAAGTTCGATTCTTGGTGGGAGCACCAGTTGCATTTTTTTCATAAGATAGCTATAATAACATATGTTCAAGGCGCCGGTAGCTTAGAGGCCCAAAGCAGCGGACTCATAATCCGTTGATCGAGAGTTCGAATCTCTCCCGTCGCACCATTTATTATGATTAAAGAAAAAAAGACTGTTACTGTTAAAGAACTTAGAAAATTAAATAAGTGGCCGTTCCCCTTATGGGAGAATGGTAAGATGGTAATAACTGAAGTTAAAGCAAAGAGAGTCCCTAAACCAGACTGGTACAAAGAAGCAGGCCCAGCACCTTTTTGAGAATGATATGAGAAAACTAGATTTAACCGAAGTAAAGAATTTTATCCAAGCCCAAAGCCTGGAAACAAAGATCTATATCGGCGCCGATTCAGAACGATACCAAAAAGTAATTGATGGACGCAATCAATGGTTTGCCGATTACATTTTAGTTGTGGTTGTTCATATTGATGGATGCCATGGCTGTAAGATCTTTGGTGAAGTGCAGACTGAACGTGACTACGATGCTAAGGCTAGTCGTCCTTCTACACGTCTTATGACCGAGGTATACAAGGTTGCTGAGTTGTTCCTTAAGATGGAAGACGTGCTTGATGGTCGGGATGTGGAGGTGCATCTTGATATTAATCCTAATGAGATGTACACTAGTAGCATAGTGGTACAGCAAGCAGTCGGCTATATCAAAGGTGTGTGCAATATTACTCCTATGGTTAAGCCAAATGCGTTTGCAGCTTCTTATGCTGCCGACAGGTTTAAGTCAGTAATGGCTTAATGGATAAGCTGCGAGTGTGGTGGAACGGTATACACAGGGGACTTAAAATCCCCCGCTGAAAGGCATGCGGGTTCGAGTCCCGCCACTCGCACCAACCCTAAATATGGTATGTCTTAGTAAAGGAGATACCATGAAACTTTCTGTACTAGAGCGTCATAATCTCATAGAGATGATTGAGACGCATACCTTCTACGGTATACCACTAAACACAATCGAGCCAGAAATCCTAGATGAAATAGACACTAGGGAAGCTCAAATTCTCTACATAGTTGCAAGCATGATCGGGTGGGAAATTCGTGACCAGGAGTCATTCGAGATTTTTCCCTTTGAAGCTGAGAATTACCTCAAAAAATTCCGTAAAAATCCCAGTGAAAAAAGTGAAAAAAACAGTTGATTTAATTTCGTAATTACGTTATAATTAATTGTGGACGTTGAAATAACCACTTAACTTAAAGGACTATATCATGAGTAATCTATTGACTGCTATCGAAATCGTTAAAGCCTGTAAAGGTGAGAAGAAGGCTTGTCTGGAGGCTATCCAGACCGAACTGAATGTGACGCGTGCTAATGCATCTGTCTATCTGTTTAAGGCTAATAAAGCGCTTGCTGCTAAGGCTTCTGAGCCTGAAGTTCAGGTACCTGAAGTATCTAAGCCGGTTGCTGTAAGTAAGCCTGCTGTGGAATATTCTGCTGAAGAATATGCTGAGTACGCAACTGCAATGGACGAACGTGCTAACCAGGATCTATCTTCGATGGAAATCGGCGAGTACTTTGCAATGATGGATAACCTGCAGGAGTTTGCATGAGATTTAGTTCAATGAGAATGATGCAGCATTGTTATCAATTAGAGGAAGATGAGATGGTCAAGGTCGCTGGCCAGCTCATATACGAAACTGATTTGGATCACGATCAGATTATCGATCGGTTTTCGGAGCTTTATGGTGAAGAAAACCTCTATATCGTAGAACAGATTCTTGACGAAGAAAACAGTTGATTTATTTTCGTGATTAATCTATAATTGATTTATATTAACTAAACGAGGCTCTTAAAATGGCACATGAAATCGAAGTCATCGACGGTAAAGCATCTATGGCATATGCAGGAGAAACTCCTTGGCATGGTCTTGGTAAAGCTGTTCCGAGTGATCTGTCCCCAGAACAAATGCTTAAGGCAGCTAATCTGGATTGGACGGTAGAGAAGGTTCCTGCATTTGCAAACATTCAAGGTGAAAATACCGCGGTGGGTTGGAGTGCTCTGGTTCGTTCGAATGATAACTCTATCCTAGACGTTGTTTCTGACGAGTGGAATCCTATTCAGAATTCGACTGCGTTTGAGTTCTTCCAAGAATATTGCCAGAATGGTGATATGGAGATGCATACTGCTGGTTCCCTTAAGAACGGTCAGATCGTTTGGGCGTTGGCTAAGGTCAAGGATTCTTTCGAGTTGTTTAAAGGTGATCGTGTAGATTCGTATCTACTGTTTACCAACCCCCACCGCTTTGGTCAGTCGATCGATATCCGGTTTACTCCTATTCGAGTGGTGTGTAATAATACCCTTACTTTAAGCTTGAACCAACAGGCCGAACGTATGATTAAGAAAAGTCATCGTAGCCTGTTTGATGCAAGCAAGGTTAAGGAAGAACTCGGTATTGCTACGAATAAGCTTGCCAAGTACAAAGAGATGGCTGAATTCTTGGGAAGCAAACGCTATACTAATGATACCATTAAGAATTACTTCCGTGAAGTGTTTCCTACGTTCTCTAAGAATAAGGAGAACGATTCTGAGACGTTGTCACGTGGTGCTAAGTCGGCTATCGCTATCCTAGAGACTCAACCAGGCGCGCAGTACGCCGAAGGTAGCTGGTGGCAGGCATTTAACGCTGTAACGTTCCTGACTGATCACAAGATTGGACGTTCAGCTGATACCCGTCTACAGTCAGCCTGGTTTGGTCCTAATAAGAACCTGAAGATCAAGGCGCTAGAGACAGCTATCGAATACGCTGAAGCTGCCTAAGTAAGATACGGTGCAGGAATGCACCGGTTATAGTTGTATGAAGTAAATCAAAAATGGTTCTGGATGGGGGTGCAAATCCCCCCACCTCCACCATAAACATATTGTATAAACGCATGAGCAGGTTTTACACTACCGCTGGTTACGTATAGAATCGTAAGTGAGTGTAGACAGTATGTTTTTGATGGGGGTGTACTCAGTATTCGACAGGGCAACAAGTAGACGCATGGACAACTCGACATATCTCGTCGTTAACAGTAAAACAAAGTAAACGCAAACGACTCACAGTTCGCATTAGCAGCCTAAACACTGCTTAGGGTTTCGGTAGGTTTCCTCGTAACAGAATAACCTACCATCTTTACCTCTCCTAAAAGGAATGTAACATCGTTACACTAGTGGCATTATTAATCTATAATCCCTATAATGAGGTTCAATGAAAGGAAAATATGTTTGAAAAATACATGAGACATTTTACGCTCATCGCTATCGCTTTCTTTAAAGCCTTATTTTTGCTTGCAATAGTCTACGCTATCTATTCCGGTATGTCCTGGGCAATCGAAAGAAGCACTAATCAGTATAATGCAATATACGCAACTCCGGCTGCAATATCGTTAAAGGAACGTGAGAGACAGCTCCAATGCTTAACCCAGAATATATATTGGGAAGCTGGTAACGAACCGTTTGAAGGTAAAGTGGCTGTAGCACAGGTTACTATCAATCGTTCAAATAGCAGCAAATTCCCTAATGATGTATGTAAGGTAGTATATCAGAAGAATGTATTCCTAAGTAAGGTCGTATGTCAGTTCTCCTGGTTTTGTGAGAACAACTTTAAGCTTAAACCTGTATACAAGCCTTCATATGATGAATCTGAAGCTGTAGCCAGGAAGGTATTGCTAGAAGGATTTAGATTGGATGGATTAAAGGAGGCAATGTACTATCATGCTGACTACGTTAATCCAAAATGGAACAAAGAAAAGATAGCTGTTGTTGGTCGTCATATCTTCTACAAGGAATAAAATGGTAAATAATGTTTCGCGTTACTTTAATCTGACTGTAAAGCACTTCAGCAACATTAGTGCAAATACATTAGGGTGGTTGGCTATTGTTCTAATGCACTGTGCATTTATACCTAATCTACTATCTGTATTAATGGGTATCTCAGATAGGCTACCTTCGGTTGATATTGTTATATTTGTTTGGGTTGGATTACTACTATTTTTTCTTAGGTCAACTCTCATTAAAGATACACTAGGTATTGTTACGGGTGGTATTGGATTCTTTATACAAGCCGGTCTTCTTGCATTGGTGGTTTTTAAATGATAGATAATATAGAATTAACTTTCAGCAAAACACCTTCAGACTTTATGTTGGAAATTGATAAGATCGCCCAGGATAAACGACTTACGTATATCGATGCTGTAGTACATTATTGTGAGGTGAATGGGGTAGAGATTGAGACAGCTGCAGCCCTTATCAAGGGCAGTGCAAAGATGAAAGCAAAGGTTCAGCTTGATGCTGAAGAACAGAATTATTTACCGAAGACAAGGAAATTACCTATATGATTATTTTACCAGAACACCTAGGCGGGCATGAGGATGAGACACATTTGGATGACGGCGCACTTAATTACCTTATTGAAAATTTTGACATTAAGTCTATGGTTGATATTGGGTGTGGTCCTGGCGGGATGGTTGATCTCGCTAAACGAAAGGGTCTCGACGTTATTGGACTTGATGGAGATTTTGTTGTTGAACGTCCCGAGTCAGTACGGGACTTAATTAAGATTCACGACTTTGCCGAGAGTTCATATGACCTAGGTAAACAATACGATCTTGCATGGACGGTTGAGTTTGTTGAGCATGTAGATGCAAAATACATGGATAACTTCATTGATGTTATGAAGCAATGTAGGTATGTTTTGATGACACATGCGTTCCCTGGTCAGCCTGGCCATCACCACGTCAATTGCCAGCATGCATCTTACTGGTTACGCGAGATGGGTGCCCGCGGATTCAAATATGATCCTAAGGCATTGAGAGGGATTAGAGCTGCATCTACTATGAGTGCCCGTTATATTAGATCACAAAGCCTATTCTTCGTAAATGGAAGCATTTGAAGCATATAAAACGTATGTCGCAATCAAAAATCACTTCTCTTCTAAGACGTATGACTTCTTTAAGTACGGCGGTAGAACGAAAGCTTCTCGAGCAACTTTTGAGAAAAGGTCTGATCGATACTTCTTTCATAAACTCTCTAAAAGAAAAGAAGTGGTTAACTACCTGGTTGCCAATTTCGCATACAATGACAGTTCCACCTGGGTGGGGGACTTTGTCAACAACGAACAATCAGATCGATACTACCTCAGGATGGTCAAGATCAGAGAGTCCTTGTCCTATATCTTCAGTCAAGATCTCGATAAACTCGAAACCTGCTTCGACAGTAATTTTCAAGTCATCGAAGGACAGCACCCGATAATTCTTCGTAAGTATCTACAGAAAGAAATCAATATAGAGACGTTGATTATTCTGGATGATATGGTTTCATTCATGAAGAAATGGAACAGGAGAATCCAGGATCCAGTAGTATGGCCTCAAGTGTATCTTAAGTGTAAGAAGTACAGACCGTTCTTCGAATATGATAAAGAAAAACTTAAGAAAGTAGTACTTGATAAATTTAGCGAAAGCTAAGATAATATAAATATCTTATATCATGATAATGTGAATAAGACGCATACATTTAATACATCGCATACAAGGAGCATATAATGCAAGATTTTTCTGCACTCAAAAAGTCACGTCAATCCAACTTTGACAAGCTGACACAAGAAGTTACTAAACTAAACACCCCCCAGAACTCATCAGAAGACAATCGCTTTTGGCGCCCAGAGGTAGACAAGGCTGGTAATGGTTATGCGATCATCCGCTTTCTTCCTGCGCCTACTGGTGAAGACATTCCATTCGTTCGTGTTTGGGATCATGGCTTCCAAGGCCCGGGTGGATGGTACATCGAGAAGTCTCTTACTACCCTAGGCCAAAAGGATCCAGTGTCTGAGTACAATACACAGCTATGGAACAACGGCACCGAGGCTGGTAAAGAACAAGTACGTAAACAAAAGCGCCGTCTGACTTATATCAGCAACGTTTATGTTGTTACTGATTCTGCTAACCCTCAAAACGAAGGTAAGGTATTTCTGTACAAATACGGTAAGAAGATCTGGGACAAGCTTAACTTGGCTATGAACCCAGAGTTCCAAGACGAGTCAGCAATCAATCCATTCGATCTTTGGGAAGGTGCCAACTTCAAGATCAAGATCCGTAATGTTGAAGGCTATCGTAACTACGATAAGTCAGAGTTCGATCGTGTTGGTCCATTGTTTGGAGATGACGATAAGTTAGAACAAGTATGGAAGCAGGAGCATAAGCTTGCTGAGTTCATCGATGCATCTAACTTCAAGTCGTATGATGAACTGAAGACCAAGTTATACCGTGCACTTGGACTAGCCGGTAACGTCAATCCTACCTCACGTGCCGAAGAAAAGCTTCAGCCATGGGAGGATGCTCCACCTGCTGCAACTGCAAAGCCTGCACGTGAAGCATTTGCACCTAAGATTGAAGAAGAGGATGATGACTCTATGGAGTTCTTTAAGAAGCTAGCTGCTGAAGATTAAGCAGCTGTCATATGACGGGTGTCTTGAATTAAAGACCCTCTATTAGCAATGGGACTCGGAATTGGCGAATATGCTGTCTGAGTCCCTCCTCCCATCCCACTTGTCTTATTTGTACTAACAGATGCTACTTGGGTAGTAGGCTGTGATAGTGTTTTTACACTCTGTGATGCACTAGCAATGGCACTACCGGTAGTAGGTGTAGGGGCTACAGGAGCTGCTGCTAATGCGGTACCTGGCGCTGGCGATGGTGTACCGTTTAGTAACGCAGCATATTTTTCTGCAGCAGCGCCTACCTTACCATACAGAATATTAATAATTTCACCTATAGTATTAGGCGAACCATCTTTTTTAAAGAAGATGTTCTTGTTAGCAGCTGCAGGACCAGGCATTAACGTTGATCCTAATGTGTTAGGATCAGCAGAAAGAAGTATTCTTGCGCCTCCAGGCCCTAGGAAGTGGGCTGCGTAAATATTAGTACCATTTATTGGTATGTTATTCTTCTTTAGATACTGACTGTTTTCTTTAATAAACAAAGCCCCAGCAATAGCACTTGCAAGAGCATCCATTGGGCCCGCGGCAAGTTCAGGATATACTTTACCGTACTTTTCAACCATGCCATCCCAGGTTTTGTTAATAAACTGGTAAAGGCCTTTTGCCGAGGATGTGCCAGCCTTTGCATCAGGATTAAATCCGCTTTCTTGCTTAGCCATTGCAAGCATTATAGATTCCTCAACACCTACCTTTTTAGATGCTGTACGGATTACATCACCAATTTTTTCATCAGGTAGTTTTACCCCAATATTACCTTTGCTTGCCTTGGCTCCAGTAGAATTTGACATCACGTTTGCCCTACCGTCAGTTCTTACAGCCTTTTCATAGGCTGCGAACGCTGACATATCTGCCTTCTCTACAGTCGGCGCCACTCTAGGTGCATTGTAATCACCTGCAGCTGGTGCTGCAGTCGGCGCCACTCTAGGTGCATTGTAATCACCTGCAGCACCAGCTGCAGTCGGTGCCACTCTAGGTGCATTGTAATCACCTGCAGCTGGTGGTGGAGGTGGAGTAGATGGGGCCGCGGCGGGAGGTGTTGTTGGGGTTTGAGTAGCTGCTGTTGCTGGCTTTGACACGGGTTCTGCAGCTGTAGAGCCCTCAGGCTTACCTGTATCTCCGGTGACTTCATCACCCTCCTTATCCTTGCCCCTGGCAATCATGTACCCTGCAGCTCCTACGGCTGCCACCGCACCTACTGCTAGTAATTTCTTACCTCCCTTACCACCCATCAACCTAAAAATCTTTACTGTAGTTGTTATAGCATCTGCAATACTGTTTAGGAGCTTTGCTCCAAATACTACAGCTATAACCCCAGCAGCTATCTTTAAAGCAGTACTAAGACCTTTTAATCCGCTTTCTTCGTTCTTACCTACCGCATCTTCCAGGCCGGTTGCAAAACCACCTAGAAATGACTTTATTTTATCCTGTATATCTTTAGGTAAAATAGTATATACTATGCCGGCAAGTGCAGCAACAACAGCAGGGTTAGTAAATAGGGATTTTAGCAGACCAAAAACCCCTTCTTGCTTTTCGCTTTCTTGAACTCCTGGAGTTCCTCTTCCTGTAGCAGCGGGCGATGGTTTTACTGCTGATGCGGCTTCCATCTGGTACGCCTCAGCTAGCGCTGGCTCTGTCATTGACCCTAATGATCTGTTGACACTTGCAAGCGACTTGGCTAGTGACACCATTGAATTAACTATCGAAAGGGTAGGCTTATCCACTACCTCCGATCCACCGGATGCACGAAACTCATCAGTAAACACAAAATCATCTAAAACATCAACTCTTTCCTTAAGAGTTGCAACTCGTACTGAGTTACGAACTATAATACCTGTAATTAGATCTAACTTTTTTAGTACTGCGTTTACTGTAGAATCAATAGATTCAGTTTTATTAATCTCCTGGGTTTGAATAACTTTTATATCAGACAGGCTGCTAGTTATTTCGCGCAGTTGCTTCTTTGAAGATCTAGTTGTTCTTTTTGCCATTCTATGCGCCTACGGTTACTGAGTAAGTTGAACCTGACGGTGATGTGGTTGTCTTTTTAACCGTATTGACTACTCTATTGTTATTAATATTTAACACCACCAGCCCTTGATTTATTTGAGAATCACGCTCCATCCTATCTACATTTGCCGATTGCTGTATTACTTGTTGAGATTTGTCGTTAGGTAACTCATTTGATAGTAACGATGTCTTACTAGGGACACCTTTAGCAGGCTGACTAGATGGTCGTTCGGTATCAACTATTAAACTTCCAGGTGCCTCGGTAGCTGCCGCTGATGGTCTTTTAGTATCTACTATTAAACTTCCTGGTGCCTCTGTCGCCGGTGCACCACTATTTACTCTTCTTGGATTAGTAGATGCCAAACTAGATCTTGCAGGTCCGCGGCCTTGCACAGTCGCACCGGTTATTGGTGTGATAGGTGCTGGTGCTACTGCGCCGGTACTAGCCGGTAACGGCTTAACTTCAGCTTTAAGTTCTTCTTCTTCAGCATCGCTAAAGAATACGTCGTAAATATCAGAACCTATGCTGTAGAGATCATACAGCACGAGTCCTACGCCAATGGCCGCACCCAGGAAAGGAATTGCCTTAAGTATGTTGATTGCCATACCTTTTAGTTTAGGTATTACTTTTTCAGAAAGGGCAAGTAATTTCGCTTTATTTCTACTAATCCAATTTTTACCCTTACCTGCTTGACTAGCTTTTTTTATTTCATCCTTAGTTTTTTTAATCTCATCTTTGGCAACTTCTGCACCCTTTTTAACCCCATCCTTTTCTTTTTGTATCTTATCTTTTTCTTTATTGAGATCGGTATCTTTTTTCTTTACTTCTTTTTCTCTTGTTGCAACCTCGTCACTTTTATCCCTTGTAGCTTCACCTGCCAGGCCAAGAGCGGTTGCAAGTTGCTTGAGCTTTTCAAACACCTCTATTACTGGTGATAGGGCCGACATCGTCCATGATACCGCAAGAACACCCAGCAATGCTGCTAATACTGGTTTTATTAAAGCAATTTGTGTTTCACCTAATCCTATGCCTTTTAAGAAGTTGTCAAAAAATCCTTTAACTATTTCTAGTATTTGAGGGTTGTTAAGTATTAGAGGAATAGCCATTGCCAGTGCAATTGCATCTATACCTATTTTTGATATTGATTTTGTTACCTCTTTGGATGACCCTGCAATAGATGGTTTTTCTTCAAGTTGAGCTTCTTCTAATGCATAAGCGCTACCTCCACTCTCAATCAACGAGCTTATCTTCGTTAATTTATCTGCAGCAGGCATGCCGTCTGTGATGGCAACTGAGCGCACTTGTTTAATAATACTCTGTAGTACGTTAAGCCTCTTTACTATACCTTTGATGTTAGAGGCAAAGAGGGCAGCTTCTTTAGCTGCAAGCTGTGATGACTGAGTTAATGAATCAGCCTGCTCTTTGCTAAAAGACATCACCAGCCCGGATTGACTGGCAGCGTTCTTTGCACCTTCAATGGCTGATTCTTTTTCGTTCATTTTTTAGCTTTTAATCTCTCTTGTTCTTTTTCTAAGTAATCCCTTAACATATCAACGTAAATGTCCCTCTCATAAGGTACCATATTTTCAATTTCAGTAATTGACCATTTGTGGTGCTGAGCTAAACTGAAGTTTAGCATGTAATAATTCGCTAGCGTGTTATGACTCAGCCCAACGTAAAAAAATCGTTTAATGAGGTAAGAGGAATTACTTTCTCATTACCCAGACTATTCTTGTACTTTACTTCGTAATATAGTTTAGGCATTGTAGCGAAGAAGTCCTGTATCTTCTTGAATGCTTTTGTATCCAGTGATTGCACAAACTCATCTACCTCCTGAGGTGTACTATCGGCTAATTTAAACACTGTATCCTTATCGTATACACTATCGATACTCGCCTTCAGCACCTCAAAGAAGGCATCCATCTCACCTTCAACGAACTTAAGAGAATTCGTTAAATCAGCACGAGGATACTTCATTACTAATCCGTAACCATTACCAATATCAAACTTGTTTGAGTGGGCCGGGTCTTCTTTTATTTCAACCTGATCAAGATCAATATCGACTTTATACTTAAGATCATCTTCAAGATCTCGGTACGTAAGGTTAATAATGTTGTTTACTGACTTAGCTCTAATTTTGATAAAGAGGTACTCTAAATCAAACGTGGTAAGATCTTCAACGCTTACCTTCTCAGTAATAATACAGTTATTAATTACTTGCTTAACAGCATTAATAATGTCAGCCGCCTCACCACTCGACTGAGATGTAAGTAAGATCTTTTCTTCCTTGACTAGGAACGGACGATACTTTATAATCTCTCTTGTAGAGGGTAAGGTTAGCTCAAATATAGAATATCCAATTTTCGGTAAAGCCATAATAACTCCTTAAAATAAACCACGTAAACCACCAATAGCGAGCTTGCTATTGTTAACAACGTTGATGACGTCACCAATGCTGTTTGGTTTTCTAATATTGCTCAATACTTGCAGTGCCGATGTTGCACTCATTAACTTCTGAAGCACGCTGGCGGATCCAGGTACTACTTTATCTCCAAGATCAATCACCTCCCTCTTCCAATACTGATATGTAAACCCAACTGGTATTTTTACAAATGAATCAGTTTCGGCCCAGCTTAGAGGTATATCACCTAAAAATATAGGATAGGCATTGACCAATGTAACAATAGTAACAGTATTACCTGTCTCGTCTAATGCAGTAATCGTTATATTGGTCTGATATTCTTCTTTATAGTTAACTTCAAATGCGTTAGACTCAGTCGGGGATTTTGCAAAAACTACAATTTTATTCAACCATGCATAAAAGAATCTATGCACGTTATAATTACCATCACCGAAGAATGAAATGTTAACATCAACGAATGTAGCACCATACGGCTTCTTTTCATTTGGTCCAAACCCGTACCTTTTTATCTGTGTTGTATCAAGTAACACACCTGGTATCGATGTTGACTCGGCTAGGAATGGTATGTTTTTTACTGTAGAGTGATTTGATCCCTCAGCACCCATCATAGCACGAGGCGCTGGAATATCCACATAAAAGTGACTCGAGCGCGCTGGCCCATTCATTCCATTGATAGTAGACAGAACCTGGTTCAGGCTTTTTTTATTTGTACCAGACGCCTTTGTACCATTAAGAAAGGTGTCAAGATTTTTCTTTATTGAATCCGGTAAGAAGTCCTTCAATGCATTAACTGCACCTACTGCATTCTGACCTTTTGCAATAAATTCACCTATATTAGCCATTACTTGCCTTTTGTTATTATTCTTCTTGAGTCTTTATAAACCACTGCTGTTGTAGCACCCTTAAATTTCTGTAGAGGCAAGAACAAAGCAAAATCCCATTCTTTAGGATCTATGTAGATTAATCTTGAGTCTAATTGACTATTTAGATAGCGCTTAATACATGGTTGAAAGTACTTGAACTTAGCTGCACCACTCAGTATACTGTAGTTTAATTTAAGTCTAGTAGTCTCATCCATCTTATCATTGTTTAGGGTATCATACAATGCATCCATTAGCCTTGCTCTATAAATTGGAGGTAGGTAATGCATATTGATACCAAGGAAACCATCCTCAACTTTCTTAAAGGGAAATATTAGAGGGTACCTGTCGTAGTAAGGTAAAGTATCTTTATGCTTAGCATCATAGGCAAATAAAAACATCTGACCTACAACAGCCTTAGATTTTCTAGCTGCAGTATTACTATTTTGTAGGACTTTTTTAGTATCAACATTACGCATAGAGGAAGCTTTATCCCGTAGCCAATCCCTTGCCTCTACGCTACTTAGATCGGATTGCCCAGAATCCATTGCTTTTTGAAGCATGTTACCAAATAAAGTGCTCATTTAATCCCTAATTCTTTCTCTGTCATAACCATAAAACGCCATTTTCTATCTTTACAGTACTCTGTTGCGGCCTTCCATTTCGCCTCGTTTATACCGTATGTTAGTACTTCCCTCAAATATTTTCTATTATTTTTATTAGTCTTTATAGTTGGAGGAACAGACTGGCTCAGAGGTTTAACTTCTATAACTACCGTCTCTGTTACATTATCGGGTAATAATTTCTTAACCTTAAAGTCAGGATAATAGCGATGAATTTTATTATCTACTGGAGAACGATATGGAATGCAAAACTCCTCACTAGACCACTCCAGCACCTCTGGGTGACTATCTAAATACGACATGAGTTTAAGCTCCCAAGAGCTTCTGTAGATTATCTTAGTTGGATCTCCAACGTACTTGGAAATATTCTTTGGTTTAAAATAACCTTTATAACTCATATTAGTAGTGTATGACACCCCTATAAATATACGATAACAACAATAACAGGATAACCCATGGCAACTGGCTTTGATCCACAATCATTAGTGCAGAACTCAACACTTGCTCAGCAAGCTAAATCAATATTTAGCGGCGCAGGACAGACCTTTGATAAATTAACAAACGCGGTAGGTGGTGCAGTCAGTGGGCTTGCATCGAGTCTAGGTCAGGCAGGTCTGCCTTCTGCAAGCGCCCTGCTAACAAGTATTTCCCAACTTAGCGCTTCTACACCCATATCAAAATTTACGGACTCATTAAGCAATACAACACGCATTGATGACCTAACACCACAAGAATCAAAGCCAGATCCTAGCCAGCAAGGCTCACTTCAATTCCCATCTGATATTACTGATAAGTTTATTAGGTTTACATTTGCATCCTATTACCAACCTGGTCCGTTATTTAAACGAGAGATAATTCCATCAAGATCTATTATTCTACCTATACCTGCAGATCTAATAGAAAAACACGGTGTGCAATATTCCGAAAAGCAACTTGGCGTATTAGGTGTATTGCAAGAATCTGGTATGCTTGGTAGCGCGGCAGCAGGCCTTCAAAATCTTACAACAGAATCTGCTGGAAAGGCGGGTGAGGCTTTAGGTAGACTAGCTGGAGATGCTGGTAATGCTGCAGCAATTGCAAGAAACGTAATCGGGGCTATTTCTGATTCTGCTGGAAACGCATTTGATAGGGCGACCGGAACGATTCTTAATCCGTACAACGCGCTTCAATTCACTGGTATCGAGTTAAGAAATCATTCATTTAAATATAAATTCTCACCTAACAACGCTACCGAATCACAAACACTCAAAAATATAATTAAGGAGTTTAAGCTAAGAATGCTACCTGAAAAGGTAGGGTTGCTTTTTAATTTTCCTGATGTATGTACTATTGAATTTTCTGATAGGGAAAATGCTCTATATTATTTTAAGAATTGCTATCTTAAAAGTATAAGTGTTAATTATGCACCTTCAGGTAATCCGGCATTCTTTATTGGAGGAAAAAATCCAGTTGAAGTTGAAATATCATTAGAGTTTGGTGAAATTGAACCGGTTACACGTAATGATATTATAAAGGGTGACTTTACGGGTAGTCTTGGCTCGGCCATATCTTCCGATAGACAAACTTCTCAACAGGCCGATTCAGCTGTCTAAGCTAAACGAATAATAGGAATGGTCAATGTATAATTTATTTAGTCAATTTGGAGTAGTACTTTACAATGGTGTACCTGTCAGGAACATTCTTACAAGGGTAGCTTTTTCTGATATTATTAAGAAAACAGGCGGTGTTTACCATCCGTATATTGTAGAGGATGGTGAAAGACCAGATGCTATTGCCTATAATTATTACGGGGATTCAAGATACAGCTGGATAGTGTATATGAGTAATAATATTATGGATCCTTACTATGAATGGCCGATGTCTCAAAACGAGTTTGATAGATTTATAACGAAAAAATATGGATCAAGAGAATTAGCTATGAAGAAAATTCTTTACTGGAAAGACAATTGGCAAACGGATGATAGAATTATTAACGTCGCAACTTATAATTCATATCCGGTGTTTATAAAAAAATATTGGTCACCCATATTAGGATATAATAATAGTATCGTTAGCTACTCTCGCACCCCAACGACTGATACAATTGAAACTAATAAAATGCTCGAGGTTACAATATCACCAACTATTTCAATTAATGGTGCAAATTATACAGTAACAGATAACTTAGTATCGGATAATTTTGCTGTAGGGGATTTAGTTGGACAGTATGATAGCAGTGGTATTTTAACTGCTACTGGAGAAATAACCGTAATATATGATGATTATAAATTTAATATCAAGCACATACAGGGTAATTTTGTTTACTACTTTAACACTGTGTTTGGCCAAAACCTTACAAATCAACTACTTACATGGGTGAGTACTACACCAATAACAGTAGGCGCAACAACTACATATCAAGTTGTATTTAATAATCAATTACCAAACAACAACATTAAAGTTGGAGATAAAGTCACAGTAACAGGAATTAATCCAACTACATTTAATACATCAGCTATAGTCACTGCTATAAGCAGTGCAGGAACTATTACCTTAACGTATACTAGTAATCCAGGTACATTTATATCGATTCCAACATTGGCATATGCAGTAAAAACAATCTCGTATAGTAGCACAATATACAAATTATCAGATAAATCTAAATTAATATACCCTACCACTATAAGATCTGTTGGTAATATATTTTTTGATTTTCCTGAAAATACTTACGGTAATACTGATGATGTAAACAATCAAGTACTAACATATTATTCTCCTGTATTTGCATATGACTATGAATCCGATCTCAACACCCAAAAGAGGTCTATAAGGTTAATTGATAGAGCATACGTTGATCAAATTGAGCGCGAGTTAAGTGAAATCATATGATGACTAAGGTATATGATCCAGGTGATATAAAAATACTTGCCATCAGGTTAACAAACTATAATAAATCTGCGATATCTGACATTAGAGGCCAAGTTATTTCATTGTCTATATACGAAGATATGGAGCAGCCTTCGATTTATGCCGAAATAATACTTAAAGATGGTGTAAATTTAGTTAAAGATTTTCCTATAATAGGAGAAGAAGATCTTGATATATCATATATCACCCCCGGTAGGGATAAACCATCTCTATTTAAACTGAGGGTATACACTGTTACTGGTGGTAGTGCAGATCCTAGTAATCAATCATCGGTGTATGTTATTAAAGCTGTTTCATATGAACATATAGTAAATGGTATTAATTTAACTGAAAGAAGTTTTAATGATACAGTTACAAATATTGTTACTAATATTATAAAGACAGATGTAGAAACAAATAAAAGTTTATTTGTAGAGGAGACGAGAGGTATTGTTCCATATACCGTGCCTCGCATGACTCCTTTTCAAGCTATCGACTTACTCAGACAGCGCGCAATTGCAAAAAGACCTTCAGGAGGAGTATTCGTATTCTTTGAAAATCAATATGGAATAAATTTTACATCGATTGAGAAACTTATTGAAGATGGAAAGCCGCTAGTAGGTTCTAAAATATTTACACATTCTCCTCAGACTGAGGCTGACCCGGCAAGACAAACGTATAGCTGGCGAAACATTATTCAGATGGAACAGTTAAGTAAGTTTGACACAATTGAAAAACTTACAAAAGGATATTACAAAAACGCTATACAATCTTACGACATGCTGACTAAGTCGTTTAATATTACTCAATTTAAAATTAGTGAGCACGCTGATAAGTTTACTTACAGTGATAAAAACGCAACCATACCTAATACCGATAGCTTCTTGAAAACAGCTACAGGAGGCTCTCCAACATACATGTTTACACCTAAGGATTCAAGTAAAGGCAACGACTTCATACCAGATCTAATGGGGTACAGGCAAACGTTTGTACTTTTGTTTAATCAGGTGGTAGTAAGGTGTATGGTTTACGGGGATAACTATCTTACTGTTGGAGATCTAGTACAACTTAACCTACCTGACACATCCGGTACAACAAATAGTAAGACTAATGATAGTAGATATTCAGGAAAATACTTAATTACTAAGTTAAGGCATATAATTGTGTATGAAGAAAATAAATTTAAGCATCGAATTGTATTTGATTGCAACCGAACAGGGGTAGGAACATGACAACGCGAAGCATGGGCGATGAAGGTTTCAGGTGGTTTGTCGGGGTGGTGGAAGATAGAGATGATCCTTTGCAGCTAGGTAGGACTAAGGTAAGAATATACAACCTACACTCCCCTAATAAAAGTCTTACACGCACAGAAGATTTGCCATGGGCACAGATCATGAACGGAGTGAACGACTCAAACCTTAACAAGGTAGGAAGATCACCTACTGGTATTCTAGTTGGTACAACCGTAATCGGATTCTTTATGGATGGACGTGACGGTAATTTACCCGTCATTATGGGGTCACTTGCAGGTATACCAGATAACAATATTGTTAACCATGATGTCTCGCTCGAAGCAAGAGGTACAAACCCGATTGTTAAGCCTGTGCTTGGTACTGAGCCAAGTTCAGCTTATAACGCTAAATACCCATATAATAAAGTACTGAGAACTGAAAGTGGGCATGTAATAGAAATTGACGATACACCGGATAATGAAAGAATACATTGGTATCATAAGAGCGGCACATACACAGAAATAAATCATGATGGTAGAATGGTAACAAAGGTTGTAAATGATGACTATCAAGCTGTAGCTGGCAATCGCGACGCGTATATTGACGGTAATGTTAACGTCAGGGTTAACGGATCCGATACTCAATCTATAGGTGGTAGTCGTGAGGTTTATATTGAGGGTAATGTTAACGTTAGGGTTAACGGGTCATACACCCTCAATGTTTCAGGTCCTATAGTTATTAACGGTAGTACGGTCAATATTAATCAAGGGACGAGGGGCGCAGCCCGTATTGGTGATATTGTTCCTGATACGGAAGTAGACGGTACCCAAGGTATCAAGACAGGTTCAGGTACAGTATTCATCGGAGGCTAATAAATGGCATTAGTAAAACATACAAGTAGTATAAACGTTAGACCGGTTAACACGGAATTTTATTCTGATTTTTATACTAACTTTGATAAGCACCCTGATAAAAATGATGTACTCAAATACTCTAATGAAGAGTCGGTAAAGAGGGCTATTAGAAATATATTACAGACTAATAGAGGAGAGAGGGTATTTAATCCTACATTTGGTAGCAATATACGTAAATTTTTATTTGAAAACATCACACCAATAACAGAGTCCCTTATACGTGAGCAGGTCGAAACTTCAATTAATAACTTCGAACCCCGCGCCAAGCTTATAGATGTTATAGTATCAGGGTATCCTGACGATAACGCATATAATATAACAGTCGTTTTCTCTACACTAAATACAATCGACCCAATTGTACTAAGCGTACTTCTCAACAGGATAAGGTAATGTCTAATACCACTATAAGTTTAGTTGATCTTGATTTCGAGACAATTAAAAGTAACTTTAAAAGCTATCTAAGAAGATCTAATTCAACCTTTAAAGATTATGATTTTGAAGGATCTAATTTAAGCCAGCTAATAGATGTGCTATCGTATAACACATACCTAAACTCATACTATTTAAATATGGTAGCTAGTGAAATGTTTCTTGATACTGCATCATTAAGGGATAGTGTAGTATCTCACGCCAAAGAGCTTAACTATGTGCCAAGAAGCTTCAGGTCAGCAATGGCGACTGTTTCCTTTTCTATATTTACTGACAACCCAGGCGGTGCCCTTACCGTTCCAAAAGGCACTACATTTACATCTAAAATTGGTAGTAATAACCATTCATTTACTACTACCACAAACATTAACTTTACAGCAAATTCTACTGGTCATTGTAATATTGAGCTTGATATTTACGAAGGATCATACCTAACTGATGTATTTTCCTACGATGCTTCAAACACTATACAGAGATTTGTATTATCAAATTATACTTTAGATACAAGATTTATAAGTGTAATTTCTATAGAGAATAACGGCGCCAATAATATTACATATAACACGTATACATCTTTACTCGGAGTAAGTGGTGATACTAATGCAGTATTTATTCAAGCAGCTGAGAATAATCAGTATGAAATTAGATTCGGTGATAATATAAAGGGTAGAACACCAAAAAGTGGATCTACTATAGCTGTAAGTTACCTTGCAGGTAGTGGTGAAATGCCTAATGGTGCATCAGTATTTAATATAGATGGACCCATTGGTGGATTTACTAGTATTTCTAGTATAACTGCTATATCACCAGCATCAGGTGGCAGCATTTACGAGAGTGTAGAGAGTATTAAATACAACGCACCTAGGTATTATCAGACCCAAGGCCGTGCAGTTACAGTAAGCGACTACGAAACATTACTTACTGTTAATTATCCAGAAATATCAAGCGCGTCAGCATACGGAGGTGAAGATTTAGAGCCTCCAGTTTATGGTAAGGTATACGTTGCAGTAGATATGCTAACGGCAGACGGTGTCACAGAAACCAATAGCGCAAAGTACTATAAGTTTTTAAAGGCACGTACTCCTATTTCGATTGATCCTATTATAATTAACCCCGATAGACTTTATGTTGAGGTTGATGCTATAGTCAGATATAATACCAATATTACCAATCTTACAATTAATGACATAGTAACAGCTGTATCAGTAAAAATAAGCACCTATAATGACATATACCTTAACGGGTTTAAAAAGACTCTAAGATATAGTAAACTAATAGAGCAAATTAATAATACACATGAAAGTATATTAGGCGTTGATCTTGAGGTCAATCCGTTTAAAAAGTTTATACCTACTACAACTTCATCGTATAGTACAGTTATTAACTTCGGTTTTGCACTAGCTAAGTCGTTAATTATTTCATTAGAAGAATCTATAACCGCATCTGTACCTGCAATTAGATCTACTCCTATGATGCGAGAAGGCGTTTCTGTGTTTATTATGGATGATGGTAATGGTATAGTTAATCTATATACATCCTCATCTAGCGGGGTTCAAACTAAAATAGTATCAATAGGTACAGTTGATTACACGATGGGGCGAGTTCTTATAACATCTATGAGCATTGATAGTTTTACTCCCGCATCAGGCGCCCATGTACATTTATACGCCAACCCACTATCAAATGATATATCAGCAACCAGAGATCAAATTATTGTAATTTCTGATGATGATATATTCGTAACAGCAGAAGCAATAACCGAATGATCGATATTGAAAACAATATAATACCTTTAATAGAAGGTCAGTTTCCTGCTTTCTATGAAGAAGAGGGACCGCTGTTCGTTTTATTTGTAAAGGAGTATTATGAGTGGCTTAATACTCAAACATACAATATTGATGGAGTCAATGTAGCAGGCGGCGCAATATACCAATCTAGATCACTACCAAATTATAGAGATATTGATAAGACAGCGGATGAGTATCTTGTACACTTTAAAGAAAAGTATCTTAAGAATATTAATTTTAATTCAGAATCTAATCGTAGAACGCTTATAAAAGCAGCCCATGATTTGTTTGCATCAAAAGGATCAGAATTATCTATTGAGTTGTTATTTAATTTACTTTATGGAATAGGTGTGCAGGTTTATACCCCAGGCGATGCAGTTTTTAAGTGCTCAAATGCAAGGTGGACTATTCCAAAATATCTAGAAGTTCTTCCTACGTATAAGTCGCCTTTGCTTGCAGGTCAGCAAATAATAGGTTCGAGATCAGGTGCCACGGCCTTTGTAGAATATGTAATTACAAGACAGATCAATGGAAGATTTATAGATTTATTATTTCTTTCTAGCATTGATGGATTGTTTTTAGTAGATGATGTTGTTTCAACAGATGGTATTATTGCTGATTCTCCTACAGTAACAGGCTCATTTAATAGTATTGATATAACTCAGGCTGGTGATGGGTTTGTGGTTGGAGAGGAAGTAAATATAGTTTCAGCGTCGGGGGTAGAGGGCAGAGCGTTTGTTACATCGATAGAGGCAGTTACTGGTATCGTTCAGTTTGCTCTTAACGATGGGGGATGGGGATTTTCAACATCATCTAACACACTCGTTTCTCAAAGTTCTCTATTACTTACTAATATAATAAACGCTAATACAGAAATTACATCATTTACTAAATTTGAATTTGTTGAACAAAATAACTTTAGTCTTGCACTTAGTAATATAACCGGCAGTCTATCTACGGGTAACATACTTGCAACACCAGAAGGATCCTTATCAGTTGTTTTAAGGGTTGATCCTGGTGCAAATCCTAATACCGCAACTGTTCTTATCAACCCGGTATCTGGTACTACCTTTTCAAACAGCATAATGTTCTCACCCAACAGTGCTTATGTTTATGTTGATAGAACTCTAGGATTTACACAAGGCAATGTTGTCAAACAGAATAACGGTACAAGTGATAATGCTAGGGGGGCTGTAAAGAGTACTGCTAATGTAGTGGTTTTAAACATCAATAGCGCAGTTACTGCGGCTAATGGTATTCACGTAGGTACATTTGTTATTCAAGCAACAACTCTTGCTACAGGCCGAGTTGTTGCTATTAATCGTGAAGCTAATTTTGTTTTTACAGCCGTAAACGCCATAGCAGTTTCCGTATCAACAGGTACATTTAGCGGTACTGATGCTATTAATATGTATGCAGATGCTGCAGGTATTAGCTATCTTTCAGTAGCAACACCGACGTCAATAATAAACGCACGCCAACTTGAACTAGAAGCAGTAACAGGTCTGTGGTCGGCTGGAAATACTATCATTTCTGAAAGTGCCTCCGCTATCACAGGTACAACATTACTTGCAAGTGCTGTTGGTGGAAAATTTACTTCAAACACCCAGTATCTTTCAACCGGTCAAATTATTGGATCTAATACTAGTGCAATTGGTATTATTTTAGAAAGTAATACATTTTTTGGTACAGGTCTAAGTACTATAAGGGGGCTAACATCTAATACATACGCCAATGTGTATCAGGTTTCTACTGGATCTAGTGCTGACTTTCAGGTTGGTTTTATTAGTGATTCAGAGACAGTTCTACTATCTCCGGACTTATTAAATGGTAATAATCAAGGGCCTAACGGACCAGATACCCTGCCTTCGGTTCCATGGGCATCCATGTTAATATCAGGTGCTAATAGTTCATACAATAACCTACATTCTGTATACATCGAGTCTGGAGGTACGGGGTATAGTAATACTGACACAGTCGTGCTAACGTCAGGGAGAAACATTAATGCTGCAAGTCTTACATATACAGTTGGAGCATTTCTTTCTAATACTTTTATAAGTCCCCTAGAGCTAACTCCATCGGGAATATTTTTTAAATACACTGGTACTGAAATGTACTTAGTAGGTACCACATCCGATAAAATACACCAGTTCACATTATCAACTCCATGGGCAGTAAATACAGCAACATATACTGCTAATGTAAGCGTAAATCCTCAGGGTGCAAATCATCAAGATGTCTTTATATCATCAGATGGTAAATTTGTCTACACGGTTGAATCTAGCAGTGATAGAGTTCATCAGTATACCATGGCCACCCCATGGTCAATAGCTACTACAGCCTTTACGCGAACGTTTCAATTATCCGCCGCCTACCAGGCATTAGAGAGTGGTACTGTTGGAATGACCTTTAAACCGGATGGTACTAGCTTTTATCTTATAGGATCTGCTGGAGATACCATAGTACAGTTCGATCTTTCGGTTGCATGGGATATATCTACTGCATTTCAATCAAGTAAATCTCTTTATGTTAATCCTATTGAAACCAACCCAGGCGCATTAAGAATAACAGAAGACGGTACCAGGTTTATTCTTATTGGTACTACTGGTGATAGAGCACATGTATATAATCTAACTACACCCTGGGATATATCAACAGGTGTATTCGTAGGATCATCAAGCACTTGGGCAACCCTTGGCGCCGGACAAGCCGTTCCACAATCCGAAACAGGCGCAACAGGCTTTTATATTAAACCGACCGGTGATAAGTTATACGTTATAGGTACTGCAATAGATACGGTTGCGGAATACAATGTAGCCAACGCCGGTGTTGTTCCACTTTCGAATGCTACTATTATTACGAATGCATCCGGAGTTATAACAGCATGCACACTTGGAGCATCTAAGGGTGGTGCAAATATATTTTCAACACCTATAGCAACAGTACTTAATTCATCTGGAGGAGCTTCTACAGGATCGGCCGCAAGTCTAATTCCTGTATCTTCTCTAGGATTTCCAAAATATGCACTTGGGGATATAACATTTACTATTCTTGATCTGCTTAGATTTAATACAAGAACGATTGGAACTATTGCTAGTCTAACTGCAATCAATCCAGGTGAAAATTATAACCTGGACCCATTTGTGCTTGTACGTGAAGATTTGGTTGCAGCATACGGTAAGCGCGATTACATAATGAACATTACTAATCTAAGTAAAGGTACTGGGTTTACTCCTAATGAATTAGTAACGCAGTCATCAGGTACACCTGCACTTACATTACTATCAAGTGCCTTTGTTTATAATAATTATGGTCCAACCCTTTCGTCTATAGTTACTGCAGCAAGTACAAACATACTACTTGTAGCGACGGTAGCAGCTAGCAACACAATTACAGGTGCATCGTTAACTAGTGCTGTAATTCAACCTGGTATGTATGTTTCAGGTACAGGTATCCCAACCAATACGTATGTTGTATCGGTTAGCAGCGGAGTATCAGCAGTTCTTTCAAACGCTGCTACTGCCAGCAGCGCCGCTACAGCTCCAGGAACCATCACTATAACTACAAGTGGTACAGTAATTTTTGGGGCTGCGTTAACTACAGCAGCAATCGAGCCAGGAATGTATGTATACGGAACAGGTATACCAAATGGTGCATTAATTATTTCAATTAATACCGGTGTATCGGCAGTTATATCTCTACCTGCTACAGCTTCTGGTACCATCACACTTACTACCGCCTATGGAATAGTTAGGAATGCATATGAGGTCGGTGAATTTATAACCACTAATAATGGTATTTCTATTACAGGGACAGGGACAGTTTATAGTACTACAGCATCCGGTGGAGTAACTACCACAGTTCTTACATCAAACACCGGTACATTCAACTCTACTATATCAACATCTAAACTCGCAGTAAGTACAAATGTTGGATTTAGTGTAGGGGATGCTGTTACTCAGTCAGGTGGTGGTAGTGGTACAGTGCTTGTAACTAATACAAGCACGATGATTATCAGAAATGTAACCGGTACATTTGCAATAAGCGGTAATAAAATAACTGGTACAGGTACTGCAAATGCTAATATTACTGCAGTGACCAGTGCATTTAACGTGTATCAGATGTCAGGATCGACGTCAAAAGGCCTTACAAATATTAGCGGATATTCTGCATGCACCGCATCATCTGTTGCAACAGGTAGAATAAAAAACCTTTCAAATACTTCTACTCTGTTTATAAAAAGGACTAGCTTGTTTGATGAGTTCATTAATAACGGAGGTACGTTAGTCGGAGAAATTTCCGGTGAGACTGCTACTGTAGTTTTTAGTGCCCCTGATACATCTTCTGATATAATTGGCCTTAACGCTAATATAACTGCTAATGTTATAACAACGACCGGTTCAATAACTGACTTAACACTCGTAGACTCTGGGATTTCATTCTATCAAGATCAAGGCGCCACATTCAGTTCGTTAGATGGTGCAAGGGTTGGAGCTGGTAAGATTAATCTTGGTGGTATAGGTTCCGGGTCTGGTAGATATACAACGTTTAGCGGCATATTGGACGATGTTAATTACATACACGATGGTGAATATTATCAGGAATACTCGTATGAAGTACAGAGTAACAAACCACTAGATACATATTATAACGTACTTAAGCAACTGCTGCATGTTGCTGGAACTAAAATGTTTGGAAGAGTAGTTACATCTTCAACCAGCATTATAGGAACTGATATAGTCCAGAGCAGCAAGACTATCGAACTAACTCCATAAATAAAGACATGACCAAATTAGTAACAAAAGTTTTTAGTAAACATCTTATAGATCAGTTTGTCGAATCATTTACTGAGCCTGCTAATAGCGTGTATTACCTTGCCGCAAGTAGGCATATACCTTACAGTACCTCTAGTGGTGGTAGTGATGATTATCCACCTACACCCGGGGATAGCGTCCAAGATACACAGGTAGACCCCTACAATACTATGGTATTCGGAAAAAAAGTAACTTCATCTGATATATCACTTATGATACCCAGGTACAACTGGACTACTGGCACAACCTATACATCATATGACCATACTGATTCAGCATTGTTTGACAAACCTTTCTATGTCGTATCTTTTTCAGGTTCAGAATATTTTATTTATAAGTGTCTTGAAAATAATAGAAATAATCCTTCAACCGTCGATCCAATATCCAGTACGTCAGAAGTCGCATTTAACCATATAACTACCGGTGATAATTATAAATGGAAGTTAATGTACAGGCTGCCAATGGCTACATTTGAAAAGTTTGCAACAGCTGATTACATGCCGGTAGCACTAAGTAGTAACGTTTCAACTAATGCAATATCTGGTTCTATTGATTCAGTCAGAGTAGATTCCGGCACTCGTAATTGGATTTCTTCTTCTACTGGAGTTTTTAGTTCTGATGATATAGCTACCAGTATTCCAGATGGGCTAGGAACTCAACTGACGTACAGATTAAATGCTAATTCATCAACTAGTTCTGATTTTTATCAGGGTAGTGCTCTATATATTTCTTCTGGTATAGGTGCAGGACAGCAAAGAAAAATTCTTTCATATGAAGCTGTTACTAAGATAGCTGAAATAGACAGTCCGTTTGATGTAACCCCGCTAGCAGGATCTACTTACCTAACAGCACCGTATGTTACTATTACTGGTGATGGAGAAGGTGCAGTAGGTTTTGCAGCTGTAGCTTCAAATACAACAGTTAACAATTTTATTTATAGCGTATTAATAACTAACAGGGGCAGTAACTACACGTATGCAAGCGCAGTAGTGACTGGTAATACTGGTGGTGATTCATATCCCCAAACAAATACAGTAGTCACTCCTATCATACCTCCAATAGGGGGACATGGGTATCGTACTGTACAGGAACTAGGCAGTGATTCTATCGGTATTAGTGTTACTTTTGCAAACAACGAAAGTGGTTTTATTCCAGTAAGTAACGATTACCGCCAGATCATATTACTTAAGGATCCGTTATTTGATGGAGTCACATTAACCTTATCTAGCGCAACCGGTACATTTAGCCCTGGTGAGACTATTAATCAAATTTCATACTCAACTTTAGTGGGAACGGTTGTTTGTAGCGCAACCTCCACTACAATAACCGGTACCGGTACTGAGTTTTTATCAGCTTTTAAACCTGGTGATTCTATATTGTTAACTGATACTATTAGTACTTCTAAAAGCTTGAGAACGGTAGATACAGTTACTAGTAATACAATTCTTTCAGTAACATCAAACGTATCATTCACACGTGCATCAGGTCAGTATGTTACAGTAGCTAAGGCCACAGTATTAGCAACTGGTATTAAGGTTGGTAATACAGGTAATTTCATTACAATGTCTAATACTGAGGCAAAATTTTATACAGGTAAACCAGTCATAGGGTCCGTCTCTGGATACTTTGGCCCAAACGTAACAGCGATCAACGTACAGGATCACAACTTTAATAATTGGTCAACGTTTGATAATAGAACAAAAATATCATACATAAGTAATAATCAAGTGTTTAACACAGATGGGGTGGTATACCAAACAGCGACCGCAGATAGTAGCCAATCAAACGCATATTTTCATTCAGCTAATGCCTCATTTATTTTTATAACTGATGATAGAGGACCTATTAACGCCGCCTCAAATGAGTATCTTCAACAGATAGGTAGTCCTGCAACATATGTACTTGGCGGAACTAAGTACCCACCCGACATTGTAAGATCGTCTGGAGAGATCGTATACATAGAGAACTACAGCCCAATTACAAGATCAGATAATCAATCAGAAACCTTCAGATTAATTCTGAAATTCTAAGAGGACAATATGCCAATAGAGACAAATCTAAACACCACTCCATACTTTGATGACTATGATGAAGATAAGCAATTTCATCGCGTACTTTTTAGACCGGGTGTAGCGCTACAGGCAAGGGAACTTACCCAACTTCAATCAATTCTTCAAAATCAAATTGAGAGATTTGGTAACAATATCTACCTTAAAGGTACTATTATAAGTGGATGTACTCTTTCAGCTGACTACGCTTATAATTATATAAAGATTTTAGACTTACAGGAAAATGGTGCACCAGTATCTCTTCAATCATATACTGAAAAGATTGGCATACAAGAAGCATCAGGCCTGAAAGCGTCTATAGTTAACTATGTATCCGGATTCCAAACATCAAATCCTGATTTAAATACCTTATATGTCAAATACTTAAATACAGGATCAAGCGGTGAAAAAGTTTTTGCTGCAGATCAAGTCATTAAAATATATAGTCCAACTCTTCCTATTGAATCTATTAGTATTGCAACTGGGGGGACAGGATATTCAAATAGTGATATAGTAGTTATTTACGGTACTTCTGGTACAGGGGCTACAGCAACAATAACGACCAACAGTCTGGGTAAAATTATCGATATATCGATGACCAATGGAGGAACGTCATATTCTACTGTACCTGGGGTATATATTACATCAAGTGCAACTGCAGGGTCTATTACTGTAATTGGAGCATATACTACCACCGGTGGTATTACTGGATACCCGTCATCACATTCTGGTAGTATAGGAGATGGATATATTGTTGGTGGATCTACTTTATATATCTGGAGCGGTACTGCTTGGGTTAAATCTGACGGGTCAGGGGCTATATTTACAGCGCTTAATTATAATGCTCAAATTAGAGTCGCAAGTGATAGCTTTACAGCACCAGTCGGTGTAGGTGCAGCTATAAAGACAAGTCGTGGTATAATATATCAAAAAGGAAACTTTATACAGGTTAATGAGCAAACAGCTTTATTACAAAAGTATACCACATACGTAGATAATAAAGTAGTAGGATTCTATACTAACGAAAGTATTGTTAACAGTAATATAGATTCAACCTTATTGGACATAGCAACCGGTACTCCTAACTTTGCGGCTCCTGGTGCTAACAGATTAAAACTTAATCCAACGCTCTCCGTTCTTTCTGCTGATGCTGCATCTGCCAATAACGACTATCTACCTCTTTTAGAATTTCAACTAGGCAATATTGTTAAAGACAGAACAAGCACACAGTTTAACTCCGTAAATAAGGAGCTTGCCAAGCGCACTTTTGAAGAAAGTGGTAACTATGTGTTAGAGGCCTTTAGTCTTGATACATCTACCGTTCCAACATCGAATGCTACTGTAAATAATAGTAATTATTTTACTACTGTATTAAGTCCAGGTACTGCATATGTTTCCGGGGAGCGGGTTAATTTACTAAACACAATTAAAGCATTAGTAAGAAAAGGCCTTGACACTATTACTGTACCTAATCAGTACATTAATACCTCGTATGGCAATTACGTTATTGTTAATGAACTACAGGGCAACTTCGATGTGCGCGCAGGTACTACTGTTAGTTTAAAGAGTGCAGCTGCCACTTCACTGACACTTAATACAGGTACAATACCATCACCGGGTGTAACCGTTGGTACAGCAGTAATTAGATCTATTGAATATATGGCTGGTACTCCTGGCACACCTGCTGCTACTTATAAGCTGTATCTCTTTAATATCAACATGCAAGCCGGTAGGTCATTTAAAGATGTAAAGGCAGCCCATATCACTAGCACCGCAGTTGCTGATATTGTGCTGGTAGGTAGTCCTGCAATAGCTGTGCTTAACGATACTGAACGCGACACACTAGTATTCAATACAGGATCGTACGCTGTACAGCAGCTAACATCTACTCAATTTATTTATAGAACATCTAGTACTACTAGTATTGGTGTAACTGGTTCTGTATCTTTTACAGTATCCGGAGAGAGTACTTCATTACCGTACGGCGTCGGCGCCCTGGGCAGTACTGATAAGCAGGACTTTATAGTTATACCTACAACTGCATTTAGATTTAATGCAAACAATGCAGGCACTGTAACTGTTGCTGATGCTAGTACTACAATGGTTGTCGGTTCAGGTGCATCCTTTACTACCTCATATGTTGCCGGGGATTACATTTCTATTAACAACGTTGTAAGACGAATCAACAGAATTATAAACAATGATTCGTTAGAATTAACAGCAGCATACGGTACTACTGTATCATCAGGTATAGCTCACTTTACCGCGTTTCCAGCGCTTACCCCTATTGATTTTACAAGAGCTGGACGCAGTATAACAGTAGCATCAACAACCTCATTTACACTTAATATAGGTGCGGCTATTAATACTGCTACGAATATTACAATATACCATAATTTATTGGTTGTAAATGCACCGATTAAAACAAAAACCTTAGTTGCTAACGTACATGTTAAATTATCTACTTCTTTAATAACTGCCTCAACAGTAGGTCCATGGTGTCTAGGAATACCTGATGTACTTTCAGTTGAAGGTGTTTACATTGGTTCAGGCTCGTATGCAACCGATGATACTACAAATTTTGTTAATGATTTTGTATTAAATAATGGTCAGAAAAATAATATCTACGGTCTAGCATATCTTTCTAAAAAACCAGGATCAACAGTAACCCTTACCGGTGCTAATCAATTGGTTGTTAAAGTAAAGGCATTCCAAATAAGTGATGGTAGATATGCTTCTGCGCTATCATATCCAGTAGACGATGCGTCCGCTACTCTACCGAGTAACAAGATAAGAACACAGACTATTCCTATCTACATTTCACCGTCATCAGGTGAGGCTATTTCCCTAAGAGATGCTATTGACTTTAGGCCTCATGTAAGTAATACTGCAGTATTAGCTACTGTTTTGGCTTCAGCATCTATCGATCCTTCTTCAACTGAAACCTTGGTGGCTAGCGCTGATAAGTACTTCCCTGCGCCTTCTGAGTCTTTCCAGGGTTCAGTAGTTTCTTATCTAAGTAGAATTGATAGAATTAATTTGACCCAACAAGGTCAAATGAAAATAGTCGAAGGCGCGCCTGCCAACAATCCCCTACCACCACCTGTAGATACAGGGTGTATGGATCTTGGACTGTTAAACGTTGCTCCATTCCCAAGCCTACCATCAAAGGTAGCTTCTGCTGCTGGTAGACCTGATCTTAAGAATTCAATCAGACAGTCACAGACCCGTAGATATACCATGTCTGATATCAGTAGTCTGGATAAACGCATTCAAAGATTAGAATATTACACTGCGCTTAATACAATTGAAGCTAAAACTAAAAATCTAACCCTTACTAGTGAAGCTAACACGTCACTTGAAAGGTTTAAGAATGGATTTTTTGTTGATCCTTTAAATGACTACAGTATTTCGAATCTCAATGATGGGGAGTTCAAAGCATTAATTGACCTGGATAGGACTAGATTAACCCCGCAGCAAATTATCACCCCAATTGATTTAAAGTACTCAGCTACCGGGAGTACTAATGTTGTAAAGAATTTGGACTTAATTACTCTCCCTTACACCTCTGAAGTACTAGTAAGTCAACCACATGCTAATAAAGAAAGAACTTTAGTAACAGGATTCTGGAGTTTTGTTGGAAAAATGACAGTTGTTCCTAGAGTAGATAATTTCTTTGACACTCAAGTTACCAGCACTTCGGTTATTGATATTAACATTGCCGATCCGCTTAGGGCGCTTACAGACACAGTTAATCAAACCTTAGGTGCAATTAATTTAACTCCTAATGCCATTAAGACTACTAGTAGTGGAGTATCATTAACAGGCACACAATATTCAAACCCAGATGCGTGGACTGTTAGAACTACACAAAACTTTGCAGAGACTCTAACAACCACCTTAGGTGTAAAGAATAACCAGATCACTGTTGCTCCTACAGTAACCACAACACAGGATGTAGGTTCATATCTTAAGAGTGTTAATATTAACACATACATTAAGGCCCAAAGAATCTGCATGCACGTTGCCGGTCTAAGACCAGGTGCACAGCACTGGGTATTTTTTGATGGTATAGATGTTACAGACCGTTGTTCCCAAGCTGATCTGATATCCAATATAACCGATCCTAATAAAGCTTCTGTTGATAATTTTAATCCAAGAACTAATAAGAATACCGGTGCTGGGTCACTATTTGCTGATAGCACTACCGGTATCTTATCAATTATTCTGTATTTACCTAATGATACCTTTGCATCAGGTGAAAAGACAGTACTAGTAATGGATGTAAGTTCACTTGCATCAGAAACTAGCGCTACTTCTAAATCTACTGGTAAATTCTCTTCATTTGGAATATCTGGAACTTCCGGTAATATTACAGCATCCACAAAAACATTTAACACCACCTCTGGAAGCCCGTTCGCAAATAAGACAATTGATAGTACAGAGGTTCTTAACACTACAACTAATAGGTGGTCTACATCAACTCAAGTTTCTAACTATCCACCTCCTCCTCCACCTCCCCCACCAGGCGTCGGGCCCATGGGCGGCCGCGGGGGCCCCGATCCATTAGCACAGACGTTCTATATTCAAGCACAGGGTCAGGTTGAATACGTGCACCTTACATCTATAGATATTTACTTTAAGGCTAAAGATGCCAATCTAGGCGTGTCATTAGATATAAGGGAAGTATCAGATTCTGGTGATGTGCTTCCATACATTTTAGGATTCGGTTCAGTGTATTTGCCTAGCGCATCGGTAAGTGTAGATAGTACACAAGCAAGCGTTGCAACAACATTTACATTTAGTTCACCTCTGCTAGTTAAGGCCGGACGTGAATATGCAATAGTACTTACGCCGGATGGTGGATCACCAGACTATAGAGTATGGACAGCTATACCTGGTATTGCTGATGTATTGAATCCAACATTAACACCTAATAAAACATGGGGTGATGGTACATTATTTTACTCAACAAGCAACAGAGCCTTTACTGCAATTCAGGACGAGGATATTAAATTTAGAGTTAATTATGCAATGTTTACACAAGTTTCAGGTACCGCAGTTCTTACTAACGACGATTCTGAATACTTAACTATTACTAATACTTCTGGTTCATTTAATGGAGGTGAGGATGTTGCGCAATACGCAAACTCATTCTTAAATACAACTATAACTACTAATAGTGCCTGTAACGTTATTTTAACTGGATCATCTCTGACCTCAGTACTAGCTCCAGGTACTTCGATTTTAATAGCTTATGGTACAGCAAATACAATTGGTCCAGGTACAGTTCAATCAGCAGGGCTAACCATAACTAATGCAACATCAACCAGTACTTCTTTTATTACTACCATGAATTTTACAAGCGGTAGCTTTATTAGAATTGGTAATGAAATAAGGCAGGTTATTGCAGTTAACTCCGAAAACTCTCTTACTATTGATGTACCATTAAATACTGCAGCAGCAAGCAACAACCATTACACTGTTGTGTCCAAATTTGATGTTTTAAAAGTACAAGCAGTAACTTCTAGTCAGATTACTGTTAACAGACCACCATCATATACAACTAGTTCTATACTTGCTGCTAGTATTCAGCAGGCAGTTTCTGGTAAGGTAAAATACTTTGATCCAACAGCAGGCGCACTTCATATAAGAGACTCAAATGCAGCTAACTCTATATTTAAAATTCTACCAGCAAATTCAACTTATAAAGCGTTAATGGTAGGGGATAGATCGGATGCCAGGGCAAGTGTATCTTCTATCGGTAGTATTGAAGTTCTCTCATTTACCCCGTTTATTAACGTTATCAATCCTACTGGAACCAGCGTAACACAGACTTTAAATCTAACTAAATCTTCATCTGGTACTACCACAAGTGTTTCATTTCCATTGGCAGGAAAGACTGATTTAGACATAAACGATACAGCAATAGTTAAGAGTAAATCTAATGAAATTAGTGGCACTACTCTCACCAAGTCGCTTACCTGCACATTTACATTAGGTGCAGCTGCGTACGCTACTTCACCCATACTAGATGATTCTCCAGCATCCCTTGTTTCAAGCAGATACTTAATTAATAATTCGTACGCTAATGAAAATACAATATACGGAAATGCGATGTGCAAGTATATTTCTAAACGTATTGTACTTGCTGATGGTATGGATGCTGAAGATATTAAAGTATACATATCAGCATACAAACCAGTAGGTAGTGAAGTTATTGTGTATGCTAAGATACTTAACACCTCTGATACAGAAGATTTTGTAAACAAAGATTGGACAATATTAAGTCAAGTTACTGAATCTTCTCTATTCAGCTCAACATCCGATGAGTCTGATGTTAAGGAGTATGAATATACATTCCCAAGCACTCCGCCTTCTATCATAATAGGTGGCGCTATAACTGCAACAACTGCGTGCAATGTTGTTACCGGTTTAAATACAGTGTTTAATACCGACCTTACAGTAGACAGTATTGTTAAAATTGTAAGGAGCAGTCCTACTACTGATTACTTTATTAGTACCGTAAATGCTATTTCAAGCGGGACAAGCTTGATACTAGATTCACCTGTTACATTTAGTTCAACAGCAGCTGCTACTACTATTACTGGGCTTACCATGGAACGGGTTACTACCCCTCAAGCTGCATTTAAGTACAATCAAAATGCAAACATAGTAAAGTATTATTCAGCAGCGCAGCAGGAAATGGATTCATACAAATATATGGCCATAAAGGTAGTGCTTTTATCTTCAAGCACATTTACTATTCCTAATGTTAATGATATAAGAGCGATAGCAGTATCGGTATAATATGAAAGTAGAAGGCACAGATTTCGTTCGCGATACACACAATAATGCACTGATAAATACAAATGTTAGTGCGTTTATTCTATATAAGCAGCAACGCAATACACTGATTGCTCAAAGCGCTCAAGAAATTGAGATATCAAATCTCAAAAATGAGCTTACCCAAATGAAAAATTTGCTACAAGAATTAATTAGAGACAAGAATGGCTAAACCAGTATCAAACGTTACAATTGCAACCGACACCTTTGCCGGTTGGGTAGGAAAGAGTAATATTCTTTTAGATGCTCTTACTAACCTTACAGTTACAGTAGAAACATCTACACTCGGCGCTAATGTATATGGTAATGGTAGTGTATTTGGTACGCTTTCAGCAAACGTACTAAGTGCAACAGTAATGAGGGGTGGAGGGGTTGGTAATACAGCCAACGTATCTACATTGACTATTGGTATAGCAAATTCTACAGTATCATCAAACGTAATTATTACTGGCTACACCGCCAATGTTACAGCAAACAGTTTAAACGTTACTTCAAACTCAAACTTCTCTGGTAACACTCTAGTCTACAGTAATACTACCGGTAACGTCTCTGTTACAGCTACTAATACGGCTATAGGTGGTGGTTCTTTTGATGTTTCATCAAACACAAACATTAGATCTCGACTAATGTATGTATATGCAAACACCACCATTTCTGGTGCTAATACTATTATTATCGCAGGTTCTGGACAGGCATCACAAACGTTTGATGCTAATGCTGCAGTTGAAACAGTTAATAATTCTATCGCGATAACAACAGCACCAACATATAGCATTAATGAACCGGTAGTATATACGGTTGCTGCTGGTAATACAGCGCTGGCCGGGCTTGTATCAGGTACAACGTATTACATTCAATTCTCTAATGCTACCAGTGTAAAATTATCTACCACACCCGGAGGTACAGCATTAACACTAACTAAAGGCCTAACACAAACCGGTCATAGTTTTGCCGGTATTAGCGGTAACGTTGCCATTGGAGCATCTAATACTACCATTAGAGGTATTAATTTAAATATTCAATCAAATGTCAGTATTACAAGTGCAAATTTAAACTACACTAATGCAACAGGTAACGTTTATGTAAATACAGCAATAGCATACATTACAGGTGGTAACGTAAGTATTACATCCAATACCTATATTAATACTACCAACACTACTGTTAATACTGCTAACTTTTTACTGTCTGGGGGACAGGCTAACGTTACTTCTAACGTAAATATTACAAGTGCTAATTTAATTTATAATAACGCATCAGGGAATGCATCTATTACATCTGCTAATACTACTGTTGCAGGCGGTAACTTTAATATATCGTCTAACGTCAGCATTACAGGTGCTAATTTATCTTATGTTAACGCGTCTGGTAATGTAAGTATTAATACTGCAGCCGTATATGTTAGGGGTGGTACCGTAAGGGTATTCTCCAATAGCATATCATCCGGTGCTAATACTATTATTATAGCAGGTTCAGGTCAAGCATCACAAACGTTTGATGCAAATGCTGCTGTAGAAACAGTTAATAATTCTATAGCGATAACAACAGCACCAACATATAGCATCAACGATCCGTTAGTTTATACGGTTGCAGCAGGTAATACTGCACTTACCGGGCTTGCATCAGGTACTACCTACTATATCCAATTCTCTAACGCCACCAGTGTAAAGTTAGCCTCAATACCGGGCGGATCAGCGCTTACACTAACTAAAGGCCTAACACAAACCGGTCATAGTTTTGCCGGTGTTAGTGGTAACGTAGTTATAGGTTCCTCTAATACTACAATTAGAGGTATTGATTTAAATATTCAATCGAATGTTAACATTACAAGTGCTAATTTAATTTATAATAACGCATCAGGGAATGCATCTATTACATCTGCTAATACAACTGTTGCAGGTGGTAACGTAAATATATCGTCTAACGTCAGTATTACAAGTGCAAATTTAAACTACACTAATGCAACAGGTAACGTTTATGTAAATACAGCAATAGCATACATTACAGGTGGTAACGTAAGTATATCGTCTAACGTGAGTATAACAGGTGCTAATTTATCTTACGTTAGCGCGTCTGGTAACGTAAGTATTAATACTGCAGCCGTATATGTTAGGGGTGGTACCGTAAGGGTATTCTCCAATAGCGTCACGTCTGGTGCAAACACCATTATTATAGCAGGTTCAGGTCAAGCCCTCGCTACATTTAATTCTAATACTGATGTAGATAATACAACAGGGTTAATTACCATAGGCGCAACTGCGGCTAGCTACACAGTTAATGATCCGTTAGTTTATACGGTTGCAGCAGGTAATACTGCACTGACAGGACTTACATCAGGGTCTACCTTTTATATTCAATCTACAACTAGTACGGCCATAAAGTTATCTTCAATACCAGGTGGTGCTGCAATCTCCCTTACAAAAGGAGTAACTGAAGCAGGTCACAGTTTTACAGGAGTTAGTGGTAATGTAGTTATAGGTTCCTCTAATACCACCATTAGAGGTATTGATTTAAATATTCAATCGAATGTCAGTATTACAGGTGCAAATTTAAATTACACTAATGCATCAGGTAATGTTTATATTAATACTGCAATAGCATACATTACAGGTGGTAACGTAAGTATATCATCGAATGTTAACATTACCAGCGCTAATTTAATTTATAACAATGCAATTGGTAACGCATCGATTACATCTGCTAATACTACTGTTGCTGGCGGTAACTTTAACATATCATCTAATATTAGTGCTACCGGTGTAACCTTAATATACAATAACGCATCAGGGAATGTATCGATTACATCTGCAAATACAACAGTAGCAGGTGGCGTGTTGAATGTTACATCCAACACCAATTTAAGACCTGCCCAGGTTATCGTATATGCAAATACTGTTATGTCAGGCGCTAATGTTGATATTATCGCAGGTTCTGGACAAGCATCACAGTCGTTTAATTCTAATACTGCTGTAGAAACTGTTAATAATTCTATTGCAATAACAGCATCATCAACATATAGCATTAACGATCCGGTAGTGTATACTGTCGCCGCTGGTAATACAGCACTTACCGGGCTTGCATCAGGTACTACGTATTACATTCAATTCTCTAATGCTACCAGTGTAAAATTATCTACCACACCAGGCGGGGCTGCACTTGCACTAACAAAGGGGTTAACACAAACTGGCCATAGTTTTGCCGGTGTTAGTGGTAACGTTTCAATAGGTTCAGCTAATACCACGATCAACGGCACCACATTTAATGTACAGGCAAACGTTAATATAACGGGCGCAAACGTTATAATTAATAACTCGTCTGGTAACGTAATAATCACCTCAGCAAACACAAAGTTTGACGGTGGAGATTTATATTCAACTTCTAATGTTAACTTTGCCGGTGCCAAAGTTACATCTTCAGCTAATATTGATATAACTGCTACACTCGTCATATTTAACAACGCTTCAGGTAACGTTGCCATAACTGCATCTAATACGACGATTACTGGTGGCGCTATCAACCTAGGATCGAACGTTTCATCCAATGCTGCAGCCATCACGACAACAGGTAACGTGACTGCAAATGCGTTTGCTGCAACTGTTGTTAGAGGTGGCGGTATAGCTACTTACGGTGTTTTAGCAGTTGGTTTTGCAAATTCTACCGTATCCTCTAACGTAACTATCAATGGCAACACAACTACCATCAGAAGTACGGATGTATTAATTGATTCAACTAACGTACTAACTGTTAACAATGGTATTACTGCTAACGGTAATATTACACTTGCCAATACCGTTTCGTTTGGTACGATATCGATAATTACAGCAAAGACGGCCGCGGCGCAAACCTTTGCAACGGCTGCCGTACAGAATGAGATAGACGCCTTTACTATTGCAAACTTCTCAGCTGCTAAATATTCAATTAGCGCAGTACATGACGGTAATTCGAATAACAAGATTATGACTGAAATTTCGGTTGTATATGGGCATACAAATGCACACATGACTGAATACGGTACAATCTTCTCGAATACACAATACTCTACGTTCTATGTTGAATCAAACACAACACACGTTAAACTACTCGCTAACTCTACATTAACACCTGTGACATATAAAATGGTTAGAACCGCTCTGACCTAATAATAAAAACAATTAGCGGAAAGGGAAGCTAATGGCGTCAAATACACAAAATTTTAGAGTTAAGTACGGTGCAGATGTAACCCTAGGGCTTTCTGCTAATACTTTATCAATCACATCTACTGCCAACGTTGGTGGTAATATGGGTATTAAAGGTGATCTTCAGGTTGAAGGTAACATCAATTCTTTTGGTGCAGTTAGTTATAGCGCCGGTACTATTAACCTAAACAACGCCCAAAGCACTCCTACAGCAGTAGCACCTACGCTTGATGCAGCTGTAGTAGCCAAGAGAGGCACAAGCGCTGACGTACAGGTCAAGTGGAATGAAACGATTGATAGGTGGGAGTTTACCAATGATGGAACGTTGTATATTCCTTTACTCTCATATCCTAATCTAACATTTGCATTTGATACCGGTACTGATACTGCAACAGACCCTGGCGCTGGTAAGTTTAGGTTTAACACTGGAACAACATCAACCGTAACACAGATTGCATTAAACAATGTTGAATATAAAGGCGGTAATGTTCGAAGCTTTATATCAAGCTGGACTAGTAGTAGTGCTATAAATGGATTTTTAATCTTGCGTAGCTATAGCGACCCAAGTAAAATAATGACGTTTAGCGTTAATGGTAGGGCCAGCCAAACCGGGTTCATGCAATTAAATGTAATTAATATATCGACAGGTAGCGGATTATTTACTAGTGGTGAATTGGTCAGCATGCATTTTTCAGCATCCGGTGATAAAGGTCAAAAGGGTGAGATAGGCGATAAAGGTCAAAAAGGAGAAAAGGGTGATAAAGGCGAAAAAGGCGAAAAGGGTGATAAAGGTGAAGTTGGAGATAAAGGTCAAAAGGGCGAGAGAGTAAATAGCGGGTCATATAATTCATCTACTGATACCGTTACCTATACTAATTCTGACGCATCTACTTTTACTATAACCGGATTCAAAGGTCAGAAGGGCGAGATTGGAGATAAAGGCGAAAAAGGTCAGAAGGGTGAGATTGGAGATAAGGGTCAAAAAGGTGAGCGTGTAAATTCCGGAGCATATAATGCTGGTACTGATACCGTTACCTATACTAATTCTGACGCATCTACTTTTACTATAACCGGATTCAAAGGCCAAAAAGGCGAAACGGGTGCACGTGTATCGTCTGCAGTCTTTACTGATGCTACCAACACCACTACCTTTACCGAATCTGACGGATCAACATTTACAGTATCTGGCCTAAAGGGTGATAAGGGCGAAAAAGGTCAAAAGGGTGAAGTTGGAGATAAAGGTCAAAAAGGTGAAACCGGTGCACGTGTATCATCTGCAGTCGCTAATAACACTACCAACACCACTACCTTTACCGAATCTGACGGATCAACCTTTACAGTAGGTGGCCTAAAGGGGGATAAGGGTGAAAAGGGTGAAAAAGGTGAAAAGGGAGAAAAAGGCGAAAAAGGTCAAAAAGGCGAAGTTGGTGATAAAGGCCAAAAAGGCGAAAAAATTACCGCGGTAACCTATTCAGACGCTTTGAATACTCTTACATTTACAAACTCTGATACAACTACTCTTTCTATAGCTGGTATTAAAGGTCAAAAAGGCGAAGTTGGTGATAAAGGCCAAAAAGGTGAAATAGGCGCCAAAGGCGACAAAGGCGAAAAAGGTCAAAAGGGCGATGCTGGAGGTTTTACAACAGGGGATAACGCACAGGTTAACTCATTAGGTGTTGGAGTAGCAGCATCAGGTACTGCAGGCACAATTCTTGCTACTGGTGATATTACTGCTTTCTACTCTGATAAAAGACTGAAGGACATTGAAGGTAACATACCTAACGCGTTAGAACTTGTAACTAAACTGAATGGGGTATATTATACTAATAATGACCTTGCAAAATACTACGGATATGATGATACATCGAGAATGATAGGTGTTATTGCTCAGGAAGTTCAAGCAACAATACCAGAAGCTGTCAAGCCTGCACCTTTTGATATGGGAGTAGATAATACAAGTAAGTCAGGTAATAATTACTTAACTGTACAGTATGAAAAAATTGTACCGTTACTTATCGAGGCGATCAAGGAACTTAACATTAAGGTAGATAAACTTCAACGTTAAACCACAAACTATATTATGAAAATCTTTGTTATTAATCTTGCACGAAGAACTGATAGACTTAAACACATTAGCGGACAACTCAACGGGTATGATTTTGTACCCGTTGAGGCTATTGATGGCAATACGTTAAGTTTATCAGGTTCCCAACATAAATATTATAAGGATTGGGTCGACCCGTTACTTAATCGACGCCTTACAATTGGTGAGATAGCCACTACCCTTTCCCATATCAAGGTATGGAATATGGTTGCTGAGCTAGACGAACCAGCACTTATTTTAGAAGATGATTCAATTCTATCTGGAGACTTTAGACCGGCTGATATTTTAGGGTACATGGAACGGTGCGATATGTTGTATCTCAACCACCGTGAAATGGTGGAATCTAATGCACGTGAAATCAACGATGAGCTTGTCCGTCCTTACTACCCCTATCTAGGTAATGCATATGTCATTACACCAAAGTTTGCAAGGGATCTTATAGCACTTGGATTACATCAATGCATTATTCCTGTTGATGAATTTTTTCCTATAATTAATGGTGTAGATTTTAATCACTATTGTCTTTCAGAAAGTTCTAATATTAAAAAGTGTTTTGTTGATCTGTCAAAAAAGTTCAGTCGCGAAACATACAAGATTTATGCATACAAAACGCCCATATTTGAACAACAATCTAGAAGTGTAATGGGTTCTGATATCGAGAATTCTCCTACTATTCCTGATGATTATTACTTTCTGACTGTAGGTACAGACGAATCGCAGATGGATGCATTATACGCATCGTGTAAGAGGCATAACGTAAATATTATTAATCTCGGTAAAGGAAAAACTTGGACTGGTGGAAATATGGAAGCCGGGCCAGGTGGTGGGTATAAGCTTAACCTGGTAAAAACATTCCTTGAATCAAGCAACTTACCTGATAATACTATAATCGGTTTCTTTGATGGGTATGATGTGTTAATTAACGACACTGAACAGACGATCATTGATAAGTTTAAAAGCTTTGAGGCATCGATAGTGTTTGCTGCAGAGAAGACGTGTTGGCCTGATTCTAGCATAGCATCACAATACCCACCTTGCGATACAGAGTATAGATACCTAAACAGTGGGTGTTACATAGGATATGCGGGTAGCTTAAAACAGATTATATGGTCTGTAGACCCTTATGGTGACGTAGTAGGCGATACGTCTGACGATCAACTTTACTTGCATCTAAAATACCTTGAAAATTACGAGGTACCAGGAGTACGAATTAGATTAGATCATAGGAATGAGTTGTTTCAATGTTTGAGTGGAGCCGAGGATAGTCTAGGGTTTACAAGTAGTGATAATATCTTTAACACTGAAACCAAAACATGTCCGAGTATACTTCACGGTAATGGCGGAAAATTCCAAAAGGAAGTATTTCGCAAGATTTATGTTGATAAATTTCTTCCTGATTTAATGCAATTCAATTCTGCGTCTAAATTTAGCATCGTTGCGCCTGAGATACTTCTAACAGATTTCTTCACCAAAAGAGACTGTGAGTATATTATTCAGAAGGCAGAACTTATTAATCAGTGGGAGCAGCTCCCCGGGGACAAGTTTCCAGGTCAAGAATTAAGAATTAAAAAGCTTGATCAAGGGCTGTATAACCTCATGGAAGAAAAGATTAGAACAGGACTATACCCGGCAATCGAGCAGTACTGGAGACCGCTCCAGATGTATGGTATTAGAGACATGTTTATAATTAAGTACCAGCATGGGTCTCAAATAAGCCTTCCGTGTCATCATGACGCCTCACTTGTTACAATAACGGTCCGATTAAACGATGAATATGAGGGCGCTGAGTTATATTTTTATAGGCAAAATTACAGTAATATTGATGTAAAAACTGGAGAGGCTATTATATGGCCAGGACAGGTTACCCATGGTCATGAATCGAGACCTCTTATAAGCGGGATTAAGTATAGTCTTGTTATATGGACGTCACGCTATAAAGGCGATGTAAACTGATATTTAAGGATTAATAAATACCTTAAAAGGGCACGACAATGGCTACTAAAGCAAATTTAAGCATCGATCAAGGGGCGACCTTTAGCACGTCAATTACACTAACAGATTCGTCAGATAACATAGTAGATCTGACTGGATATACTGGTGCCTCTCAAATGCGTAAAAGCGCCACCTCATCAGCATATACAGCATTTACTGTTGTGCTTGGTAATACAGCAGGGACCATCAATCTCTCTCTTTCAGCCAATTCAACAGCAAACGTTGCCGCTGGTCGCTATCTTTATGATGTTGAACTTACAGAAACTGCATCAAACACAATCTCTAGAGTTTTTGAAGGTATAGTAACGGTAAATCCAAACATCACGAGGTAATATGTCACTAGTAGCCATACCAACACAGGTATTAAGGGTCAATAGAAAAGACACTTTAATTACATCTGATACACCGATCACCTTAAGAACAACTACATCCAACTATCTAGAAACGTTAAAGGATGTAAATGTAACTGGGGCTGCCAACAACAGCCTTTTTGTATACAATACAACGTTATCAAAGTGGGAAGACCATTCAATATCCGGAACTGCTAACGAAGTAGAGGTTAGCTTTAGTTCTCAAGACATTACTATTGGTCTACCTAACGATGTAACTGTAGGTACTCTAACTGCTACGACTGTAACTACAACGGATTTCAACGTCTCATTGTTGAGCTTCAGCAATATCGACTGCGGAGAGTTCTAGTCTCTCAAACCATTACGACATAAATAGATAGTCTTATATAAGACTTCTACTATCCTACATAGGGTGTTCTAATGGCAAATACAAAAATTCTTCAGGTTAAGCGTACCACAGTTTCTGGGCGCCTACCTAACACTTCTAGTACCTCCAACAGCTCGTACATCTATCCAGGTGAATTTGCATTCAACCTAGCCGATAGAAAGCTTTACTCCCAATACGCTTCCGTACCGTTTGAAGTAGGCGCAAACTTATCTTCACTAGTTGTAACCGGTAATGCCTCTATTACCGGTACGCTTACTGTTGTAGGTAATACGATCTATACCGGTAACGTAGTTTATATTAACACCACGAACCTGACCGTTGGTGATAATATCATCACCCTTAACTCTGATGTAACCGGATCACCAACTGAATCGGCCGGCATTGAAATTAATCGCGGCACATCGGCAAATGTAAGCTTTCTTTGGGATGAAGCAAACACTAGATGGACTATAGGTTCACAGAACCTTTTTGTTGGCGGCAGTATTAATGCTGTATCTATTTCTGTTACAAACTTTACGGCCGCCAACATTGCCGCTGTAAACTTAAGCACATCTAATAACTTTGCAGTCTCTAATACTAGTTTTGATATAAATACAGGTATTGCCGGGTGGCATTATAGCGGTAAAGCACTATCGGTTAACGCAAAAGAATCTGTACCTAGAGGAGTCAGTTTTTCTTCCGATGGTACAAAAATGTATGTTGTAGGAACTAGTTCTTCTTCAGTACATCAGTACAATCTATCATCAGCATTTGATGTAACTACCGGTACATTTGCAAGCACCCTTTCTGTTTCTACTCAAGAAGCAGCTCCTTCTGGTTTATTTTTTAAATTAGATGGTACTAAGATGTACATTATCGGTACTACGTCTGATTCAATACATCAGTATAGTTTGGCAACAGCCTGGAATTTAAGTACTGCTACTGCCGATGGTGTGTCATATAATATCGTTCAAGACACTTCACCAACTGATATATTCTTTAGCCCTGACGGTACGTCTGTATTCATTCTTGGTAATACAAATAGTAGAGTTAACAAATATACTTTATCCTCAGCTTGGAATATTTCTACTGCAACATTTAATAATTTCTTTGCTTTTTCAAGTTCATCTAATGAAAGTAATGCAACAGGTCTGACGTTTAATTCAACAGGTACAATTATGTACTTAGTAGGACTAAATACAAATTATATTTTTAGCTATGCTCTATCTACCCCATGGGATGTAACTACAGCAACGATTACCGGGTATAAGAGTGTATACAACGTTGAATCAGGTGTTCAAGGTGTTTTTTATAGTCAGACTAGCAATAAGTTTTGGATAGTAGGTGCATCAAACGATACGGTATATCAGTATGACACTAATGATAGTGCAGCACTTAAAGTAACTGCTAACTCCTTACATATAACTGGCATATTAAGTGTCAGTAATAATATTAGTATTGATGGTAACTTCCATACATTAGGAACTATTAAAGCTGAAAATGATATACAGACTGACGGTAACCTAACAGTCGTAGGAACTACTTTACTTGGCAATACAACTACTGTCACCGGTGCATTTACTGTAACTGGAACCACAACAACAACCTCAATTCAAAGTACTCAAACATCTGGCACAATCACTTTAGGTGGAACTACTGGTACTGGTGCTATTACGGTTGGTCAGTCAACTGGAGTTCAAACGTTAGGTCTTGCAACTGGCGCCACAACATCTTCAAATACAAAGACAGTTAACATTGGTACAGCAGGGCTTTCAGGCTCCATTACCAACGTTAATATAGGATCGGTGGTTTCTGGTGCAACAGGTACAACGACAATTAATAGCAATAACGTCGTTGTACCTAATAACCTTGCCGTTACTGGTACAGCTAACGTTGCAACTACTATAAATGTAGGCGCAAATTTAACGATTAATACAACCTCATATGGGATTGGTAACTCAACTATAAATGCAGTACTTACATCTACTTCATTATTGATAGGTAATACAGTTGCCAACACAACCGCGGTTGCAGTAGGCGCAAACGTTATTGCTAATACTACTGCTTTACTAGTTGGTAATAGTTCAGTTAATAGTATCATCACATCATCCCTGTTAACAACAACTACTGCCAATTTATCGACAAGTGTTAATGTTGGTGCTAACGTTAACTTAAGTACTACTCAAATTAAAGTTGGTAATTCGAGCGTCAATACAGTTATTACAAGCACTACTATTACTGGTAATGCAGCGGCGACTCTAGGTAATACAACTATTAACGGATCCTTAACAGTTACTGCCAATACTGTTGCTGCTCAGGTCAATACGACAAGCATCAACGTTGGTGCAAACGTAAACATAAGTGCCACTCAACTCAACGTTGGCAATAGTACAGTAAATACTGTCATTACTAGTACAACGATGACGGGTAATGGTGCTGGTATCCTTAACGTTAACGCTGCAACTGTTGGATCTAATACAGCTTCAACACTGAGGACATACTCAGAGACGCAAGCTGCCAATGCATACACCACTGCTCAGGCCAACTCAGCTAATGCTACTAACATTTCAAGTGGTACGCTTGCAACCGCCAGATTACCTGCAACTGTCAACGTTGCAACTACTGTAAACGTTGGTGCAAACGTAAACTTAGGTACATCTTCTATCAACGTTGGTAATGCAACAATCAATACCGTAATTACGTCATCAACAATTACTACATCCGGTAATGTTTTTGCATCAGGTGGGCTGGTTGTTAATACTAACTCTTCCACCGATGCCGTAAGAATTACTCAATTAGGTGCTGGTAATGCGCTGTTAATTGAAGATGATACTTCAACTGACGTAACTCCTACTGTTATTGATACTAACGGTGTTTTAGTGCGTGGTGCTACTTCAAAAGCAAGTCACTGGTCTGCAAGTGTAGCCGCGCCTGAATCGTTCTTCGTTGGTAATTCCGGTTCATCTATAGGTGTAGGTATTATTGGTCATGCTACAAACCCAGTTATTCTGCTTGCAAGAACTGCTAATTCTACACTAGGTGGTAGGGCTCTTATAGCTGATAGTGATAATATAGGCACTATAACGTTTGCGGGTGATGCTAATACTGGAAGCAATTTTTCGATAGGTGCTCGTATTATAGGTAAAATTAACGGTACGGCAAATGACACTTCACTACCAGGATCATTAGATTTTCAGGTTACTCCAGCAAATGCGTTAGTACCAACGTCGAGAATGACAATAAATGCTAACGATACAATTACGTTTTCATCTAATTCTAATCTTAAATTAGGTGTTAGTGTTTTAGGTAATACTCAGCTGGCAATAGGTAGTACAACTTCCAACGCCACTCTAACTCAAACATCGTTAAACATAGGTACATCAACAAGTAATGTACAGATAAATTCAAGCAGCCTGACTGTTGGTAATACTTCTTCTGGTACTGTCAACGCGTTTGCTATTAACTTAGGCGCAAACGTAAATATTAGTACTAGTGGATTAAACATAGGCAATTCTACTGTCAATACTTTTATAACTGCATCGTCTATCAGCACAAACGGTACGCTTACAATCACCGGTAATACAACAGCCGGGCAGATTAATGCTACGAGTATTAATGCCAATAACCTGTCGCTATCTGGTAACTTAACTGTATCAGGTTCAATTACCTATCTTAACTCGACTACATTAAACATAGGTGATAATTTAATTACACTTAATGCCGATCTTACCAATGTAACTGCACCTACTGAAAATGCAGGTATTGAGGTTAACAGGGGTTCTGCTGCTAATACTAGTTTTTTCTGGGATGAGACTAACGCAAGATGGACAGCAGCCAATAATACCTATATTGCAGGTACATTAACGACAACTGGTAATACAGTTGCTGCTCAAATTAACGCAACGAGTATCAACGTCGGTGCTAACGTAACTTTAAATACCACAGCAATTAGTGTAGGTAATAGTACAGTAAATTCTGTAATTACAAGCACATCAATATCTGGCAATGGTGCCGGTATCCTTAACGTTAATGCAGCTACCGTTGGTTCTAATACTGCTAGTGATCTGAGAACCTATTCAGAGACTCAGGCCGCTAATGCATACTCAACTGGGCAAGCTAACTCGGCTAACGCCACTAACATTACTAGTGGTACACTTGCAACTGCAAGATTACCGGCTACAGTTAACGTTGCAACAGTCATTAATGTAGGTGCAAATGTAGGGTTAGGAACTAGTCAGCTTACTATTGGCAATACAACTGTTAATAGTTTTTTAAATGCAACCAATTTAAAGGTTAACACTACAACGATTAGTAGTAATGCTTTAACTATTTCTGGTGCAAATGCTACTGCAAACGCAACTATTCTATTGCAGCTTGATGGTGGTCAGGCCCAGGTTGAACTAGGTGGATCAGTTGGTGCATACATAGACTTTAAGACACCGTATGCTGATGATTATGATTATAGATTATCGGCAGGCGATACTGGTTTTACTATTACTGCTAAATCTTCGACTAATGCAGCGAATTCACTTTTTATTGTTGCTGACTCCGTATTTGTAAATTCAGCGTTCACTGTTGCTAACAACACCGGTAATACCTTTATAATGAATGCTAACGGTGATGTTGGCATCAATACTACTGGAGGAGGCGCTGGTGTATCTGATCTTCTTCACATCAGAAAAGATTCAAACACCAATATTGGTATAGTAGTACAAAATAGAGTCGCAAACCTTTCGGCACAATCCAGTATTAAATTTATTACCGGTCAGTTTGATTTATCCGACTCAAGGTATTCAGAAATATCCGGATTTACTACAGCGGGCGGGGCATCCGGGTTACAATTCCGAACCGGTAATGGTGCTGCGCCTTCCAACAGAATTACAATTTTACCTGCTGGTAATGTTGGTATCTCTAATACTGCACCTGACGCAGCGCTGGCCGTTACTGGTGCTGCAAACGTATCTGGTAATGTAATAATTGGGGGTACGTTAAGTACTTCCGGTAACACTGTTGCTGCTCAAATTAACGCTACAAGTATTAACGTCGGTGCAAACGTAATTATAAGCACATCCCAAATAAATGTAGGTAATAGTACTGTTAATACAGTTATAACAAGTACAAGTATAACAGGAAATGGCGCAGGGCTTACAACAGTTAATGCAGCCACTGTTGGATCAAATACCGCAGGTGATCTGAGAACATATTCTGAAACCCAGGCATCAAATGCGTATACAACAGCTGTTGCTAATACATCGAACGCCACTAACATTACAAGCGGCACTCTTGCAACTGCAAGGCTACCGTCTACAGTAAACGTTGCAACGGTTATAAACGTTGGTGCCAACGTTAATCTTGGTGTGACCGATCTAAGGATCGGCAATTCAACTATTAATGCTGTAATAAGTTCGACTGCACTTACTCTTTCAACTAATACCGCCACCTTTGGTAATGCAGCATATATCGCAGCTAACGGTAATATATCTGTCGGAACTACTGCATCTAATTGGAAGCTTCTTGTAAACGGACCTACAGTAGCTAACGTTGCTAACTCACAATCACTTGTAGCAAGATTTACAGCAAATAATCAGAATAGTGATGCGTTAGAAATAACCAATACACGAGGAACGGATGGAGGAGTATCAGGAGATTGGACAACAGCCGGGTTTAGACTACAACAAAAAGTTGATGCAACCTGGATGGGTTACATGCAGTACAATGGAACTACGTCTGGATTAAATAATGGTGGTATTAGTTTTGGTACTGGTCAAAGCACATCTAACGCAATTTCTATTACCGAAAGATTGAGAATTACTGGGACTGGTAACATAGGTATTTCAAATACCGCACCTGACGCTACATTAAAGGTAACAGGTACGGCAAACGTCTCTGGAGCCGTAGTTATTGGCGGTACTACATCGATTGCAGGTAACACTACAATCGATGCGACTACCCTGACTACACGTGCAATTACTGCAAATGCAATTAATGTTACTGTAACGGTAGCAACGACCGGTCTAGACATGAATGGATCTGATATTGTAGACGTTAATAGGATTAATATTTCTGATCCTGGTCCGTATGAAGGTATTTTAATTGATGGTGGTTCAGGCTGGGCTATATTTGAATCACCAAACAATCTTACAACTAACGGTTCAGGTAACCTGCAGTTTGTAGTTGCTAATACCCGTGTTGGAACGATCACAAGTACTGGCATTGACACCCCCTTTAATGTCACTGCTAACTTAGCTTTAAGTGTAATAGATACTAACGGGACTGCAACTGTTAACTCAACTGTAGTATCGGTGGGTTCTGTTGCTATTGGTGCATCTCTTCAAAAGTTTATTACATTTACACCACCTGATACTTCTAGCAACCAGATAGCAGATACAATAGCTATTGCCACATACAGATCGGTTAGATATACAATACAGGTAACTGGTGGAGGATTCTATCAGAGTTCGGAAGTATCCTTAATTCACAATGGTACCACGGTATACAAGACTGAGTACGGTATAAATAGTACAACAGCGACATGGAGTACATGTGATGCCGACATAAGCGGTGGAAATATGAGACTTCTAGTCACCCCATTATACGCAGGATCTGTATACAAAATATTTAGAACAGCAATACCAGTATAACAATTAATCGCCTTTAATAGAGAGTGAAATTAAATGGCAACAATAAAACCCTTCACGGTCAATAATGGCCTTGAAGTAAATAGCAATGCTAACGTAGCTACCTACGTTAGCGCATACGACTACTACCAGACGGCGGTGCTAGGTCCAATCCAGCAGCCTTCATTTGCTGTTGATCTCGTTAATACTAATCGCCTTGATTCAAGAATCCTATTTACCCGGGCATCAAAGGCATCCTATGTTAACTCACAGGGCGTAATAGCATATGCTGATATAAATGAGCCTAGGTTTGAAAGTAGATCTGAAAGTCCGTACTCACAGCTAGGTCTTTTAATAGAAGAGTCAAGAGCTAATAGACTTATATTCTCAGGGGAGTTGCATAGATATACCGGCAGCGGCGGTACTGCTGTTGCAAATACCAATATCACTGCGCCAGATGGTACGTTTACAGCAACTACATTTACTGAAAATACCGATACGAGTCACTATATACCTGTAAATTTTCACAGCACACCACCATCATTAGGTACGGTATTTACCGTTTCGGTATTTGTGAAACCTAATGGAAGAACAAAATTTCAAATACAAACAGGCGGTGATAATTTAGTATGCCAGTTTTACCTAGACACTCTCACCTTTAATATTAGTACGGCAATTGCAGGGTCAGCATCAATTACACCTTTTAATAACGGATGGTATAGATGTTCGGCATCATTTACAGCCGGTGCGGCATTAAACTCTATTCTTCTTATTCTTTTAGATAATACACCTACTGGTAGTTACCAGGGTGATGAAGTCAGTGGGATGCACTTTTGGGGTGCTCAAAGTGAAAATGGAAGTTGGGCAACTTCATACATCCCAACTACAGACGTTTCAGCAACCCGTGCACTCGATGTTGCAAATGTACAAGATGGCGCTTTTAGAAATTTTTTCAATCAGTCCGCCGGAACGTTATATGCTAAGTATATCAGATTAGTATCAGCAACCGGTGGTTTAACTGGTAGAGTGTTCAGCCTTACCGATGTTACTCGTTTAAATATAATGGAATTATATATTAGTAGTATTATGGAGCCTGGCGGCCAGTTTGTATCGGAAGGGGTCGACCAGGCAAGTTATATAATAGGGGCTGTAGCAGCTAATACACTTATAAAATCTGCAATAACATACGGTATCAGTAACACAAACGTGTTCTATAATGCTGCATCTAATGGCACGTTAGGAGGTAATGCAACAAAGTTAGCTATAGATATACCTTTAGTAGATAGGGCTGATATTGGAAATAGAGATAGCTTAACCAGGCCGCTAAATGGTTACATACAGCAAATTAGATATTATCCTACCCGTCTATCTGATTCAGACTTGCAAGTACTAACAACATAATATGGCAACAGAAAACGATTTTATAACCCCTGCCGGACTTTATGTTTATGAGACCGCAAACGTGGTCGGAAATACAACGTCTTCAGACATGTATGCCGAAATTACTGAATCCTTATCTCAACCTAGTGTAATGTTTGATTTTTATAAATCAAAAAAACTGGATTCAAGATTAGAATTTACAAGGGCAACTATCGGATCATATTACGATGCAGATGGTATTCTATCATACGCTGCAGTCAATGAACCTAGGTTTGATTATGACCCTGTGACCGGTATATCGAAAGGTTTATTAATTGAAGAAGCAAGAACTAATTTACTAACTTACAGTGAACAATTTGATAATGCATCATGGTCCATAGGAGCAGCAACTATTACCTCAAATGCTACTACTGCACCAGATGGAAGTTTTACTGCTGATTTATTTGTAGAAGATACAAACAACAATTCACATTCAATATCGCCTACAGTAAATATTAACATAGGCACAAATTATACTTTCTCAGTATATGCCAGAGCAGGAACTCGTTCAGTTATTGAGTTAGCTGGGCTAGGTTTTTCTGCGCAAGGATATACTGCTATTTTTGATCTTTCGACGGGATTAATGACAAGCAATATTGGCGGATTTGGTAAAATAATTAATGCCGGTAATGGTTGGTATAGATGCCAATTTGTTGTCACTGCATCTGGGGGTTCAACACCAGTAATTTATTTAAATAATGGTACATCATCTGTATATACTGGCGATGGCACATCTGGAATATACGTATGGGGCGCGCAACTCGAAGTTGGACCTTGCGCAACATCTTACATACCAACAATTGCATCTACTGTTACAAGATCTCAGGATGTAACATTTATAAAGGATGATAACTTTAGTAGCTGGTATACTGCAAATTGTGTTGTTTATGTTGAGGTTAGTGGAACCAATGTTAGTACACCACCCTACCCGGTTATATTTCATTTAGATAATGATGAGTCTACGAGTTTTATAGGATTGATTTACTATGGTGGTTCTCCAAACCTAGGCAATATTAGTGTAAGGACTAGTAACGGCATAACCTATAATGAAAATGTAATTAGTTCCGGTACAGTTGTAAACGATACATTCTGCAAAATAGCTGTACTAATAAACAATCAACCTGGTAACACAAGCAATTACATAACTGGATATGTTAACGGAGTAGGAACAACGTTTACTAACTCAGCGTTACCAACCGATATTACCAGGCTGCGCATTGGAACATATCGATACGATCAACAGCTTAACGGCCATATAAAGAAGATTGCTTTCTATCAACTTACAGGCACAAATGCAACTGCCAATAGCCTTATGGCAATGACCTTATAAAAACATATGGCAACAAATCGAAATTTTATTGTTAAGCAGGGTATACAGGTAGGCACGTCAGCCAATGTGATAGGCGATTTTACGTCTAACACTTACAGTTCTAATAAATACAATATAACCGGCAATCCATCGTTTGTTATGGATTTCTTAAAGTCACCGGTACTAGACTCCAGGGTAACATTTACTAGATCAAGTAAAGCAACCTATGTTAACCAACAAGGTATTGTAACTACAGCCCAGGTCAATACTCCACGCTTTGAGTATGACTACGCTACAGGGGAGTTCCTTGGATTGTTGCTTGAACCGTCGGTAACTAACATTATACAAAGCAGCTCAAATTACAATGATGTATCTACTGCTTGGAGCTATTACGGATCAGCATTTACAATACCTAACACTACGATTGCTCCTGACGGAACGAATACAGCAAGTACCCTCCTTCAAGCCACAGATATAAGTACCGGCGGACATAACATTTATCAGATAGCTACTGTAGTAACTGGTAACTATTATGTGTTTAGTTTATGGGTGAAGAGTGCCGGTGCCACGACCATAACGATAAGAATAAGAGATAGTAATGCTGGTGACGCATCTACAGCAGTTACATTAACCAATAACTGGCAAAGAATATATGCTTCATACTTTATACCTACTACAGCAACAACATCTGGTACAAGGTTTATGATTGGTTTGGCTGATGGTGATGTTTATATTTGGGGCGCGCAGGTTGAAAGGGGCGGCAGACCAACATCTTATACTCCTACCGATAATGCAACAGTAGTACGTGCTTCTGATTATGCTTATGTCGCCGGTGACGGATTTAATAGTTTCTTCAACCAAACAGCCGGATCACTAATTGTATCTTACAGCATGCCCAAAGATAGCGTAGAATCCACCTTTAATTTAATTGCAGGGTTCTCTGATGGGTCGTTCGCCAATTCAATTACCATTTACGAGCGTTCAATAGATGATACCAATCGATTAAGCTACAGATCCAATAATATTGTATCGTTTGATATAACTAATAGTACTGCATACACATATAATAACAATACAAGTAAAGTTATATTAACCTATGGTGCTGGAAGCTATTCCTTATCAGTTGCTTCTAGCACTACGGTTACTGGTACTGCAGCTATCTTGCCTAATATGACTATGCTAGGAATAGGTACTAACTATCACACTGGCGGTAGCCTTGATGCAATTAACGGACATATAAAGCGAGTTGCTTTTTATCCAAGACAGTTTTCTAGTAACGAGTTGACTTCCCTCATATCCTAACATGCTAAGTACTAACACTATAAACGGAGAAAATAATGGCTTTTAGACTTACCGGTACCGAGCCGTATCAGGTACCCACAAATGCTGATTTAGGATCAATGGCGTATCAAGACGTCAATGGTGCTAGTATGGCTCAGGCAAATATAGCCTACCTTTACGTTAATGGCGGAGATGCAACCAACGTACTTGCCTTAGATGATATTTCAGTCCGCTTTGATGGAGATGCAAGAACATTTACCCTATCAATTGATAACTTTAATATTATTCCAGTAGCCCCAGAACAAATGCTAATTAGCATTGGTGGTATTATAGTTCAGCCTTTTATAAATACGGTAGATAACGTTTATACACCAGTTACAGATAGCATTGGATTCAATAAAGGGTACGTGGTTAATAGCGATGGCACTATTACATTCTCTTTTGCACCTCAGCTAGGTATGGATTTCGACGGAAGAATGCTTAACAATTCGCAAACTTACGCCACAAATAGATCTTACCCCTTTAAACCGCTTTCAATAGCATATTCAGATTATTAACGGAGAAAATATATGGCGCGTCGTGTCCTTTATGAAACTAATTATACCTTTACACCGTCTACAAAGACAATTGTAATCCAGCGTTTTATTCCTCGTGAGAGACTTGTTCTCATTACGAACGTAACAACTGGCATTCCAATCTTTAACTTCTCCGATTCGAGGTTAACAGCAACAAGCTATACTGCAACCTCTACTTCAACAGGTACATCTGGTGGACAAGGTACTACAACCATTGTATTAGCGTATAATACAACCAGTATGCTTTCGACCCACAAACTTCAGATCATGATAGATGAAGTTACAGAGTTCATTGCACCCTCTGAGACGCTAATGGATCCTGTTGGTAAGCTACGTGTTTCCACACCTCAGTCGCTAATTGATACTGACTTTGAATACGGTCTACAGCCAACAAAGTGGGAAAACATTCAGCTAGTAAACAACAGAGCGTCTATCTTTACATCTCAAAATGCACCTAGAGCTGACATTACTAACATTCAGACTACTAGTGGATCGAGACTGGCATTTGCTAATTCAGTTTCTGCACCTGCGAATGGTTCTATCATACAGGTATTATTTACTTCATTAGAACCTGCCGAAGGTTATTTTGTTACTGAGCAATCAAACTCTACTGGATTCCAGTACTCGATGAAGCAGACAGCTAATACAACTGGTAGTATTTACATCACCAACCAGACCCAGGTATTTAACGGTAACCTATACTCTGGTGCAAATTTAAACATTACAACAATTAGTAATACCTCAACCGTAACTACAGTTAATACTGCCGGTCCTCACGGCCTGGTCACTGGCAACTATATTATTTCTAGAAATTACACAGCAACAACTAACCCTCCGAACGGCACATTTGTGGTTAGATCAGTACCAGCTGCTAATTCCTTTATATTTGATGCTGTTGCAGCACCAACCGGGACTCTTGCAGCTGGTACCATAGTTCCAAGACCAGAAGGTAAGTTTTTACACAGACCATTCGACGGTGGAGTACAATACAGCACTGGAAGTTCAGCCCATGGATATCAAGTTGCAAGACAAACTCGAAGATATTTCCGTTACCAATCTGGTAAAGGCATTCAAATGTCTACCAATGCTGTCTTTAAACCTGGATTTAACGTTGATCAAATTTCTAATTCAGGGGCAACAGTCACTGTTAGAACCAAACAACCTCATTATCTAAACACCGGAGTTTCTATTTCTGTGTCAGGATGTACACCAACAGCATATAATGGTACATTTACAGTACTTACCGTAATTGATAGCTATACATTTACCTATACTGCAGGCTCAACACCAGGAGCATTAACAGCTGGTATTCCTTATGTTGTTGTAAACAGTTGGTCAAATGCTGGTGTTAGAATTGGTATGTTTGACTCACAAAACGGATTCTATTATGAATTTGATGGTAGTACGTTGTATGCTGTGAGAAGAAATGCTACTGCACAGTTGTCAGGTACAGTTACTGTAGCATCCGGATCACAAAGTGTGACCGGTGTAAATACATATTTACCATTACAAGCTGCACCCGGTGATTTTATTGTTATAAGAGGGCAGACATACAGAATTGGAACTATTGCTTCAAATACATCCTTTACTATCATACCTGAATATAGAGGTAGTAATATGGCCGGTGTATCGATTAGTAAGGTGCAGGAAACAAGGGTAGCTCAATCTGCCTGGAACATTGATTATATGGATGGTACTGGTCCATCTGGATATACACTTGATCTAACTAAAACTCAAATGTTATACATGGATTATTCTTGGTATGGGGCCGGTAGTATTAGATACGGTTTCAAGGACATTAAAGGTGAGGTAGTTTATTGCCACCGCTACGTACACAATAACTCTCAAACCGAGGCATACATCAGATCAGGTAACTTACCAGCCAGGTATGAAACAAATACCCTTGGGGCTGTAACTAAATTAGGTGCATCTATTACAGGAACTGCTACAACACTGACTGTTGCTAGTACAACTGACTTCCCAACCACTGGTAGTGTTTTAATCGCAGACCCTGCATCATTTGAGTATTGCACGTATACTGGTAAAACCTCTACTACATTTACCGGGCTTACAAGGGGCATTGCAGGGTCAGCCCTATCTACTATTGTAACTACAGCAGGTAGTGCAACTGTTACAGGAGCCGCACTCACAACGTCTGCCGTTCAGGTTGGTATGTTCGTATCAGGTACCGGTATCCCAGAAGGTACATTTGTTATATCTGTAGCAACTGGTGTGTCAGCGGTTCTTTCTCAAGCAGCTACTGCTTCAGGTACAATCACCTTAACTACATTTACAATGGGTGCTGCTAATGCCGCCCACACATTCTCTGCAACAGCACCGATTGGTATTTACGGTCATTCACCACAATTCTCACCATTAGTAAGCCATTGGGGAACTTCGGTTATTATGGATGGTAGATTTGATGATGATAAGTCTTTCGTTTTTACTACCGGCATGACTAATGTATTAAGCGTTGACGCTGCGAATACTAATGCATTAGTTAGTCTTCGAATTGCACCTTCGGTTGACTCTGGTCTAACAGGTGTTCTAGGCATTAAGGAATTAGTTAACCGAATGCAACTTACACTGCGTAAAGTATCTGTTCGTGCAAACGGCAACATGCTGGTTCAATTATACCTAAACGGTATTACATCTGGTTCTGCAACGTTTGGTCAGCCAACTGCAAACCCATCAAGTCTGGCTCAAATTGCAACACATGCAGCTAATACAACTATATCTGGCGGTGAAGTTATTTACGCATTTTATACTGATCAAGGCGGCTCTGGTACTTTTGGATCAACATCAGAAGACATTAACTTGATTCGTGATTTAGGTAACGGCATACTTGGTGGAGGAACAAATAATTTTGCTAATTCATCAGGTCAGGCTTACCCAGATGCACCAGATATTTTAACGGTAGTTGTTACAAATCTTGAAGGAACAGCAAGAACCGCTGCAACACGTATTGCATGGACGGAAGCACAAGCTTAATACAAAATGCCATTACAAGAGCTTTTTATTGATAACGACGGATTAAGGGTAGGTAATAACCAGTTACAGACCCTCGATGGTAATGTAATAATTGGTAATTCCTTAATTGTGGGTACTAATACATTCTCCATCCGTGTTTCTGCTAATGGGTTTATTGGTAATAACAGCACTGATACTGGTGGTTATAATCTTAACATGGTAGGTAATGCGGCAAATTATATTGCCGGTGACATTCAACTTGATAAGACTATAACACCTGACGGGACTAATAGCGATCAAACTATTGATAAAAATGCAGGGTCAATTAACTTTGAGACCGGTAACACGTCAGTGCTAGTTACAAATGCAAGAGTAACGGTAAACTCTATTATTGTTGCTACAGTTGCAACAAATGATTCAACTATGAAGTCGGTAGCGGCTGTTTCAGCTGCAGGGTCTTTCACGTTATACCCTAATGCAACACCTTCGGCTAATACCAGGGTTAACTTTCTTGTAATTAATTAATCGGAGACATAATGGCAGTTCCAACTTCAAGAATCACCTTTAAAGAGTATTGCTTAAGAAAGCTAGGTAAGCCAGTCATTGAAATTAACGTAGATGACGATCAGGTTGATGATCGTGTGGATGAGGCGTTAAAGTACTACTATGACTATCACTTTGATGGAACTGAAAAGCTTTACTATAAGCACCAAGTAACCGATACTAATAAGGCTAATAAGTTTATTACTTTACCAGATAACATTATTGGCGCAGTTAGAATATTCTCAATTGCTGACCCTTCTATCCGTTCAGATGATTTATTTAATATACGATATCAAATTGCATTAAACGATCTTTACTCCCTAACCTCTGTCAGCATGGTACCGTATTATATGGTTATGCAGAATCTTGCCACTATTACAGAAATGCTGGTAGGAAAGCAACCCATAAGATATAACAGACACACCAATAAGTTATATGTAGATATGGATTGGAATTCTATTGCAACAGGTGAATTCTTGTTAGTTGAAGCATATGAAGTTATTGATCCAGATGTATATACAGATGCATGGGGCGATAGATGGCTTCAAGAATATGCTTCAGCAAAGATCAAATATCAATGGGGATCTAATCTTACCAAGTTTACCGGAATGACCTTACCTGGTGGAATTCAGTTTAACGGCGAAAAAATTCTTGATGATGCAAAGGCTGATATAGAAAAATTAGAAAAAGAAATGATATCCAGCTACAGCTTGCCTGTCAGTGATATGGTAGGATAATATGGCGACATCAGTATTCTTCAATAATTTTCAAAGCAGCCAAGAGCAGTTTTTAATTGAAGATTTAGTTATTGAAAGTATCAAGATCTACGGGCACGATGTCTATTATATACCTCGTGTACGTATTGCTTATGATAAAATTTATGGTGAAGACACCCTTTCGGAATTTATAGATTCTTATTTTGTTGAGATGTTCATTAAGAATGTGGATGGGTTTGATGGTGATGGAGACTTCATTTCTAAGTTTGGTCTAGAAATACGCGATAGAGTTACATTTACTATTGCTAGAAGAACATTTAATAATGAAATTGGTCTTAATAATAATGCAGTAAGACCGTTTGAAGGTGATCTTATATTCTTCCCGCTAAACAAAAAGATTTTTGAAATTAAATTTGTAGAGCATGAAGCTATCTTTTACCAGATGGGCGCACTTCAGACTTATGATCTTGTTTGTGAGTTGTTTGAATACAGTAGTGAAAGATTTAATACTGGTTTAGATTTTATTGATACCTTGTTTACTAATAACTATCTTACTGGTAAAAACTACTCTGAAGTTATTACTGATTATGCGTTTATAACAGAAGATTATAATCCATATCAAATAATTACTGAAGATGGATATAGAATTATACAAGAAGATAGTTCTAATTCAGATCTAGGTGATAGTACGGAGCTTCAAACAGAAGCAGACGTGTTTATTGACTTTAGTGAATTAGATCCATTTGCCGAGGGTACGTACTAATGTTAGGTCACGATTTTTATCATAAAACTCTCAGAAAATATGTTGCGTTATTTGGCACTATATTTAATGAAATCTATATTAATAGGGTCGATAATGATGGTGCTAACGTCCAGACATTAAAGATTCCAGTTACTTACGGGCCAAAGACCAAAGGTCTATCACGGGTAGATAATGATCCTGCACTTAACAGACCTGCTCAAATATCATCACCCCTTATATCATTTGAGATGACAGGGATGAGGTATGCATCTGACAGAAAGCTTAACTCTAGAAGAATGCATGCAATTGATACTAATACCCTCAATACCGAGCAACTAGACTACATCTATAATCCTGTACCATATGATATAGATTTTAGCATGTACATTCTTGTTAAGAATGCAGAAGATGGTACTAAAATTTTAGAGCAAATACTGCCGTTTTTCACCCCAGAGTGGACTCCTTCTGTTACTCTTATTAGTGAACCAGAAGTAAAAATGGACATACCACTAGTAATTCAAGGTGTAACATCAGAAGATACATATGAAGGTAGTGTAGATGAAAGAAGAACCATTATATGGACACTTACCTTCACTATGAAGGGATATTTGTTTGGTCCTCCTCGTAAATCAGAGACGATCAAGCTGGCAAATATTAATTTTTATACGGCCTATTCAAACACATCAGCACATGATAATGTTTCTATTTTACCTGGGCTCACATCAAATGGTCAACCGACTAACAATGCATCACTAACCATAGATAAGAGTATTATTAAGGCAACTGATGATTGGGATTATATCATAACTATTAATAATGTAATATAATGAATGAAGAGATTAGCAAAGCCCTTGGACTCACACATATAGAAGTACCTACAGCAGACGTCCAGGAGATTCCTCAGATAGAATCAGATTATGAATATGCTCGTGCTAACATGATTGAAATAATTCAAAAGGGTAATTCTGCATTAGATAACATTATCAGCGTGGCTAATATGTCACAAAATCCTCGCGCATACGAAGTAGCCGCAAACCTTATTAAGAACATGGCTGAGATTAATAAGGACCTTCTTGACTTGACTAAAAAGAAAATGGATATATCTGGCGAGCTTGGGCACCCAAAAACTATCAACAACAACTTATTTGTTGGTAGTACAGCTGAGCTTCAAAAGTTAATTAAAAATAATGGCAGCAACTGACAATTATCAAGGCAATCGTAACCTTAAGAAAACTAACGTTGCGATAGCCTGGACCCAGGAACAAGTACAAGAATATTTAAAGTGTGCACGTAATCCTGTATACTTTATTACGACATATGTAAAGATTGTTAACGTTGATCAAGGTTTAATTCCTTTTAACTTGTATGATTTTCAAAAGGATATGGTTGACCTATCAGTCGCCGAACGTTTCGTTATTTGTAAAATGCCTCGACAGGTTGGTAAGACTACCACAGTTGCTGCATTACTTCTTTGGTATATTTTATTTCATGAATCATACTCTGTTGCTCTCCTTGCACATAAGGAAGCCCAGGCTATTGAAATTCTATCTAGGGTTCAACTTGCTTATGAACACTTACCAAAATGGCTTCAGCAGGGTATTGTTGAATGGAATAAAAAGAGCGTTGAATTAGAAAACGGCTCAACCATTATAGCGTCTTCTACATCATCATCTGCTATTCGTGGAACATCTCAAAACCTGGTATACTTGGATGAGTTTGCGTTCGTTCCTAACAACTTACAAGAGCAGTTCTTTGCATCAGTTTATCCTACAATTTCTTCCGGTAAAACCACTAAGGTCCTAATAACATCTACTCCTAACGGGCTTAATCAGTTCTATAGAATCTGGGCAAACTCGGAGAGAGGTCAAAATGACTATAAGCGATTTGATGTGCATTGGAGCAATGTACCAGGTCGTGATGAAGAGTGGAAAAAAGAGACAATTAGAAATACATCTGAAGAACAATTCAGGGTTGAATTTGAATGCGAGTTTGTAGGTTCTACTGATACGTTAATATCAGCAGCTAAATTAAGCAAGCTAATATACCTTGATCCAACAAGGCAGACTGAGCATTTAAAGGTATATGAAGAACCGCAAAAGGATAAAATATACGCTATTGCAGTAGATACTGCCCGTGGGGGCGGGGCTGATTATTCAGCCTTTCAGGTAATGGATATTTCTAAGTCACCATACACCCAGGTTGCTAGATATCTTAACAATACAGTCCCTGTAATGTTGTATCCTACTATAATTTATGAGACGGCAAGGTATTACAACAACGCCCTTATTCTAGTTGAAACTAACGATATTGGTGGTCAGGTTGCTGATATGCTTGCATACGATCTAGAATATGAGGGGGTTTTAAAAACTATAAGTAATCACAATAACACTGTAGAGATATCTGCAGGGTTTGCGGCAGGATCAAAATTAGGCATCCGTACAACTAAATCAACAAAGCGTGTTGGGTGTATGAACTTAAAGAACCTGATAGAGAGTGATAAGTTAATAATCAATGATTATGAAACAATTGAAGAGTTGATGAGGTTTTCCTTTAATGGGGTATCTTATGTGGCTGAAGAAGGGCATGATGACCTAACAATGGGGCTTGTGCTTTTTGCTTGGCTTTCAACTCAAAATTATTTTAAAGAGATAAGCAATAGTGATGTTCGACGTGATCTGTTCACTGAGAATCTTAAAAGAATTGAAGAAGAAATGCTACCATTTGGTATTATAGCTGATGGTAATGAACAAATATCAAAAATTGAAATTATAGATTTAGAGCGCATGTCATTTGATAGATGGATGTCTAGTTAACGACTTTTCTGATTTTATAAATATCTTTAAGTTCTTAGTTATAAATACAACCTCTGAAGGGAGAATCATATGCCATTTCAAGTAAGTCCAGGCGTAAATGTTTCTGAAATAGACCTGACTACCGTAGTCCCAGCAGTTTCAACAACCGAAGGCGCCATTGCTGGTGTGTTTCGTTGGGGACCAGTGAATACACGTGTTCTAGTTGATTCTGAATCCACGCTAGTTAGCCGTTTCTGCAAACCAACCAATCACAACCCAGAAACCTTCTTTACTGCAGCTAACTTTTTAGCCTACGGTAATCAATTGTATGTTGTTCGTACTGCAGATACAACCGATGCAACAGGCGCCAACGGCGTTCTTTCCGCATACGGTAATGTAGCTGCTGTAACAACCAATACAAACCTTATTGTTAAGAATGATGCACTAATCGATAGTAATACTGTTTCTGCTGCTATCACAGCAGAAACAGGTGTAAGGTACATTGCAAGATACCCAGGATCAATGGGTAACTCTTTAAAAGTCTCTGCCTGCGATACACCTAATGCCTTCTTTTCTTCAACTATTCTAGCTGATAACCAAGGTCCAAACACCTATAACGTTTCAGGGGTATTTACAGCTGTTGTTGCACAAAACGGTAATAATCAAGTACTTGTTCAAATTGCTAACGGTTCAGCTAATACTGTTGCCCAGGCACTTGTACGCCTTGATGTAGTTCGCTCTTTACTTAACGTTAATGATCTTATTGAACTTGGTAATTCAACAATTGGTACTCAACTGCTAAAAGTTTCTTCTATTGCAACTTCTGTATCTAATTCTACACATGCGTCTTTTATTATTAATTGTGCATCAAAGTACACACTGTCTAGTATAGGACTTACTACTGTTGCTAACGGCGCAACCCTTAGCCAAGGTAAATTAACCCGCTATTGGGAATATGCATTTAACGTAGATTCTGCTCCAGGAACTTCGGCATTTACAACCAACTTCGGTAATTCAGCTGCAATTGACGAGGTGCATGTGGTTGTTGCTGACGAAGGGGGTGAGTTTACAGGAGTACCAGGTACCGTGCTTGAAGTATATAAAGGTCTTTCAAGAGCAACGAATGCCAAAACTGATGATGGTACATCTAACTATATCAAAACTGTAATTAACCAAAATTCAGATTACGTATATTACGCAAATGATAGAGCAAGCGAGTTCTCAAATCCCGCAGCCAATTTAGCTTCTTTAGCATTTACTGCGCCTTTAAGCCTGTCCTTTTCAGGCGGATTCGATGGATTAGATGAAGCAAACGTGTCGATTAATACTTTAACTGCCGGGTATGATATGTTTGTATCACCTGATGATGTAAGTGTTGCCTTAGTAATGCAGGGTAAGGCAAGGGATGGAGTAGCAAATACTCAACTTGCTAACTACATTATTCAAAACATTTGCGAAGTAAGAAAAGATTGCGTAGCGTTTATTTCTCCATGTAAAACTGACGTTGTACTCAATGCTGGTCAAACCGAAGCTTTAAATATGGTTGAATTTCGTAATGCTATTACTTCTTCTTCATACGGCTTCATCGATTCTGGATACAAGTATCAATACGACAAGTATAATGATATTTACCGCTATGTTCCTTTAAATGGAGACATGGCCGGGCTTTGCGTGCGTACTGATGAGACAAGAGATCCTTGGTTCTCACCTGCTGGATACAATAGAGGCATTATTAAGAATGTTGTTAAGCTTGCGTTCAATCCAAATAAAACTGCACGTGATGTGCTTTATAAGAATGGTATCAATCCAGTAGTTACATTCCCTGGACAAGGAACACTCCTGTTTGGTGATAAGACTGCTCTTTCTAAGCCATCGGCATTCGATCGTATCAACGTTCGTCGTCTGTTTATCGTGCTTGAAAAAGCGATTGCAACTGCTGCTAAGTATTCATTATTCGAATTCAACGATGACATTACACGTGCACAGTTCAAGAACTTAGTTGAACCGTTCCTACGAGATGTTCAAGGTCGCCGTGGCATTTACGACTTCAAGGTAATTTGTGACACCACAAACAATACTGGTGAGGTCATCGATAGAAATGAGTTTAGAGGTGATATCTATATTAAACCAGCCAAGTCTATTAACTTTATACAACTGAACTTTATTGCAGTGAGATCGGGTATTGAATTCTCCGAAATCGTTGGACAGTTCTAATAAATAACAAGACAAGGAGAAACAGACATGGCATTTGATATAAATGAAATTAGAAGTCAGCTGACCTTGGGAGGGGCTAGAAATAGCCTTTTTCAAGTTATCATTCAAAATCCAGCGACTGGTGTTGCCGATATTAAATCACCTTTTATGGTTAAGACAGCTGCAATTCCTGCCTCAACTTTAGGTCTTATCGAAGTACCTTATTTTGGTCGTAAGATTAAACTAGCTGGAGATAGAACGTTCGGTGACTGGACAGTATCAGTAATTAACGATGAAGACTTTTTGATCCGTAATGCCCTTGAGCAATGGTCGAATCAAATTCAATCTTTTCAGACTAACCTAAGACAATTTGGTTCATCTAGCCCTTCGGCCTACAAGGCACAGGCTCAGGTTACCCAATTCTCTAAGACTGGTGTGCCCATCAGGACATACACGTTTAACGGTATATACCCATCTGAAATTTCACCTATCGAACTCGATTGGAACTCAACAGACTCTATTGAAGAGTTTCAAGTAACTTTCCAATACGACTGGTGGGAAGTAACCGGTGGAACTACAGGAAACGCCGGCGGAGCTTAAATTGTGAGGCGGTGAGAGATCATCGCCATTTTATTCATTATAAGGATTTTAAATGGCTCAGCTATTTGGTTTTGAGATACGCCGCAAGCAAGAACTTGTACAACAAGCAAACCCCAACATACAAACCTTCTCTCCAGAAGCCAAAGATGATGGGGCTGTCGTTGTTGCTGCAGGAGGCGCATACGGCACCTACGTTGATATGGAAGGATCGGCTCGATCAGAAGCCGATTTAATCAACAAATATAGAGAAATAGCCCAGCATCCAGAAGTTGATCAAGCTATTGATGATATTGTAAATGAGGCAATTGTTTTTGAACCTGATGAAAAGGTTGTACAGATTAATCTTGATGACGTAGAACTTTCAGCAGGCGTCAAGAAAACAATCACAACTGAGTTTGGTGAAATACTTGACATGCTTAGTTTTCAACAACAACCCTATGATCTGTTTAGACGTTGGTATGTTGATGGTAGGTTGTATTATCATATCGTTATTGATACGAAGAATCCAGGGGAAGGGATTCAAGAATTAAGATACCTTGATCCGCGTAAGATACGCAAGATTAGGGAAGTCAAAAAGAAAAGAGATCCAGCAACATCTGCAACAGTTACTAAGACTGCAGGTGAATATTTTCTCTATAACGAGAAGGGACTCAACAATCAAAAAGCCGGCGCCGCATCTGCAATGGATGCCCAGAACACAACCGGTCTAAGAATTGCAAAAGATAGTATTGCCCACGTTACATCTGGATTGATGGATGTAAACAATACAATAGTACTTTCTTATGTACATAAGGCTATCAAGCCTTTAAATCAATTAAGAACACTAGAAGATGCTACTGTTATTTACAGAGTATCCCGTGCACCAGAAAGAAGGATCTTCTACATTGACGTAGGTAACCTTCCTAAGATGAAGGCCGAGCAATATCTCAGTGACATCATGACTAAGTTTAAGAATAGACTTGTATATGATTCATCTACAGGTGAAATTAGAGACGATAGAAAATTCATGACTATGCTTGAGGACTTCTGGTTCCCAAGACGTGAAGGTGGTAAAGGTACAGAAGTTACTACGCTACCAGCTGGCCAGAACTTAGGGGAGATGTCCGATGTTGAATACTTCAAGAAGAAGTTATATCAATCGTTAAACGTTCCCACTTCAAGGTTCTCTTCCCAGGATGATCCTTTTGATATCGGTCGTTCTACTCAGGTATCGAGAGACGAGGTTAAGTTTGCCAAGTTCATTAATAGGCTGAGATTGCGTTTTTCTCAGCTGTTTTTAAAGTGTCTTGAGAAGCAGCTAATACTTAAAGGTATCACTACTTCGGCAGACTGGGAATCAATTTCTAAGAACATTAGATTTGACTTTGCAAAAGACAATTATTTCTCCGAGCTTAAAGAGACTGAAGTACTTACAGGCAGGCTAAATACCCTAAACATGATTGAACCTTACGCCGGTAAGTATTATTCTCATACCTGGATTCGTAAGAATATACTTCGTAAGTCAGATGAAGATATTGAAGAAATGGATGAGCAGATTGAAGGGGAACAGGATGATGAAAAGTTTAACCCGCCTGTAGATGCGATTGGTAATCCAATGTCTCCAGGTCAAGGTATTCCTAATCCAAATCAGCCTAGTTCTGACGAACAATAAATAAAGAATGGAGTTATGCAATGAGTGAATTTAGCGTACAAGATATGATAGGTAGCGTCTTAGAGAAGCAACCTGAACAGTTTAGAACAGCTTTCAACGACGTTATGGTCGATAAAATTGCAGCTGCCTTAGATATTAAAAAGCAAGAAGTAGCCCAGAATTATTTCACTACTTCCGAAGAAGAAACAGAACAAGAAACCGAGGAAGAAAATGGCGAAAACACTTAATCAGGTAGTTGGGTATAGGCCTAAAGCAGGTGACGAACAAAAGTTCGTAGACAAGCATGTAATTGCTAGTAAAGAAGATCCTAACGGTAATGGTGACGATGTGTTCAAAGGATCTAAGGTTAAAGTTATGGATCGTATGAAACATCGCCACGGGTACGATGTAGGTACCGATGATAAGGTGTATGAGGCAAGACTAGGTGAAGCAATTAATGATAACCTACATCCAGCTGGTGCTGCATTGCTAAAGCACATCAAACCAGAACACCATAACAAATACAAAGAACATCTAACTACAGACGTTTTTAATGGTTCATACAAGGACCGTACTGATGTATTAAATGCAGCCAAAAAAGCAGGGCATTTAAAAGAAGATGCTGAGCAAATTGATGAGCTGTCAAAAACAACTCTTGGTTCTTATGCTAAGAAAGCATCGCGTGATGCAGTAATTACTCGTAAAATTGGTGCAGATTTTGAGCATCAAGGTAACCGAGCAAAAAGCCCAGGAATGAAAGCGGCAAGTAATGAAATGTCGCAAAAATATAAAGTAAAATCTTGGAAGCGCAGAGATGGCGTTGACAAAGCAGTTGATCGTTTGACCAAAGAAGAAGTTGAAGGCACAATACCTAAAACCGCAAGAGAAAAAGATTTGGCAGGCAAGCATGGACATCCTAACCGTATTACATTTGGAGATGTTTTAAAAGCCCGTGGTGTAAAGATGAAGAAAGAAGAAGTCGAGATGGTAACAGAGGGAGATGAAGCTCACGCACGTTTTCAACACTATCACAATGAATCGGCTAAGTTGCTAAAAAACATTCACTCTGGCCTTTCTAAGCACTACGATAATGTAACCAACAAAAAAGGTCACAACAATGGTGAAGCCCATTGGGGTCATGTCGGTGACATTAAAGACATTCATAGCAGCCTGCAAGACATACACGATAGAATTCTTCAAACTGGTGAGTATGCAAAGCCTCCAAAGCCAATCAAAGAAGAAGTAGAAGTTCATGAAGATATCGATACATCGTTGTTAAATCTATACGCAAACCTAGATGATGACAATCGTATTTCAATGGTAAAGATGATCGACGAAGGCCGTAAAGATGAACTGTTAGAATTTGCAGTCGAGGCAGGTACTGAATAATGGCTGCATATACTATTGTAACAAACAAGATAGGCACCAGAGCGGTGCTTAGAATTAACGCAAATGTAAATATTTCCGTTAATACCTTATCCGTAGGTGCTAGTGAAATTGTAGGTGCCGCGACCCTTACATCCATTTATTATGCAAGTAACGATGCAACAACAGCCGCCTACTACAGAGGAAACACCGCCTCTGTAGATAGCGCTATACTCAGATTAGTTCCTACTCATAACACATACTTAGATTTTGCTGGTAATGGAATTTCCCCTGATCAAGATCTAAGAACAGCAAATATTATTTTTGTTGTTAGTGGAGCTAATAACAGTAGTATTATTGCTGAGTTCCATAAAATTTCTAACGCTAACACGAATTACTAAAATGAAACTAATAGCAGAATTACACGAAGATGTAAGCTACCTGGTCGAAGATGCAGGTAACGGCAAGAAGAGCTACTTCATTGAAGGAGTCTTCTTACAAGGTGATCTTAAGAACAGAAATGGTCGTGTATATCGTACAGAGACTCTTGATAAAGAAGTAAATAGATATAACAAAGAATATGTGCTTGAGAATCGTGCTTTTGGTGAACTAGGTCATCCAGCTGGACCTACTCTAAATTTAGAGAGAGTATCTCACATGATTAAATCCCTTGATCGCGATGGAAGTAATTTCATTGGTAAGGCTAAGATCATGGATACACCATATGGCAACATCGTAAAGAATCTAATGGATGAAGGCGCCAAACTAGGTGTTTCTTCTCGTGGTATGGGTTCGTTACAAATGAATAAAGAAGGTGTAATGGAAGTACAGGATGACTTCTATCTTGCAACTGCGGCTGATATTGTAGCTGATCCTTCTGCTCCTGATGCTTTTGTTAGAGGCATCATGGAAGGCGTTGAATGGGTCTGGGATTCGGGAGTACTTAAAGCGCAGAAGTTAGAAGAGATTAAGCAAGAAATAAAGCGCACTCCTTCTCGCCGCCTTGACGAAGCAAAGCTACAAGCATTTAAGAGTTTCTTAAATTCGCTGTAATATAAATAAAAGTACAATCCAAACAGGAGAACCCAATGACCCTAAAATTAAATAAAAGAGATCTTCAAGAAAAGATGTCAGCAACCGAGCCAGTAGGTGGTGGAGCAACAGGTGCATCTAATGCAGCTGACCCAACCGGAGTAAGAGCCAAAGCGCCAGGCAACTCAAAAATTCAAGGCGACCTTACACCTGAAAAATGTGAAGGTGAGACTGAAGTAACAAATCCAGAAAACAATACCAAGCCAACCGGTGACAATTCAGCTAAAAACAAATCATCTGTCTCTATGAAAGAAGACATGGCTATTATGTTTGATGGTGAAGATCTATCAGAAGAATTTAAAGAGAAAGCAACCACATTCTTTGAAGCTGCTGTTAATGCACGCCTACAAGAAGAAGTTACACGTATTGAAGAAGAGTACAGCAATTCCCTAACAGAACAAGTTACAGAGATTGCTGAAGAACTATCTACCAAGCTTAACGATTATCTAAACCACGTTGTTGAGTCATGGATGGAAGAGAACGAAGTCGCTATTGAGTCATCTCTACGTTCTGAAATCACAGAAGAATTCATCGAAGGTCTTAAGAATCTGTGCGTTGAGCACTATATTGACCTTCCAGAAGAAAAAGTTAGTGTTGTAGAAGAGCTTGCACTTCAGGTTGAAGAACTAACTACCAAGCTTAACACCTCTATTGATGCACAAATTGAACTAAAGAAACAAATTGATGAACAAGCAATGCAAATCGTATTCAGCGAAGTTTCTGAAGGTCTAGCTGATACACAAGCAGACAAGTTCAAGACTCTTGCCGAAGGTGTAGAGTTCAATGGTGTTGATGCATACAAGAAGAAACTTGAAGTAGTTAAAGAAAGTTACTTCACAGGTAAGAAGTCTCCTCAACTAATCGTTGAAGGTGAAATCGATTCTGCTGAGTATATTGAACCTACTGCTCCTGTAACTGGACCTGTTGCTAACTACGTTAGAGCAATCTCTAGAACAGTCAAGAAATAATTTTTATAAATAAACTTAACCCGATAAATTTTAAACGGAAGGAAAATAAATATGTACTTAAATGAAGAAATTCAAAAGAAGTGGCAACCAGTTCTTGAGCATCCTGATCTAGACGCGATCAAGGATCCGCACAAGCGTTCGGTTACTGCTATTATTCTAGAAAACACTGAAAAGGCTCTTCGCGAAAGCGGCGGTCGCGTTGGTGGTCAGTCTCTTCTTGAAGCTAACCAACCAGTTAACGCAATGCAAGGTTCTAGCTCTGCAGCTGGCGATGGCGCAGTTGACATTTTCGATCCTGTGCTTATCAGCCTGGTTCGTCGTTCGATGCCTAACCTAATTGCTTATGATGTTTGCGGCGTTCAGCCAATGACAGGTCCTACAGGTCTTATCTTCGCAATGCGTGCTCGTTACAGCAACCAAGCTGGAACCGAAACATTCTACGGTGAAGTTAATACTGCATTCTCTTCTAGCCTGACTGGTGCTAACACCTTCGGTCTAAAGAATGCTGGTAACCTACCAGGTAATACAACTATTACTCTTGGTGCTGATATGGTTTCTAACGGACTATACAACACCGGAACTGGTATGTCTACATCGACAGCTGAATATCTTGGTTCTAACGCATCCTTAGTATTCCCACAAATGGCTTTCTCTATCGAGAAGGTTACTGTAACTGCTAAGTCTCGCGCGCTAAAAGCTGAGTACTCAATGGAACTTGCGCAAGACTTACGCGCTGTTCATGGACTAGATGCTGAAACAGAACTGTCTAACATTCTGTCTTCAGAAATTCTTGCTGAAATTAATCGTGAAGTTATCCGTACAATCAATATCACTGCTACTCGTGGTGCTACTGAGAATACTACTAACACCGGTATTTTCGACCTTGACACCGATTCTAACGGTCGTTGGTCAGTTGAGAAGTTCAAGGGTCTTATGTTCCAAGTGGAACGTGAAGCAAATCAAATTGCTAAGGGAACTCGTCGTGGTAAGGGTAACATCATTATCTGTTCTTCAGACGTTGCGTCTGCCCTACAGATGGCCGGTGTTCTTGACTACGCTCCTGCTCTAAATAGCAACAACCTGAATGTTGATGATACTGGCAACACATTCGCCGGTGTTCTAAACGGACGTATCCGTGTATATGTTGATCCATATGCTGGTGGTCAAAATAGTGCTTCCGGTCAGTATCTGACTGTAGGTTACAAAGGTTCTAGCGCATTTGATGCTGGTCTGTTCTATTGCCCATATGTGCCTCTACAAATGGTTCGTGCGGTTGATCAAGATACATTCCAACCAAAGATTGGTTTCAAAACTCGTTACGGTATGGTATCAAATCCATTCGCTGACGGTTCATCTGCAACCACTCAAGGTGCATTAACTGCTGATACAAACGTTTACTATCGTCGTATCATTGTTGCAAACCTGATGTAATCTTAAGAATAATAATAATTACATTCTTGCAAACTTAAAAGGGCTCCGCAGAGCCCTTTTTTTATGAGATAAATATATTTACTAACTAGTAAATAATGAGGTTATATAAAATATGTCAGCTACCGATAGATTACCATCAAACAAAAACTTTCTTTCTCCTCTTGGGTTTAACTTCTCCATATACAAAACTCCCGGGCTGAATTATTTCGTTCAACAAGCAAGCATCCCTTCTATTACGATTGGCCGTGCCGAAGTAAACACACCATTCAATGTACTGAAGTATCCAGGTGATAAGGTAGATTATAGTGATCTGACTATTGTGTTTAGGGTAGATGAAGAGTTGCGTAATTACATGGAGCTGTATACATGGCTTACAAGCATTACACGTAATGGAGGATTTACTGGATATAAGAGATTGACTGATGCTGCAGTCGGTGAGGGTGTTTTCTCTGATGCCGTTCTTACTGTAATGTCTAGCTCAAAGAACACCATTGCTCTTGTTAATTACATAAACCTTTATCCTACATCTCTATCTGAACTTACGTTTGATTCAAGAATGGAAGATGTGTCATACATTGAAGCTACAGTAAACTTTACGTATCAGTCATTCAATATCGAATACTTGATCTAAGGCAGTACATACTATACAATACCTATGTGTTGATTGATAGGACTATATTATGAAGATTGAAGAATTGCATCAGTTATGGGAGAAAGATGCCGGTATTGATCGTACTGAGTTAGGTGAGGAAAGCCTTCGCATTCCTCAATTGCATTCAAAGTATTATAAGCTATACTCTGAAGAACGTACTACTCTAAGAAAGTGGGAGGTAGAGTTCAAACGTCTATATAGAGAAAAGCACGAATACTACAACGGCGTGTTGAGTGAAGAAGAACTACGGTCTAACGGGTGGGAGCCATTCTCACTTCGTGTGCTAAAAACAGACATCCCGATGTACCTCGAGGCAGATAAAGACATTTCAAGAGGCAAGTCACTTATTGCCGCCCAACAAGACAAGGTTGAGTTTATTGAATCAATTATCAAGTCACTGCCTTCTCGTGGTTATCAGATCAATGCCGCTATAAGCTGGGAAAAGTTTAAAGTCGGCGCATGAGTATTATAGTATTATCCCGCATAGATGACGTTTATATAAGAGTTCATTGCGATTCTGATGTCGCATATGAGCTAAGTGAGTACTTTACGTTTAACGTGCCTGGTGCTAAGTTCTCACCCAAGTATAAAAATAAGATGTGGGATGGTAAAATACGGCTATACAGCGTTATGACTAAAAGGCTGTATACTGGACTTAGACTGTACGTTGAGATATTTGCAAGGGAAAGGGGATATGAGATAGAATACCCTAGCCCAAATGATTTTTGTGATCAAGAGTACTCCTTAGTAGAAGCATTCGAGGATGCAAATAAGTATATAAAGAAGCCTGATATTGAGGTAAGAGGTTACCAGGCTGAAGCTTTCGCCCATGGCATAAGAACGAGGAGAGCGTTACTTCTATCTCCAACAGCATCCGGTAAGTCATTAATGATATTTGCACTGTGTATGCATCTACTCAAGAACGATCCATCTAGAAAAGTATTAGTTATTGTTCCTACAACATCTCTAGTACATCAAATGGCTACAGACTTCGGGGACTATATCCAGGATGATTGCGATAAGTTTTGTCATCGAATTCTAGCAGGCGCCGAAAAATCTACCTCTAAACCAATCGTCATATCGACTTGGCAGTCAATCTATAAACAACCCAAAGCCTGGTTCAATCAATTTCATACAGCAATTGGTGATGAGGCCCATCTATTCAAAGCTAAAAGCCTTACCGATATCATGTGTAAGCTTACCAATTGCCCTAACAAGTTTGGGTTTACTGGTACACTAGATGGAACAGAGACTCATAAGTTAGTGCTCGAAGGACTGTTTGGCCCGGTTAAAAAAGTAACCACAACAGCCGAACTAATAGAGAACAAGACATTATCATCGTTCAAGATCAAAGCCTTAGTACTTAACTACAGTGATGATATTCGTAAGCAGATATCAAAGGCAACATACCCCGATGAAGTTGACTTTATAACTAATAATCAATTCCGTACAAAGTTCATAACAAACTTGGCGCTATCTCTAAAGGGTAACACTCTAATATTATTCAGACATAAAGCACACGGACATGCAATTCATGATGTGCTTAAAGATAAGATGAACAATCGCGAGCTCTACTACGTGGATGGAGACGTAGACGGTGCTATTAGAGAAGATATAAGAAAGGAAGTAGAGGGGGTGCAAGACGGTATTATAGTAGCCTCACTAGGTACTTTCTCAACAGGTATAAATATTAAGAACTTGCACAACGTTGTATTTGCAAGTCCTTCGAAATCAAGGATTAAGGTATTACAGTCTATTGGCCGAGGTCTTAGAAAATTAATCAGTAAGAACGTATTTACACTTTATGACGTCGCTGACGACCTAAGCTGGAAGTCTAACAAGAATCATACTATACTACACTTTGTTGAGCGTATAAAAATGTACAACGAAGAAAAATTTGATTATAAAATTTATAATGTTGAGCTAAGGAATTAATAATGGTTACGGTGTGTAAGTTACAATCAGGTAGTGAAATAGTTGGTACTATAATTGAATCAACATCAAAAAGTATAACTATCAATAATCCCTTGCAGATTATGTACATAAGAAGACTGAATGGTCCGCCATCAGTCACACTACAACGTTATGTACCCTTCACATCACAAGAAGACCTTACAATAAGCCGTACCCATATTGAAGTTATGTGTGAGCCGATCCAAGGCCTTGAGCAGTACTATGTTAATACGCTTAAATCAATCCAAGAGCATGTTGATCCAAGTCTAGTAACTGATCTTATGGACGCCAATGAACCTAAGAAATTTGAACATGACAGCTATATTGCCATGCTTGAGCAATTAATGTCAAAGAAGCCACTGAATTAAGGATATTATGAGTGATAACCACTATGTTGACAATAAGAAGCTATTAGAATCGATAACAGAATATAGAAATTTAGTTATTGAGTCTAAAACAAACGGTACCGTTAAGCCAAGGATACCTGACTATATCGGCAGGTGTATGTTGCTTATTGCCCAGAGATTATCACATAAGCCTAACTTCATTAATTACTCATACCGTGAGGAGATGATTAGTGATGGTATAGAGAACTGTATTAGTTATATCGATAACTTTGATCCTTCCAAGTCAAACAATCCATTTGCGTACTTTACACAGATTATATATTTTGCATTCCTTCGAAGAATTCAGAAAGAAAAGAAGCAGTTGTATGTAAAGCATAAGATGCTTGAAAACTCATTGTTAATGAATACACTTATTTCCCAAGGTGAGCACGATGATGGAGAATTTACTCCAGCCTACATTGATATGGAAAATGAGAATATGAGTGACTTCATTAACAATTTCGAGGAAGGGCTTGATAAGAAGAAAAAGCTTCGTAAGAAAGGCTTAGAAAAGTTTCTCGAGGAAGATATAGTCGCTGATATAGAGGAAGATGAACAATGAAGGTTGCAATTCTTGGTGACACCCATTTCGGAGCGCGCGGTGATAGTGCCCACTTTCATAAACTGTTTAAAAGATTTTACGATGAGGTCTTTTTTCCCTACCTAAAAGCAAACAGTATAGAGTATGTAATTCAACTAGGTGATGTTTTTGATAGACGTAAATACATTAACTATCAAACGTTGAGTAGTGCAAGGGAGTATTTCTTTGAGCCGTTAAATAGAGACTTTAAAAGCTGGCTGCTTGTTGGTAATCATGATACCTACTACAAGAACACCAACGAAGTTAATTCACTCGACCTGTTATTACAGCAATATGAAAATATTCATCAAGTGCATTCGGCATGTGAGCTTGGACTTGAAGGTACATCCATTCTATTAGTACCCTGGATTGCACCTGATAACCAGATTGAAATACTTAACGATATGCAAACGTCACGCTCCCAGATATGTATGGGTCACTTTGAGATAAGTGGATTTGAGATGCATAAGGGCGCTGTATGTGATACAGGGCTTAACCGCGATGTGTTTGATAAGTTTGATCTAGTTATATCAGGTCACTTTCACACTAGGAGTATCCGTAATAACATCACATACACAGGCACTCCCTATCAAATGACCTGGGCAGACTTTGATGATCCAAAAGGATTTCACATATTAGACACTAACACCAGGGAGATGGAGTTTATACCTAACCCTAATGTTATGTTCCATAAGGTATGGTATGATGACTTGAACAAAAGCATGACTGACGTTATTGTAGATGACTACACCCTGTATAAAGACTCAATCGTAAAAGTAATTATTAAAAATAAAACTAATCCTTATTGGTTTGATTTGTTTATCGAGCGTTTAGAGAAGTCAGGCCTATTAGATCTACAGGTCGTAGAAGATCACCTTAACCTTAACTTAGAAGATGATTCTGATATAGTTAATGAGGCAGAAGATACACTTACTATTCTTAATAAGTTTGTTGATCAGCTGGAACTCAAAGTTGATAAACTAAAACTGGAAAGCCTACTACGTAACCTATACAATGAAGCGTTATCAATGGAGATTGCGTGATATTTTTTAAAACTATAAGATGGAAAAACTTTCTTAGTACTGGCAACACATTTACTGAGATTGACTTTACAAAACATAAGTCAACACTTATTATTGGTGAGAACGGCGCCGGTAAATCTACCCTACTGGATGCGTTGTGCTTTGCGCTCTACGGTAAGCCGTTTAGAAAGATTAATAAGCCTCAGTTGGTTAACTCCATTAATGGTAAGGCACTTGAGGTAGAAGTTGAATTTAGTATTGGTAAAAGAGAATATAAAGTAAGGCGTGGTATAAAGCCTGCTATCTTTGAAATCTATCAAGATGGCAAGGTAATTAACCAGGATGCTGAATCGCGAGACTATCAGGAGATGTTTGAGCGTAGCATTATTAAGCTAAGCCATAAATCGTTCTCTCAGATCGTCATCCTCGGTAGTGCAGCGTTTGTACCATTCATGCAGTTGTCTGCAATGAACCGCAGAGAAGTCATTGAGGACTTACTGGATATACAGATATTCTCTACTATGAACACCCTACTCAAGGGCAAACTATCAACCAACAGGGATAACGCTATTAGTGCCGACTTCAATACAAAGAGTACTGGTGAGAAGATTGAACTGTATAAGAAGCATATTGAGTCATTAAAGCAGAACAATGAAGAGTTAGTCAATCAGAAAAAGGTAAAGGTTACCGAGCTTTCTACCAGCATTGAAAATACAAATAAAACGATTGAATTACTGCAAACTGAAATAGAGGGGTTGTCAAGTAGTATTAGTGATCAAGACAAAGTACGATCAAGGCTGGAAAAAATCCGAGATATATCAAGACAGGTTGACCTTCGGTTAGAGAAACTACGCAAAGAGACGCAATTCTTCACATCGCATGATGACTGCCCAACCTGCCGTCAAGGAATTGCACATGATCACAAGTCTTCTATTATTGAGAAAAGCAATAGTCAAATTACTGAGGTTGAAGCAGGTAAACAAAAAATCACAGAAGAACTGGATAGTATTAATACCAGACTTACAGACATCTCAAGTGTATCCACTACTATTTCTACTAAGAATAGAGAAGTGTCAGATTTACTAATACAGTGCCGTACATGGGCATCGTTCATTGAAGATATAAAGAAGGAGATAGAGGCGCTAAACACCTCTAATAAGCAAATAGAGTCTAATAATGAAGAGCTGAAAGAGTTGAAAGATCAACTTAAGACCTTGATTAATCAGAAGGAAACACTTATACTTGAGAAACAAGTGCTAGATGTTGCCAATACTCTACTTAAAGATTCAGGTATAAAGACAAAGATCATTAAGCAGTATGTTCCTATTATGAATAAATTAGTTAACAAGTATCTTGCATCGATGGATTTTTTTGTTAACTTTGAATTAAACGAGTCGTTTGAAGAAACAATCAAATCAAGGTTTAGGGATGCATTTAGCTATGAGTCGTTTAGTGAAGGTGAAAAGTCACGTATCGATTTAGCGTTGTTATTTACATGGCGTGCAGTAGCTAAGTTACGTAATAGTGCATCTACTAACTTGCTTATCTTGGATGAGGTGTTTGATAGCTCAATGGACGTGCAAGGGAGTGATGAACTGATGAAGATATTGCAAACCCTGGCTGGTGATACAAACGTATTTGTTATTAGTCATAAGACTGATCAGCTGGTAGATAAGTTTAATAATGTAATTAGATTTGAAAAACACAAGAACTTTTCAAGAATGTGTAATTAATAAAGGATTAATATGGCGACATTTTTATCGGAATTTGTTGATGGTGGGCCTACATGTAGTAGAGATGATTGCATGATTCAAGATCAAGGTGGAACCTCTACTATGGCATACTTCCCACCCATCTATAACAACAACAATGTTAATATCAATCCTGATATGAACACTCAAACCTATAACAGAAGATGCCTTGCATGTGGTAAGGCCTGGACGGAGACATGGCAAAATGGTTCTAAAATTAGTTGATCCTTCTAGTGCAATTCTTAGTGAAAAAGTTCCTACTTTTGACTTTAAGAACCCACCCGTTAACTCTATGGAACTAGCAAGAGACTTGCTAGAAACTCTTATTGATAGAAAGTGTATGGGGCTATCAGCTAATGAATGCGGTCTCCCTTATCGTGTGAGTGTATTTCGTACAGAGGATCCACTTGTTATGTTTAATCCTCGCATCATTGATGAAACTACTGAACACATTATGCTTGAAGAAACCTGTGCATCAAACACAAACATGATTGTCAAGATCAAAAGACCAAAGATCGTTAAGGTTCGCTATCAAGACGCAACTGGTGAGTTTCATACAGAGAAGTTTATTGGCATAACAGCACGTGCGATCTTACACGAGCTTGACCATCTCAACGGAATCAACTATACTAGACGTGCGCACCCGGTACATCTATCGCGTGCACAAAACAAAAAGAAACATCTCGATAGACAAGTAGCACGTGAATTAAAGCTAGCTATATAATCTATCGCTGATAATGGCGAACGGGCCTTCCCGTATAACTAGGAGTTAGTAATGTTTAAATTCAAAGAGGCTTTGACGCCCGATCCAACCCTGCATCGTAACATCAGCTTTGCCAAAAGCGCACTACGAATCTTTGCAGGTATCTTCCTTGCCATTGGTATTTACTCTATCGCAGGCCTTCTTGTGATCGCTGCTGAGGTGCTTGGAGTAGTAGAGGAGCTCGTTTAATGAGTCGCCTTAAGGTTTCCGAGCTATTTTATTCTATCCAGGGTGAGGGTAGATATATGGGAGTGCCAAGTGTATTCCTCCGTACATTTGGCTGTAATTTCACCTGTGACGGCTTTAATATGCCTCCTGGTGAAAAGAGCAATGAACGCAATGTCATTGCAAATAATGCTGGTGAAATTAAAGTATACAAAGAACTACCTTTAGTATCAACAGGATGTGATTCATATGCGTCGTGGGATGTTAGGTTTAAGCATCTAAGTCCGATGCTTTCTATTGATGCCGTAGTTGATGGCATATTAGACATTCTTCCTCATAATGAATGGAAGGACGAACATCTAGTAATTACAGGTGGTGAGCCTTTACTAGGATGGCAACGTGCATATCCTGACTTGCTGTCTCATTCAAGAATGGATAACTTAAAAGAACTTACATTTGAGACTAATGGTACACAACCTCTATCTGATGAGTTATATGAGTTTCTTAGTGAATGGACATTTGCACGGGTAGGTTATGATAACCTTACATTATCGGTATCACCAAAGCTGTCGGCTTCTGGAGAAAGCTGGGATGATGCAATTAAACCAGAGATTGTAAGTAAGTATTCTGCTGTTGGTTATACCTATCTTAAATTTGTAATAAGCAACCTAGATCACCTTATCGAGGCAGAGACTGCAGTAGAGGCATACCGTGATCACGGATTTGATGGACCAGTATACTTGATGCCTGTTGGTGGCACTAGTGAGGTATACAATATGAATAACAGGCAAGTTGCCGAATACTCTATGGTTAAGGGTTGGAGATATAGCGATCGACTGCAAGTGCCGCTTTTTAAGAACGAATGGGGAACCTAATGGCAAAGTTTATTTCAACAAAAACATACAATCAAATTGGACCAGTAGCATACAGGCAATGGCGCGCCGATAGTCACTGTAACCTTATCCATGGTTACGCGTTATCGTTTCACTTTGAGTTTGAATGTGATACATTAGATGCACGTAACTGGTGCATGGACTTTGGAGGATTAAAGCCTCTCAAGCAAAATCTAGAAGATTGGTTCGATCATACATTGCTAGTTGCACAAGATGACCCAATGCGTGAGCACTTGCTTGCACTTGGTAAGTTAAAGCTGGCAAAGATTACAGAGGTCGAAAAGACTGGATGTGAAGGTATTTCTGATTTCTTGTATGAGTATATCAACACTATCTTCTTACCTCAGTATGGTAAGACAGAGGCCGAACGCATTTGGTGCTGCAAAGTACAAGTACGTGAGACGGATGCAAATATGGCCATGCGTGTTGGTCATCGTGAAGATAATGAATTTGTAGGATAATTATGACCGAGCGATATTTTTCTGATGTTATTCGTGAGAGGATGAATAAGGATGGTAAACGTTATTTTGCATGTGATAATATTTCTGAATATCTTGATGATCATGGACGAGATTTTCTCATCACCGAACTGACTGAAAAGTTCAATGGAGTACTTGAGTCACTCCTGATCGATACAACGAATGATCCGAACAGTCAAGGTACAGGCAAGCGTCTGGCTAAGATGTATGTTAATGAGATTATGTCTGGGCGTTATTATCCTGAACCAGCCTCTACTGCCTTCCCTAACGAAGGGAGTGAACGGTATACAGGTATGTTAGTTGTTCGTCCAGAACTTAAGTCAATGTGTAGTCATCATCACCAACCAGTTCGAGGTATTGCATACATCGGTATCATTCCTGGTAATAAGGTAATTGGACTTTCTAAGTATGCACGGGTTGCGCAATGGCATGCCCGCCGTGGGACACTACAGGAAGAATTATGCACCCATATTGCCAATTCAATTATGAATTCAACCGAGTCACCTGATGTTGCTGTTTACATTGCTGCGCGTCATGGGTGCTGTGAAAATCGTGGATTGAACGCCCATTCGTCACTGACTCAAACAACCGTATTGCATGGCCAATTCCATCAAGCAGATGTAAAGAAAGAGTTCTTCGACAACATTACGCTACAGCAATCATACAATGAGAAAATTTAACGCTTGCATTAATTAACGGAGTCAGTTATAATTAACTATCTCTAACTTAATAGGTGTTATTATGACTCAAGCAACTTCAAAGCCTCGTGTTAAGTCTGACGGTATCGGTGAAGATACTATGAAGACTTTATATGAGGTATTTAATACAGCAAATACTGATGATTATAAGTTGATGTGTTTAGAAGTGATTGGATGCTCGAATGCTAAACCAGCTACCAAGCAAAGGTTTAATGATCTTATTACTCAAAGCAATAGCAAGGCTACTATGCTGACCCGGGTTACTAATTTTTTCTTAGCAGGTGAAGGAAAAGGTGTATGAGCGAGATTAACGGTAAGATGTATTTGGCGCGTTTCACGAATAGGGAGACGCGAGAGATAGAGTTCTATAAGTTCGGTCATACTCATTCGTATGATGCAATGGATCGATTTACATACGCCCCTGCGCAATACGAAAAGTGGAATATTAAGATTATGAAAACGGTCTACGGGCCGTTAGAACAGATGAAGGGCATTGAAGAGACCTTTAAAGCATTGTATCCAAAGAATCTATGGATCGATGAAAAGGTATCCGGTGTTACTGAAATTGTAAAGCTTGAGCAGCCTGCAATTGATCGTATAATTGGATTGATGACTCAACTTAATGGTGTGTACTGGCGTCAACGTGAGCGCGAGAAAGCACAAGGTATTATTGACTATTTAAAGGTATTAGATGAAGAAGATCGCCCATGAAGCCCCTATTGGTATTTTTAGTCGTATACAGGAAGTAACCGATTATGATTATGCTCTAGTACATTTGTTTGAAGAGCGTGTGGACTATTGGGAAAAGTTTGTACGGGCTAAGAAGATGGGGCGTGAGATTATTCTTGATAACTCTATTTTTGAATTAGGAGAGGCATTTGAGAAGGATAAGTTCTGTCATTGGGTAGAGAAACTCCTTCCCACCTGGTATGTATTCCTGATGCGCTTGAGGATGCTGAGCGTACGGTTAAGAATGTAAAAGATTGGCAGCATTTTGCTGGTTGTAAATCGATTGGTGTAGTGCAAGGCAAGACCTACGAAGAAGTGAAATGGTGTTATCAAGAGATCGAACCTCTAGTTGATAAAGTGGCTATCTCATTTGACTATCATTTCTTTATTGATATTGACCTCAATGGGTTTTTGCCCACGAAGTATCATCACTTTATGTACGGGCGTGATGCGATGATTCATCGCCTCCTTTCTGACGGGGTTATTAATGAGAATAAACCTCATCATCTACTTGGGTGTGGGTTGCCTCAGGAGTTTGAAAGTTATAGGGAATTAAATTGGATTGAAAGTATTGATACATCTAACCCTGTAGTTGCAGCGATTAAAGGAATGACCTATAATGGACGCAAAGGCCTTGAAGATAAACCATCACAAAAGCTATTCACTATGCTGGATAGTAAGCTTAGTTCCTACGAATTACAGCTGGTACTGTATAACATCGAGTGTTTTAGGGCAATTGTAAATGGCTAAAAAGTGGATTGCGTTGTATAGTCAGACTGGGTCTGAGATTGCAGCTTTGTCTAAGGCGATTGATCGTAAGCCAGATATTCATCTGACAAATAACGTTGTGTTTACGGCTAATACTATTGTTAGTGGTACTATACTGAGGGCAAAGCATTCATGGATAGTTTCATACCTTGAAAATCAGGTAATATACGATCCAAAAGATACCATCATTACACTTCATGGATACTTACGCATACTTCCAGTAAGTTTGTGCACCAAGTATACCATCTATAATGGGCATCCTGGAGCTATTGATCTATACCCTGAGTTGAAAGGTAAAGATCCACAGGTTAGAACGTGGGAGAACAAAGAACGATATAAGTTCATCGGTAGTGTGGTACATAAGGTAGTACCGGAAGTGGATGCAGGAGAGATCATTAAAAGTGTTCATCTTTCTAATACATCTCAATCGATTGATGATACATTCTCAATGCTTAGGATGTGTTCACTTAGTGCATGGACATTTGCAATGAAGGAAATAGGAATATGCGAATAGGAATAACTGGTGCGCAGTCGGTAGGCAAGACTACTTTGCTTAATGCGTTACGTTCGGAAGATATGTTTAAAGATCTCGTCATATGTGATGAGGTTACGCGTAGGGTTAAGGGTTATGGTTTGCCAATTAATGAGGCTGGTAATGATATAACACAACGGCTTATAATGAACGAGCATGTGGTCAATGTATTTTTGTATGACAATATGATTACCGATCGTACAGTGCTAGACGGATTAGTTTATAGCAGCTATTTGCTCAAAAATCGTAAAGTTAGTATTGATACATTCAGGTATGTGTATGATGTATACACTAAAGTAACACCCTATTATGATTATATTTTTTATATTGAGCCTGAGTTTGATATAGAAAATGACGGTACGCGTAGTGTGGATGTAGAGTTTAGGAATGAAATAGCTAGTCTGTTTGAGAGTTTAATATACCAGCATAAGCTGGATGTTATTAGGATTGGTGGTTCAGTACGTAACCGCGTTAATCAAATTATTGATATTATAGAAAAGGATAAAGAATGAGCGAAATCGAAGATATTGCAAGCGTTCACCTAGGTAAGGCAGGTGATGGTACGGTAGTTAAACCTTATATTACACCTGATGAAGTAGATCCAGGATTGCTGGTATCTATTCCACGGTATCTTAATCGTACTGCGTATGGTATTGAGGAAGATAATCTGCCGTTTGCTGGGTATGATGTGTGGAATGCATATGAGTTTTCTACGCTATTAAAGAATGGATTTCCAATTTCTGGGCTAGTAAAGTTTGCATATCCAGCTGATTCTCCAAATATTGTAGAGAGTAAATCGGTTAAGCTTTACCTCAACTCATATAACATGGCCAGTGTTATTGATAACTGGGAAGATGTTTATATACTCGAGGATAAGATTACCGCCGATCTCGAGAAAGCTGTCGGGGCCCAGGTAAATGTTAACATCTTCCAGGGTGATCTGGATACTATTAGGCCAGTTGCAGGTGATTTTACATTGCTTGAGTCATACTGTAACATTCCTAATATGGAATTTAACAGCTACGAAGAATCATCAGATATTCTAGAAGTAGTTCCAAGTATTGGTCGTTACGAGCGTTGGCGTTCGCACTCACTCCGCTCCAATTGCCGGGTAACAAATCAACCGGACTGGGGTGATGTGTATGTTCATATTAAGGGTGAGCTTAGCGTGACACCAGAATCACTTTTGAAGTATATCATTTCTATGAGAAAAGAGAATCACTTCCACGAAGAGATTTGCGAGTGTATCTATACCAGGCTTAATGCATTGCTTGCACCAGATGAGCTGCTAGTTACATGCTTGTATACTCGTCGTGGAGGTATTGATATTAATCCCGTTCGTAGTAGCAATCCTTTCCTGATGTATCGTTATACGCCAATCATTGACGTTACTCAACCTAGTACAAAGACTGCCCGTCAATGATTGATAAAAATGTAGAGGCCATTCGTCAGTCATTACTCGAACGAATGGAAAAAGGATATAAGAAATACGGCACTACTACCGAACGTGTCGATATTGACCTGATGGGATGGTTGCAGCATTTACAGGAAGAACTGATGGATGCTGCAGTATATGTTGAAAGGATTAAAGATGAACTTAGAACAAGCGCTAGCAAAACTACCTGATACAGATGCAAATGTTGTATCGGTATTGTCTGGAGGTCTTGATTCAACTATTCTAACGTACATCTTAGTTAAGAAGTATGGTAAGGACCGAGTATTTGCTTTGACTTATGATTATGGACAGAAGCAGAGGCGTGAAATTGATATGGCTCGTGCAACCTGCATGTACATTGAAGTTAAACATAAGGTACTTGACTTGAGTATACTGGGTGATATTGTTAAAGATGTGTCAGCTAACATCAAAGGCACTGCTGTTGAGATGCCATCCATTAAGGATGTGCTTGGTGACCCACAACCAAAGACGTATGTACCTTTCCGTAATATGATCCTTAATTCGTTAGCATTCTCATTTGCTGAGTCGAATAAAGCAAGTCATGTGTTTACTGGATTACAGGTTCACGATCAGTATGGGTATTGGGATACGTCTCAACGCTTTGTTGATAGTATGAATAACGTTGCTTCTCAAAACAGATCACATAAGGTATCCCTTGAGGCTCCATTTTCCGAACTATCAAAGTATGATGAGATTTTAATTGCCCAAGAGATGGGGGGCGTTGAATTAGATCTCACCCTCACATGCTATAATCCTGATGTTGATGGTCGTAGTTGTGGTAAGTGCCCATCGTGTAGTGAGCGTATTGCTAACTTTGCGAAAGCTGGCATTAAGGATCCAATTCCGTATAATGTAGAGATACCCTGGGATAAACTACTTGTAATGAATAACGATTAATATGTGCGCTATAGTTGGAAGCTTTGATAAAGATAAACTTATAGAATTAATTGAGTTAAATAGCTATCGTGGTAGTCATTCATACTCAATCTCTATTTACTCCAGGGACATGCTATTCTCTGTTAAAAAGGAGATTGGTAAGATTAATTATAATGACATCTTCTTGATCGAAGGTCAGTATGGTATTGTTCATATTCAGGCACCTACTACCGAGGCAAAAGATGAAGTAAATATCCATCCTGCTAGGTTCAGGCTGTCAGATCGTTACTATAAATGGCCGGCGTTATGGCATAATGGAATCATTAAGTCTTCTCATGTAAAAAAGATGCAGGTTAAATACGGTATCGATACTGATTGGGATACTGAACTACTACTTCGTGCTTATATTGAAGAAGGCGCCCGCGGGCTATCAGAAATAGATGGGTCGTTTAGTTGTCTATACTATGATAGGGCCTGTTTATTTCTTTTTAGAAACGATATCAGCCCTATGTTCTATGATAAAGATCTTAACATATCATCTACAATGTTTAAAGAAAGTATATCGACCCCGGCTAATAGGATTCTTAAGTTGGATCTTCAATCTAGGGCGCTATATAATATAGGTGAGTTTAAAACGGTAGAGAATCCTTATTTCTTTGCTGATGAATAATTTGGAGATGATTACATAATGAAGCATATTCTAGGACCTAACTCTAGGTCGTCCCTTACTGCTATCCGAGATGGAGATAGCCAGCCTAATGCAGTTGATCTAAGAGTCGATAAGATTTTTAAGATTAAAGAAGAACTGTTTGAAATATCTAACGAACATAAGAAGCATAGAGGTATTGATTATGAAATCAAACTCGACCCTGAAGGATACTTTGTCCTCCACCCTGGTAGTTACGAAGTCGTTATGGAGAACGTTATTAGTGTGGGAGAACGCGAAGCAGGTTGGGTCATTACCCGCAGCACTCTTAATCGTAACGGTCTCTTCCTTACATCTGGTCTTTACGATAGCGGCTATAATGGTGTTATGGCCGGCGTCCTTCACGTTACAATTACTACTGCTAGGATTAAGAAAGGTACGCGAATAGGACAATACTTAAACTTCGATGCAGAGTCATTGAGTTTATATGATGGTGATTACGGAATTAACAAAACCCACGATAAAAAATATAGAACGGAGTAAATTATGAAAATTGAAGTTAAAATTGAAGACTTACAGAAGAAGAAACTATTTGTCGCCACGCCCATGTACGGTGGGCAGTGTGCAGGTATGTACGCCCGAAGCATGGCTGATCTATCGGCATTCTGTGCCAAGTATAACATCCCATTACAGTTATATTACCTTTTCAACGAGTCGTTGATTACTCGTGCACGTAACTATTGCTGTGATGAGTTTATGCGTTCAGATGCAACTCACCTTATGTTTATTGATAGTGATATTGGATTTAATCCACAAGACGTTATTGCGTTAATGGCATTGATGACTGAAGAGAGTGAGTATGATGTTATCGGTGGTCCATATCCTAAGAAGTGTATCTCCTGGGAAAAGATTAAGATGGCTGTTGATAAGGGTGTGGCCGATGAGGACCCAAATAACCTCGAGAAGTTCGTTGGTGATTATGTGTTTAATCCTAAATCACAACAAAAAGAGATTCCACTAGGTGAACCAGTAGAAGTATTAGAGATTGGTACTGGCTTTATGATGGTTCGTAAGAATACATTTAACAAATATGCCGAAGCATACCCATACCAAAGCTACAAACCCGATCATGTACGTACTGAGCACTTCGATGGTAGTCGTGAGATTATGGCATACTTCGATTGCATTATTGATCCAGTAAGCAAGCGTTACCTGTCTGAGGATTATAACTTCTGCTATCATGTTCAAAAGATGGGATTGAAAGTATGGTTCTGCCCATGGATGCAACTACAGCACGTTGGTAGTTATATATTTGGCGGCAGCTTGGCAGACCTGGAAGTATCGGTGCATCAGCAACAGCTGACCAAGGGCAACTTAATAAGAAGAAGGGTAAATAATGAGCGATATATTTTCGTATGATACTACGGCCGGTCTTAAAATTGAAGAGAACCCGCTTAAAGCACAATACCCCGATCAGACTGATAATGAGTATTGGAGCAAAGTACCTCAACTCTTTGAGCAAGAGTTTGAGGATAAAACTAAACTAGAGACGTTTAAATCTAATTGGATTGTCAACAGAGTACCATTGTACCTTTCAACATTCGGTCAGTTAGAAGAATCATATATTAAGGATACTCTCAGTCTTATTTTTAGACATGTACCTCCTTCAAGTCATGAGGATTTCTTAAGTCTTATGGTTGAGCCTCGTCGTGGACATACAGATAAATCTTATGCCGAAACTACTGTTTCATTCGATATTGACACTAATGGTAGTAAGCGAGTACTTAAAAATATTGGATATCTTCGAAGCATCCGCGTACATAATGTGCTTATGTTTGAATGTACTACTAGCAAGAAAATTAAAGATTATGATGTAATAGTAGAAATTGGTGGTGGTATAGGTGAGTTCGCTAAAATTGTTCGTGATACTGGTTTTGAAGGTGAGTATTATGGAGTAGATTTTCCTCCTATGTGCGAGATCAATCAATACTATAATGAGTTTAACGAAAAGAACTTTTATGTGAATGATGCAATTGACCTACCTGACTTCGGTGATAAGAAAGTTCTTGTTATTGGTACATGGTCATTTAGTGAAGTACCTGTATTGTACAGGGAAGAAATTATTAGCAAGATTCCTGGATGTGATTGGCTTCTTACTATTCAAGCAAATGTGATGGGTATTGATAATCTGAATTATTTCTGTAATGATTTTGGACCGCGCACTGGTAAGAGGAATCAAATCTATCATATTCAATTTCATCCATACCAAGGTGGTAACTTTTACTACTTTGTAACCTGAGCTCTTTTACTATATTATGAAACTTGAAAACACAACCATTCAGATCTTGAAAAGCTTTTCAACGATAAATCCATCCTTGATGTTTAAGGCCGGGAGTACATTAAGTACTTGTACTCCTTTAAAGACAGTATTTGCCAAGGCAACTATCACCGAGCAGATTCCAAATAGCTTTGCTATCTTTGATCTGTCTAAGTTCCTCGGGGTGCTTAGTTTGTTCAATGCACCAGAGATCAATATTGGTGATCGTAGTATGGAAATATCAGGCGGGCAGCATAAGGTAAATTATACCTTTGCCGATCCTAAACTCATCGTCACTCCTAATGACAAAGAGATTAAGATGCCTGATTGTGAGATCAAATTTAGATTGACCTCTGATGATCTGTCTAAGGTTATGAAAGCACTCGGTGTGCTACAACTACCAGAGATCGCAGTAACAGGTGATGGAGTTAATATGCACCTGGCTGCTATTGACTCGAAGAATCCCTCTAGTGATACGTATAAGATTCAACTAGGGAACACCTTGCTTGTCTATAAGATGATTTTCAAATCAGAAAACATTAAAATTATGGCTGGCGATTATGATGTTGAGATCTCTTCCCAAGGCGTTGCCTACTTCAAGGGTACTAATATTGAGTATTGGATTGCTACAGAGGCATCAAGTACATTTGAAAAGTGATACTAAATTTATATGATGAAACATTTCTTGTGGGTGGAGAAATACCGCCCTCAGACTATTGATGATGCTATTCTACCGGAGGACTTGAAGACTGTCTTTCAGAAGTTTGTGGATGATGGGTCAGTTCCTAACTTACTACTAACTGGCCGCGCCGGTATTGGTAAGACTACTGTTGCAAGAGCAATGCTTGAGCAACTTGAATGTGATTATATTGTCATCAACGGCTCGATGAATGGTAATATCGATACACTTCGTAACGAGATAAGGACATTTGCCTCATCTGTATCTCTACAAGGCGGCCGTAAATATGTTATACTCGACGAGGCCGACTACCTCAACCCAAATAGTACCCAGCCCGCTCTACGTAACTTTATGGAGGAGTTTAGTAGAAACTGTGGCTTCATTCTTACTTGTAATTTTAAGAATCGTATTATTGAACCTCTACATTCACGTTGTAGCGTTGTGGACTTTAAGGTCGAAGGTAAAGACAAATCAAAGATGGCTATGCAGTTCCTTCAAAGGACCTGTAACATCCTTGATAGCGAAGGTGTGGAGTACGATAAGAAGGTTCTAGCAGAGTTAATCATTAAGTATATACCTGATTGGAGGCGCGTTCTTAATGAGCTTCAACGCTATAGTGCAGCAGGTAAAATTGATACTGGCATCCTGTCTAACTTTCATGATGATAATGTCAAGAACTTAATGAAGATGCTAAAGGAAAAGAACTTTACAGAGATGCGTAAATGGGTGGCTATAAATACTGATATGGATAATGCGGTGTTCTTTCGTAAGCTCTATGAGATTGCATCGGAATATGTTACACCAAATACCATTCCAGTATTAGTATTGAAGCTTGCTGACTATCAATACAAGGCTGCCTTTGTGGCTGATCATGAGATTAATACTGCTGCATGTCTTACCGAACTAATGGTTGATTGCGAATTCAAATAAGACTATAATGAATAACATTATCATCGGCATCCTAACCTGGATTAAGAATGACTACAAGTCTTACCCTCTCCGCTTTACTATTGAGCTCATTGCTTGGGCTATTAGTATATGTTGTTCTATCACGATGGCACTCACCGTTCCAACCCCTCCCCTCCTGGCTCTTTATCCTATCTGGATTTTGGGCTGTGGTATGTACGCTTGGGCTGCTTATAGTCGTAAATCTTTTGGTATGTTGTTTAATTACACCTTACTTGTAACCATAGACTCAATCGGTCTTATTAGGATGCTTATAAACTTATGAAAACATTTTTAGAAATCGGCGCTTGTGACTTTGATAATCTAGATCCGCTGCTAGATTCAGGATGGCGTGGTATATTAGTAGAGCCAATACCCCTTTATGCTGAGTCACTCCGTAAAAAGGTATTAAAGTATCCTAATGCCATTGTAGAGCAGGTCGCTATTACAAGCAGGGATGGAACTATCTCTATGGATAGTATGGATGATATCTCGATTACTGGTGTAAATAAGTGGAAGCGTGGCATTAGTCATATATCTCAAACACCTGGAGTGTCAAAGTATAACTATACTTCAGGCTCTATTACTACCACTACAAACAGTAAAAAGCTAATGGTTGAGTGTATGACGCTTGACGGTTTAATTGACAAACATAAAATTGAAACAATCGATCTATTACAACTAGACGTTGAAGGTCATGAAATTGTTGTATTAACTAGTTACTCTTGGAAGATTAAGCCAACCATAATGAAGATTGAACATAAATATGTCAATGATAATGATCTAGTTGCCTTACTCAACTCAAAAGGATATCATTGCTACTACGAAGCTAACGATATCTACGCTATTCTAAAATGACCCCTTTTGACTATATTAACTCCATCTCCTTCAATAAGAACGATCTTATGGGAGGAACTGGGAACGATGAGTTAGCAGAGAAGGATTACCCAGCCTTCATAGTCAATAAAGGATTGTCATACTATATCGATACCATCTTACATTCTAATGAGATGAATCAACGGCCATCTACCGATAACAGACTTCAATATACCTATCTCCTAAATAGTATTAGAGCTCATAAGCGATTTGCTAAATGGGCCAAGCGAGAAGATAGTAATGATCTGGATGCTGTTAAAGAATATTATGGCTATAACAATGAAAAAGCCTTTCAAGCCCTGTCCTTACTATCATCTGAACAACTCAGCATGATAAAAGAACAATTACAAAAGGGCGGGTTAAATGAGCATAGTAGACAACCTAATAGAGGTGAGGCTAAAAAAAGAGGATGATTTCTTAAAGGTCAGGGAAACATTAACTCGGATTGGGGTTGCATCAAAGAAAGATCAGATGCTATACCAATCATGTCACATATTACATAAACAGGGCAAATATTACATCGTCCACTTTAAAGAACTATTTCTATTAGATGGTAAGCCATCTAGTTTCGGCGAGGATGATGTAGGAAGACGAAATACTATCACTAATTTACTAGCCGAGTGGGGACTCATTGAGATAGTAATCCCAGGTTCAACCAAAGATCCTGTTGCACTTCTATCACAAATAAAAGTTCTTCCGTTTAAAGAGAAGGAACAGTGGAATTTAGTGACAAAATACAATATAGGACGTAAGATTTAATCTTTAGCCACCAATCGGTGGCTTTTTTTTTGGTGTTTCGTTACAATGAACAGACTAGGAAAGGAATGTTCATGCTTCAGTACTCGGATAAACTAATTAAATCTAATATTCATATGTCAGGTTACGCATATTATAATAAGGCGCTGCGTCCTAAATCTGATATCGTGGTCCTTATCATTCAGAAGACCCTTCCGGAGTTTATAAAGCTTCTTAATCTTCCAAAGGGCCTTGCGTTCAGGGTTGCTCCTATTAAAGCCAAGCGTACGCGAGGGGTATATGTTGTAGGTCAGCAGCTTGCTGAAATTGATCCTCGTCAGAGAGCAGAGGATGTTCTTACTACCCTTGCCCATGAACTGGTGCATGCCGAGCAATATTATGAAGGGCGCCTAAAGATAGAGTATCTCCGGGGGCATGGGCAGGTTCATATGTGGAATGGTGAGTTTATTACTAATAAAGGATCGACCTATCAGGCATATCGAGACCAGCCTTGGGAGAAGGAAGCGTTTGAGCGTCAAGTAATATTAGCTAAAGAGATAGGCAAGATACTAGATTCAAAATTATCCTCTACATAAATAGTCGAAAGATTATTTACCCGAGGACTGATCATGAATCCATATCAAGATATCAAATTAGACGAGGCGCGCATGAGCGCTGCTCAGCGATTAAGTAACGCATGGGATAAGCAGCGCGCCAAGAGCGATGCCAGCCTTCGTCGTACTCCAAGTAGTATTCCTAAAAAGGAAGAACCAAAGAAGGAAGTAGCTGAAGCAAAAGATCCAGGCGAATATGATCAAGAAGGCGATATGGCCAAGGGTCAATTACGCACGATTATAGCCAATGCAAAGAGAGCACATGATATGCTCGATGATAATACTAACATGGCTGAATGGGTACAGAGTAAGATTACGCTTGCATCTGATTACATTAGTTCTGTTGCTGACTATATGCAAAGTCAAATAGAAGAGGCATATGGTCCAGCAGCTACAGCCGCTATACAAAATAAAGAACCTTCTTATCATGTTGCCAATATGGATAGGAAAGATAAACAAAATCAACTTAATGTAGATAGGGAAAGATCGTTAGCCCGTCAACAGGTTGCTAGAGGTGAAGATCCAACGCTAACTCATGCAGGAAATGCAGCTCTTAAATCTCAAAATAAGACTAAATTAAAAGAAGAAACACTTTCAGAGTTAAACAAAGACACATTATACTCGTACAGAAGAAAAGCTGATAAAGATCTTGATAAGCAAGGAAACGAGCTCGATTCAAATGTTCGTCATGGAAAAGCTAAAGAAGCTAATAAGAACTCATTTAAGGTCAGTAAAAGAATGGCTGGTATTGATCGTGCTGAAACTCGTTTGAATAAAGAATCAGCAATCTGTTCCAATTGCCAAGCTGACCCATGCATCTGTGATGTCTCTCATGGATTCGTATCTGAAGCTGAATTAGATGAAGTATTTGCTGATCAAGGTTCAGGATCAACTGCTAAAGATAACGCAGAGTATATGAAAAGACGCAACGCGGCTAAGAAGCCCAGTCATTTAACTCCAGGATGGATGCTTAAGAAGGATCCAGAACTAGGCGCCAAGGTCAAAGCAATGATTAAAATTGGCAAGGCACGCGCAAAGTCTCATGGAGACATAAATGCCGGTAAGGATGTGAAGACTGATATTGAACTACACAATATGGTCGAACGTCTTATTGATATGCGAAATGAAGTTCCATTGACCATGGACAACTATGATGCAATTACAGGAAAGCTCAAAGAAAGTGCCGGTAACGGCGTTGGCGTTTTTAGCCATGAGTTGAGTAATATTAACCGTGGTATGCAAGTGAAAAAGGCTCTCGATAAAGACCAATCTCTTGAAAAAAAGAGAATGGAACCCGTTCGACAATCTAGAGTTAATCCTGTTTCGGAAGAACAGATTAATGAATTGTCTAAAGACACATTGAAGTCTTATGTTGACAAGTTAATGGCGATGAAGAAGGAGCTATCAATAGTTCAAAAATCTCATACTAAGATGGAAAAGGATGTTGCTAAAGCAAAAGAAAAGGCCGATGCAGCACCATCCCAAGAAGATCACGATTCGGCTTTAAATCATTTTAAAACTCAGTATCTAAATGCCAAAAGAAACAAAGATGACCAAGGGGCCAACGATGCTGCCAGGGGCTATCATGATTATTCACACAAACTATCTAACATCTATCAAAGGAAGCTAAAGGGGCTGGCGATAGGTGAAGAAACTAACCCATATGGAAACTTAGTATGATATCGTTCATTGATTATCTTATTGAGGGTGATGGGCTGTGGGCTAATATTCATGCCAAGCGTGCCAGAATCAAGAATGGATCAGGCGAACGAATGAGGAAGCCTGGATCAAAGGGTGCTCCAGATAAACAAGATTTTAAAGATGCCCAGGAATCGGCTGCATGGACCAGGAAAGAAGGTCAATCTGATTCAGGGGGCCTAAACAAAAAGGGTATTGCCTCGTATAGGAGAGAGAACCCGGGATCAAAGTTATCGATGGCAGTCACTACCAAGCCATCTAAACTAAAGGCTGGATCAAAGGCTGCGAATAGAAGGAAATCATTTTGTGCCAGGATGTCAGGGATGAAGAAATCAAGGACGAGTGCAAAGACAGCCAACGATCCTGATTCACGTATTAATAAGGCACTAAGAAAATGGAACTGCTAACATTTAAACAGTTCAATGAGAACTTCCAGGATGGGAGGCATCCAGAAGACAAAGGTGATATGGGCAGGTATGGCCTTAAAGGCAAATCGATCACCCAGTTAAAGAAGGTTAGAACATCTGATAGCGCATCACCAAGGGAGAAGCAACTGGCCCATTGGTTTATTAATATGCACAAGAAATGAGCCTGGAAAGGTTTTAGAACACGTGTCTACGCCAAAGCCTCCTGGTTGCTTAATGTTACAAAAAGTGGTTAGACAATTCTAGTTCAGGATTGCGTCCCCAGATATATCCAGGAATCAGTTCCTTGCCTCGGCGTTCATGCCCGGTATATGGATCATAGCACCATTTCATTCCAACATTCCTTTTATGGCCCATGGCACGTAAAGAAATAATATTCTTTGTTGTGTTAGTATGAACATGACCGGTATGATTGCCCCTCTTACCCTTCTTGCCCTCACTAATACGTCGACGTTGATATTCAGATTTAGGAACCCCGGTCTTCTGTTCTGACCATAGTTTACGATGATGGGCCTTCATATCATCGGTCCAATACTTCCATCCAAACTTCTTTTTAATATGACAGTCCATGATGACTGATTCTATATTATACTGCTTCTTGGTCTTTGTTATAACGGATGTTAGATTGGTTTGATCTTTAACATAGGTCAACACCTCACCCGCCATACCGTACTTGGCACGAAACTCCTTATCACTTCTATCATATACGATGATACTATTTTGGTGCTGAATAAGTCTATGCATGGTTCTGATGGGGGCCTGTTATGTTATTAATACGTTGATTATCTATAAGAAAACATTCCTCAAGTAAATATATTACGTTTTTTGGGATGCAAGATAGTAAGGTAAACTTACTAAAAGGGGAAAGAGTTCAGAAAGCAGTGGATTTAATTACAAAGAATTCCTATAATCAATCATCAACAGGAGAAAAGCGATGTTTGTACGAGTAAAGGGTAAATTTTTGGATGGTTCGTCTCTTTGGTTCCCTCTGCCGGGGCTGACGAATGCTAGGGTGAAGGAACTTTTTGGAACTGGGCTCTCCCGCCAAGATCTCGAAAAGTACTCTGATTCGATCGTGATTCGTAGTGAAATGACGAACAATCTGTACTCGCTGTACAAATGCTATGGAACGTGGAGGATCGGCAAGATGGCCGGCGTCACTCCTATCCAGGCCGAATTCGATGCAAAAGAGTTGGGAAAGTTGTTGACTTAATTACGCCGTTTGACTATAATTGGATATCAACAGAGGAAACAACGAATGAGCAACATCACATTTGAAGACGGTAAGTACGTAGGTCGCATCGATGGTAAGGTCGTGGTTCGTAGCACTAGCAAGTACTATGTTCAGAAGCGTGTAGAGGGCGTTCCTTCTACCTCGTTTGTGGCACCGGTGGAGGCAACTCCCGCCGTTGAGTTCCCTATCAACCAGCGTTTCGAATTTGTGTTCGATCTGGTGACGATGGTGGCTACGGGTGCTACTGCATCGGCTATCATTACCGGTGAGGGCGGATTGGGCAAGACCCATACCGTGGTGCAGGCATTGCAGGCTGCCGGTCTTCGTGATATCTCTGAGGTGCCAGCTGGTGAGGTTGTGCCTCCTAAGTCGACGTATCGCCTGGTGAAGGGCTTCTCTACTGCCAAGGGCCTGTATCGTATCTTGGCCGAGAATGCTAATTCGGTGATCGTGTTCGATGATTGCGATAGCGTTTTGAAAGATGATAATGCTTTGAACATCCTCAAGGGAGCTTTGGATACGTATGGCAAGCGCTTCATCTCCTGGAACTCTTCGCGTGATGATGACGATATCCCTCGCTTCTTTCAATTCAAGGGTGGCATTGTTTTCATCTCCAACAAGACGCTTCCTTCGATCGATCAGGCTGTTCGTTCGCGTGCTATGTGCGTTGACCTGTCTATGACCCTGGATCAGAAGATTGAGCGTATGGCGATGATTATGCGTGAAGATAGCTTCATGCCCGAGGCATCGATGGAATGCAAGCAAGCATCGCTGGATTTAATTAACAGCCTTAAGGAGAAATCTAAAGAGGTGTCTATGCGTACGCTTATCAAGACGACGAAGATTGCAATGGCCGGACGTCCTAACTGGAAGTCTTTGGCCGAATACATGCTCCTTCAGGGTTGATTTAATTACGCCGTTTGACTATAATTGGATATCAACAGGAGAACACGATATGAGCCACACAGTACAGCCTTATGACATCAACGAAATCGGTAGCTCTGGCTACGGCCGGATCACGGTAAAGATCCAGGGCTACTGGTCTAGCGATCCTATCACGCTGTATGTTCAGCGTAATAACTACGGATCTGATGAAGGTTGGAAGACGTCTCTATCTCATAGCTCCGGTGGGCGTGATTCAAAGGAAGTGGTTTCGGACATGGAAGCCGCACGCAACTTCGCCAGTGCCATGCTTACACTGGCTGATATTGGTGAGACGTTGATTGCCGAGCAAGGCGTGGCCCTTGAGGCTGCATATGAGGCTGAACGTGCCCGGCGCCTGGCGGTGGCCGAGGCGGAGAAGGCTGCCAAGGTTGCTGCGATTGAAGCCGACCCAGCCATTGGTCTGGCTGTTGCATCAGGCATTGTGGCGGAGATGGCGGCTGCAGCTGCTAACACATATGCAGTGACTCGTGTGTTCCGTAAGCGTGGATCTGCGGTGACTTCCAATGTCGTGGCACGATGCAACTACAAGACCCGATTTGCGGTGAACGGATGCACAGTCTCTAAGAAGGAAGCCATCGAATACATCGCCTCCCACGCCGAATTGGTGGAACAAAAGGGTTGATTTAATTACGGGTGCCGACTATAATTGGATATCAACAGGAGAATACGATATGAACTTAGAAATCGGCACCCAGATCCAATACACATGCGCCCTCGGAACCCTGAAGGCTGTTGTCGCCGGCATCAAGATTGCCCCTACTGCAAGGAAGGGTTTTCTGAACACCTGGATCACCCTGGATCTGCCAGTGCAGGAAGGCATTG